CGGGTTCTAGTGGGACATCGGGTTCTTCTGGAACATCCGGTTCATCTGGATCAAGCGGATCATCTGGTTCTTCGGGAACATCCGGATCTTCAGGTTCTTCTGGATCAAGTGGATCTTCAGGTTCTTCAGGAACATCTGGATCTTCTGGATCTTCTGGTTCTTCCGGAACCTCTGGATCTTCAGGTTCTTCTGGATCAAGTGGATCATCGGGTTCTTCGGGAACATCAGGTTCTTCTGGGTCTAGCGGATCTTCTGGATCTTCCGGTTCTTCGGGATCTAGCGGATCTTCCGGATCCTCCGGTTCATCTGGATCTAGTGGATCTTCTGGTACAAGCGGGTCATCGGGTTCTTCTGGATCATCCGGTTCATCTGGATCTAGTGGATCCTCTGGTACATCCGGCTCTTCTGGTTCAAGTGGATCCTCTGGGTCTTCTGGTACATCTGGATCAAGTGGATCTTCTGGATCATCTGGTTCTTCTGGAACATCTGGATCCTCTGGATCTTCCGGTTCCTCTGGATCCTCCGGTTCATCTGGATCTAGTGGATCCTCTGGTACATCCGGCTCTTCTGGTTCAAGTGGATCCTCTGGGTCTTCTGGTACATCTGGATCAAGTGGATCAAGTGGATCTTCTGGATCATCTGGTTCTTCTGGAACATCTGGATCTTCCGGTTCCTCTGGATCCTCCGGTTCATCTGGATCTAGTGGATCTTCTGGTACATCCGGTTCATCTGGATCTAGTGGATCCTCAGGTACATCAGGTTCTTCTGGTTCGAGTGGATCCTCTGGATCTTCTGGTACATCTGGGTCTTCTGGATCAAGTGGATCTTCAGGTTCTTCTGGTACATCTGGATCTTCCGGTTCTTCTGGATCAAGCGGATCTTCTGGTTCTTCTGGTACATCTGGGTCTTCTGGATCAAGTGGATCTTCAGGTTCTTCAGGAACATCCGGATCTTCTGGTTCTTCTGGATCCAGTGGATCTTCTGGATCTTCGGGTTCTTCTGGATCATCAGGTTCATCCGGAACATCGGGTTCTTCAGGTTCTAGCGGGTCATCAGGTTCTTCTGGAACATCTGGTTCATCTGGATCAAGCGGATCATCAGGTTCTTCCGGAACATCCGGATCTTCAGGTTCTTCAGGGTCTAGCGGATCTTCTGGATCGTCTGGTTCTTCCGGAACATCGGGTTCTTCAGGTTCAAGCGGGTCGTCAGGTTCTTCTGGAACATCAGGTTCTTCAGGTTCTTCTGGATCTAGTGGATCATCAGGATCTTCTGGTTCTTCTGGAACCAGAGGAACTTCTGGTTCTTCTGGATCAAGTGGATCTTCAGGTTCTTCTGGATCCTCCGGTTCGTCTGGATCTTCTGGTTCTTCAGGAACCTCTGGTTCTTCAGGAACCTCTGGTTCATCTGGATCCTCTGGTTCTAGTGGATCCTCGGGATCCTCTGGTTCTTCAGGATCATCTGGATCCAGCGGATCATCCGGGTCTTCTGGAACATCTGGTTCTTCAGGATCTTCTGGATCTAGTGGATCCTCAGGATCATCCGGGTCTTCTGGAACATCTGGTTCTTCAGGATCATCTGGATCCAGCGGATCATCCGGGTCTTCTGGAACATCTGGTTCATCAGGATCTTCTGGATCTAGCGGATCTTCAGGATCATCCGGGTCTTCTGGAACATCTGGCTCTTCAGGATCATCTGGATCCAGCGGATCCTCCGGGTCTTCTGGAACATCTGGTTCATCAGGATCTTCTGGATCTAGCGGATCTTCTGGTTCGAGTGGATCTTCAGGATCTTCCGGAACGTCCGGTTCTTCTGGATCATCCGGTTCATCTGGATCTAGTGGATCCTCTGGTACATCCGGCTCTTCTGGTTCAAGTGGATCATCCGGATCTTCTGGAACATCGGGATCTTCTGGTTCAAGTGGGTCATCGGGTTCTTCTGGATCATCCGGTTCATCTGGATCTAGTGGATCATCTGGTACATCCGGATCTTCCGGATCGTCTGGTTCTTCTGGAACATCAGGTTCTTCTGGAACCAGAGGAACTTCTGGTTCTTCTGGATCAAGTGGATCTTCAGGATCATCTGGTTCTTCTGGAACATCAGGTTCTTCTGGATCAAGTGGATCGTCTGGATCTTCAGGTTCTTCTGGATCCTCCGGTTCATCTGGATCTAGTGGATCTTCTGGTACATCCGGTTCTTCTGGTACATCGGGATCTTCTGGAACCAGGGGAACTTCTGGTACATCTGGAACATCAGTTTCTGTTTCGGGAACAACAAACACTGTAGTTAAATTCACAAGTTCAACAACAATAGGGAACTCCTCTATAACTGACAATGGAACTGTTATTTCTTTGGGAAGTATCCCTGTTGCGATAGATTCAACTGGTAATACTGTCAAGATAAATGGAGCAGAACTTCAGACTAACGGCGGTAGTATCAATATGAAAGCTGGAGGAAATATTGATGGAGATGGAACAAACATTTTGGACAACTTCGACATAATAAACGCAAATCAAAAGAATTTTGATATTCTTCATCCTTCTAAAAAGGAACCATGGAGATTGAGATATTCGGTTTTGGAAGGTCCAGAAGTTGGTGTGTTTGTTAGGGGGCGTCTCCAAAATTGCAAAGAAATCCTTTTACCTTATTATTGGGCGGATCTAATTCATTCTGATTCAATATCCGTAATTCTAACCCCTATAGGAAAGCCTTGTCTTTACTTCGTAGAAGAAATTCTAGATAACAAAATTTTAATTGGCGGCAATTGTGAAGAAATAAATCTTTTTTACACCGTTTTTGCCGAGAGAAAGGATGTTGAGCGTTTGGTAGTTGAATATATACAAAGTAATAAGTAATCATGCCAACCGGACCTTTTGGAACTTCAGGAAAAAACATACAGATTGAACCTAGGCAAGGTACTCTTAAATTCTTTGGTGCCGGGGGTACTGCTGAAAATCAGCCAATAACTTTTCAGGTGTTGGACAATGGTTCAATTAGAATATATCCTTCTGGACAGAGCGATTCAATTTTTATTCAGGCAACAGGGGCAACAGCTGGAAATGTACTTATTAACGATGCTTCTTTTGTAAAAGGGAGTGGTTTAATTCTTCCTATTTTTAATGACATAAATTCTGTACCTAATCCAGCAGTGGGGATGATAATTTTTAATTCCTCGGATGGACAAATTTATAGATATACCGGTTCCGGATGGCAAGTTTCTGCCGGAACTTCCGGTACATCCGGATCAAGTGGTTCTTCTGGATCATCTGGTTCTTCTGGAACTTCGGGATCATCCGGATCGAGTGGATCTTCAGGATCCTCTGGCTCTTCTGGAACTAGAGGAACATCTGGATCTAGTGGATCTTCAGGATCCTCTGGTTCTTCTGGTACATCCGGATCTTCTGGATCATCCGGTTCAAGTGGATCCTCGGGATCCTCTGGCTCTTCTGGATCTTCTGGAACTTCAGGTTCATCTGGTTCAAGTGGATCTTCAGGATCCTCTGGTTCTTCTGGATCATCTGGTTCTTCTGGATCTTCGGGTTCTTCTGGATCTTCGGGTTCTTCTGGAACTTCTGGTTCATCTGGATCTAGTGGATCTTCTGGTACATCAGGTTCTTCTGGATCGAGTGGATCTTCTGGATCGTCTGGTTCTTCTGGATCGAGTGGAACTTCTGGATCATCTGGTTCTTCTGGAACTTCTGGTTCATCTGGATCTAGTGGTTCTTCTGGATCATCTGGTTCTTCTGGGTCGAGTGGATCTTCTGGATCATCTGGTTCTTCTGGAACATCTGGTTCATCTGGATCGAGCGGATCTTCGGGGTCTTCTGGATCTAGTGGATCTTCGGGATCATCAGGTTCTTCTGGAACTTCGGGTTCATCGGGATCTTCTGGATCTAGCGGATCTTCAGGTTCATCCGGATCTAGCGGATCCTCTGGTTCTTCTGGTTCATCTGGTTCGAGTGGATCCTCGGGATCTAGCGGATCTTCTGGTTCATCTGGATCTTCAGGTACTTCTGGACTATCTGGTGTAAATGGTACATCTGGAACTAGTGGATCCTCGGGATCTAATGGTACTTCTGGACTATCTGGTGTAAATGGTACATCAGGAACTAGTGGCTCATCGGGATCTTCTGGTTCTTCTGGTTCGAGTGGATCCTCGGGATCGTCTGGCTCTTCTGGAACATCTGGTTCTTCAGGATCCTCCGGATCTAGCGGATCATCGGGTTCTTCCGGTACAAGAGGAACGTCTGGTTCATCGGGATCTTCTGGTTCTTCTGGTTCGAGTGGTTCTTCTGGATCTAGCGGATCATCTGGATCTAGCGGAACATCTGGATCTTCTGGTTCGAGTGGATCTTCAGGATCATCTGGATCTTCTGGAACGTCTGGTTCTTCGGGCTCCAGTGGATCTTCGGGGTCATCAGGTTCTTCTGGAACATCCGGTTCGTCAGGATCATCTGGTTCTTCTGGTTCATCGGGATCCTCTGGATCTAGCGGATCTTCTGGTTCTTCTGGAACCTCTGGTTCATCTGGATCAAGTGGATCCTCAGGTTCTTCTGGTTCTTCCGGAACCTCAGGCTCTTCTGGTACTATGGGAACATCTGGTTCGTCAGGATCATCTGGTTCTTCGGGATCTTCTGGTTCGAGTGGATCATCAGGATCCTCAGGATCTTCTGGAACATCAGGTTCATCTGGATCTAGCGGATCCTCTGGGTCTTCCGGAACTTCAGGCTCTTCTGGTACTAGGGGAACCTCAGGTTCATCAGGATCCTCTGGATCTAGTGGGTCATCTGGTTCAAGTGGATCCTCGGGATCGTCTGGTTCTTCTGGAACTTCAGGTTCATCTGGATCCTCTGGATCTAGCGGATCATCTGGATCTTCTGGAACATCTGGTTCATCAGGATCATCTGGTTCTTCGGGATCTTCTGGTTCTAGTGGATCCTCGGGATCTTCTGGAACATCAGGTTCATCTGGATCTAGCGGATCTTCTGGATCTTCTGGAACATCAGGTTCATCTGGATCCTCTGGATCTAGCGGATCATCTGGCTCTTCTGGAACATCTGGTTCATCAGGATCATCTGGTTCTTCGGGATCTTCTGGTTCAAGTGGATCCTCAGGATCTTCTGGAACATCAGGTTCATCTGGATCCTCTGGATCTAGCGGATCCTCTGGCTCTTCTGGAACATCTGGTTCATCAGGATCTAGTGGATCCTCTGGTTCTTCCGGAACTTCAGGCTCTTCTGGTTCTTCGGGATCTTCTGGTTCGAGTGGATCCTCAGGATCATCAGGATCTTCTGGAACATCTGGTTCATCTGGATCTAGTGGATCCTCTGGTTCTTCCGGAACTTCAGGCTCTTCTGGTACTAGGGGAACCTCAGGTTCATCAGGATCCTCTGGATCTAGTGGGTCATCTGGTTCAAGTGGATCCTCAGGATCGTCTGGTTCTTCTGGAACTTCAGGATCATCAGGATCTTCTGGAACATCAGGTTCATCTGGATCTAGTGGATCTTCTGGATCGTCTGGTACTAGAGGAACTTCTGGTTCATCTGGATCTAGCGGATCGTCTGGATCTTCTGGAACATCAGGTTCATCTGGATCTAGTGGATCTTCTGGATCGTCTGGCTCTTCTGGTTCAAGCGGATCTTCTGGGTCATCAGGTTCTTCTGGAACATCTGGTTCATCTGGATCTAGCGGATCTTCTGGATCTTCTGGTTCATCTGGATCTAGCGGATCTTCCGGATCATCTGGAACTTCTGGTTCATCTGGATCCTCTGGATCTAGCGGATCTTCTGGCTCTTCTGGTTCGAGTGGATCTTCAGGATCATCAGGATCTTCTGGAACATCAGGTTCATCTGGATCTAGTGGATCTTCTGGGTCATCAGGTTCTTCTGGAACATCTGGTTCATCTGGATCTAGCGGATCGTCTGGATCTTCTGGAACATCAGGTTCATCTGGATCTAGTGGATCTTCTGGAACATCAGGTTCATCTGGATCTAGTGGATCTTCTGGATCGTCTGGTTCTTCTGGAACTTCAGGTTCATCTGGATCCTCTGGATCTAGCGGATCTTCAGGATCATCAGGATCTTCTGGAACATCTGGTTCATCTGGATCTAGCGGATCTTCTGGCTCTTCTGGTTCGAGTGGATCTTCAGGATCATCAGGATCTTCTGGAACATCAGGTTCATCTGGATCTAGCGGATCTTCCGGATCATCTGGAACTTCTGGTTCATCAGGATCCTCTGGATCTAGCGGATCGTCTGGATCTTCTGGAACATCAGGTTCATCTGGATCTAGTGGATCTTCTGGATCGTCTGGCTCTTCTGGTTCAAGCGGATCTTCTGGGTCATCAGGTTCTTCTGGAACATCTGGTTCATCTGGATCTAGCGGATCTTCTGGATCGTCTGGTACTAGAGGAACTTCTGGTTCATCTGGATCAAGTGGATCGTCTGGATCTTCTGGTTCGAGCGGATCTTCAGGATCATCAGGATCTTCTGGAACATCAGGTTCATCTGGATCTAGCGGATCTTCTGGATCGTCTGGTTCATCTGGATCTAGCGGATCTTCCGGATCATCTGGAACTTCTGGTTCATCAGGATCCTCTGGATCTAGCGGATCTTCAGGATCATCAGGATCTTCTGGAACATCTGGTTCATCTGGATCTAGCGGATCTTCTGGCTCTTCTGGTTCGAGTGGATCTTCAGGATCATCAGGATCTTCTGGAACATCAGGTTCATCTGGATCTAGTGGATCTTCTGGATCGTCTGGTACTAGAGGGACTTCTGGTTCATCTGGATCTAGCGGATCTTCCGGATCATCTGGAACTTCTGGTTCATCAGGATCCTCTGGATCTAGCGGATCTTCTGGCTCTTCTGGTTCGAGTGGATCTTCAGGATCATCAGGATCATCTGGAACTTCTGGTTCATCAGGTTCATCTGGATCTAGTGGATCTTCTGGATCGTCTGGTTCTTCTGGAACTTCAGGTTCATCTGGATCCTCTGGATCTAGCGGATCTTCAGGATCATCAGGATCTTCTGGAACATCTGGTTCATCTGGATCTAGCGGATCTTCTGGATCGTCAGGTTCATCTGGATCTAGCGGATCTTCCGGATCATCCGGATCTTCTGGAACATCAGGTTCATCTGGATCTAGTGGATCTTCTGGTTCTTCTGGTACTAGAGGAACTTCTGGTTCATCAGGATCTAGTGGATCTTCTGGTTCGAGTGGATCTTCAGGATCATCAGGATCTTCTGGAACATCAGGTTCATCTGGATCTAGCGGATCGTCTGGATCTTCTGGAACATCAGGTTCATCTGGATCTAGTGGATCTTCTGGATCGTCAGGTTCATCTGGATCTAGCGGATCTTCCGGATCATCTGGATCTTCTGGAACATCAGGTTCATCTGGATCTAGCGGATCTTCTGGGTCATCAGGTTCTTCCGGAACATCTGGTTCATCTGGATCTAGTGGATCTTCTGGATCTTCTGGTTCGAGTGGATCTTCAGGATCATCAGGATCTTCTGGAACATCAGGTTCATCTGGATCTAGTGGATCTTCTGGGTCATCAGGTTCTTCTGGAACATCTGGTTCGTCAGGATCTTCTGGAACATCTGGTTCATCTGGATCTAGCGGATCTTCTGGTTCTTCTGGTTCTTCCGGAACCTCAGGCTCTTCTGGTACTAGAGGAACATCTGGTTCGTCAGGATCATCCGGTTCTTCAGGATCTTCTGGTTCAAGTGGATCCTCAGGATCATCCGGATCTTCTGGAACCTCTGGTTCATCGGGATCTTCTGGATCTAGCGGATCTTCTGGTTCTTCTGGTTCGAGTGGATCTTCAGGATCATCTGGATCTTCTGGAACGTCTGGTTCTTCGGGATCTAGTGGATCTTCAGGATCATCCGGATCTTCTGGAACCTCTGGTTCATCAGGATCCTCTGGATCTAGCGGATCTTCTGGTTCTTCTGGTTCGAGTGGATCTTCTGGGTCATCAGGTTCTTCTGGAACTTCTGGTTCATCGGGATCCAGTGGATCTTCTGGGTCATCAGGTTCTTCTGGAACGTCTGGTTCGTCAGGATCTTCTGGTTCTTCTGGTTCGAGTGGATCTTCGGGATCTAGTGGATCTTCAGGATCATCTGGATCTTCTGGAACGTCTGGTTCTTCGGGATCTAGTGGATCTTCAGGATCATCCGGATCTTCTGGAACCTCTGGTTCATCAGGATCCTCTGGATCTAGCGGATCTTCAGGATCATCCGGATCTTCTGGAACTTCTGGTTTTGCCACTTTATCTGGTTCTACTGATAATGGTGTATTAACTTTAAACGGTTCTTCACCCAACGTTACAGTAGAATCTGATTTAACTTACACTTCTCCTACTTTATCTTTTACAGGTACTGGCTCACCAACTACAGGTGCATCACAAATTTATTTAAATGGAGTTACATCTAATAGGATTGATTTCAATACTAATGGAGCTGGTCCACCAGCATTCACAACAAGGAGTGCTGGTACTAAAGTTGTTCTTTATCCCAGTGTAGGTGCTGCTTCCGTAGACATTGGTATGGGATATATGGCTGACGGTGGTGTTCCTAGTATGTGGTATTCAATTATAGGATCAGCGGCTAATGGCGCTTACTATTGGTATGCTGGTACAACACAAATAATGGCCTTAGTAAATTTAGCTGCTGGTACTAGAAGATTAGATTTGACTGCAGGTACAGTTACTAATCCATCGATCTCAGCAGGTTTAAATAGTGCTGATACAAACACTGGAATTTACTTTCCAGCAGCAGATACAATCGGATTCGTGGAAGGTGGAGTAGAGGTCATGAGGATCCATGACACCGGTAGAATAACAATCGGTGGCACGACTGCTCCAACATTTACTTTAGAAGTTTTAAGCTCAGATATGGCTGTAAACTCTGTTAGAGTTGGAAGGGGAGCGGGTTCTATTGCAACGAACGTAGTTTTAGGACCTACCGCTCTCAATGCCAACACTACGGGTGCTAATAACGTAGCTATAGGATCTTCTGCTTTAGACGTCAATACTACAGGTGTACAAAATATAGCAATCGGAAGTGATTCTTTGGGAGCAAACCTTATCAACAGTAATAACGTGGCTGTAGGCTTTAACTCCTTACTTTTAAACACAGCCGACAACAACGTAGCAATTGGCTCCAGAGCCTTAGACGCCAATACAACTGGAACACCTAATGTGGCCATAGGAACTGATGCTCTAGGTGCTAATGCTACAGGTACGAATAATGTGGCTTTAGGACATAACGCCTTGTTGCTAAACACTACCAACAATAATGTGGCTGTTGGATCCAGAGCCTTAGACGCCAATACAACTGGAACACCTAATGTGGCCATAGGAACTGATGCTTTAGGTGCTAATGCTACAGGTACGAATAATGTGGCTTTAGGACATAACGCCTTGTTGCTAAACACTACCAACAATAATGTGGCCATAGGTTCATTAGCACTAGACGCAAACACTACAGGTACTCCAAACGTGGCCGTTGGTACTAACGCTTTGGGTGTCAACAACACAGGTGCTAACAACGTAGCAGTTGGACATCAGACCTTGGATGCCAACACAACAGGAGTCCGAAATGTGGCAGTTGGTAACGAGGCTTTAGGAGCTGTTGCCACTGGAACTGATAACACAGCATTCGGCCACAACGCCTTGTTGCTAAACACTACCAACAATAATGTGGCCATAGGTTCATTAGCACTAGACGCAAACACAACAGGTACTCCAAACGTGGCAGTAGGTACTAACGCATTGGGTCTCAACAACACAGGTGCCAACAACGTAGCAGTTGGACATCAGACCTTGGATGCCAACACAACAGGAGTCCGAAATGTGGCAGTTGGTAACGAGGCTTTAGGAGCTGTTGCTACAGGAGTAGATAACACAGCATTCGGTCACAACGCCTTGTTGCTCAACACTGTCAGCAACAACGTGGCCATAGGTTCATTAGCACTAGACGCAAACACAACAGGTACTCCAAACGTGGCTGTAGGAACTAACGCATTGGGTCTCAACACCACAGGTGCCAACAACGTAGCTGTTGGGCATCAGACCTTGGATGCCAACACAACAGGAGTTCAAAATGTTGCGATAGGAAACGATGCTTTGGGAGCAAACGCTACCAACAGCAACAACGTGGCTGTAGGACATAATGCCTTGCTGCTCAACACGGCTGACAACAACGTAGCTGTTGGTTCTAGAGCCTTAGATTCCAATACAACTGGAACACCTAACGTAGCCATAGGTACATTAGCCTTAGAAGCCAACACCACTGGTGCCAACAACGTAGCAGTTGGACACTCGGCATTGGATGTCAACACAACAGGAATTCAAAATGTTGCTGTTGGAAACGATGCTTTGGGAGCAAACGCTACCAACAGCAACAACGTGGCTGTAGGACATAATGCCTTGCTGCTCAACACGGCTGACAACAACGTAGCTGTTGGTTCTAGAGCCTTAGATTCCAATACAACTGGAACACCTAACCTAGCCGTGGGATTTAACGCATTGGGTGTCAACACCACTGGTGCCAACAACGTAGCGGTTGGATATCAGGCCTTGGATGATAACACAACAGGAATTCAAAATGTTGCGATAGGAAACGATGCTTTGGGAGCAAATGTTGTGAATAGTAACAACGTTGCAATAGGACACAATGCTTTGTTGCTCAGCACTGCTGATAATAACGTAGCAGTAGGTTCACAAGCACTAGACTCAAACACAACTGGTGATAATAATCTTGCTGCTGGTTCTGCTTCTTTAAGTTCAAACACAACCGGAAATCAAAACACGGCGGTTGGATCTGAATCATTAAAAAATGTGACAGTTGGAGCTAGAAATGTTGCTGCTGGTTATCAAGCAGGATCTCAGCTAATAAATGGAACAGGAAACGTTATCATCGGTCGAGGTGCAGAAGGAAGTGCAACAAATGCGGTAAATCAAATTGTAATTGGTGATCTTGCAGGAGGTATAGCAGATGATACCGCTTTTATTGGTGGTACTAACGGAGCTTATAATGGACAAAATGATCCAAGTTGGCAAGTAAACTCCGATATAAGATTGAAAAAAAATATTATTGACAATTCACAAGGTTTGTCAATTATTAACTCCATAAGAGTTCGTAATTTCGAATATAGAAAAGAGGATGAAATTATCGAAATTCCAAAAAACAGAGCCATTAAAAAACCAGGAATTCAGATTGGTGTAATAGCACAGGAGTTTCAATTAATTATTCCAGAAGCAGTTTCAGAAACATCCGATGGTGTTTTATCTGTCAATTCGAGCAGAGTAACTTGGCATTTAGTTAATGCTATTCAAGAGCTGACCTCTAGAATTGAAACTTTAGAGAAATCTCTCCCTAAAGATTAGAGGAATTAACCTATTTAAATGTCTCAAAAAAAAATTATGATTGGAACTCCGTGCTATGATGGAAAGGTTACCGCCCAATTTGCAGTTTCATTATTCTCAGCAATTAAAGAGGCATCTTTAAAAAAAATTGATTTAATCCCAATTTTTCTTTCCTATGATGCATTGGTACAAAGAGCCAGAAACGACCTTGTTAAATTAGCGGTTCAACATCAGGTAGAAAGTATAATTTTCATAGATCATGATTTGGAATTTAACCCCCGATGGGTTGTTGAATTGGCAGAGAGCCCACTTGATGTTATTGGCGGAACATATCCAAAAAAAACAGATTCAAAGGAGATTTATCCTATATCCGCCAATAATTTATCAGTCAATGAACATGGATTGATGCAGGTTGAAGGAATTGGTACTGGTTTCTTGAAACTGTCAAGAAAGGCCCTACTAACTTTATGGGAGAAAAGTTCAATCTATTGGAACGAAGGAGCCCAAAATCGAATGGTTTTTGATATTGGTATTGTTGAAGGAAACTTGATGAGTGAAGATAGAATGATGTGTAAAAAATTAACAGATCTAGGTTTTAAAATTTGGTTAAATCCTTCTATGTGCTGTAAACACATCGGTGTTAAAATCTACGAAGGAAATTTTTTGGATTATTTATCAAGATTAAAAAAATAATTTATTTATGGGTTAATTTCCAAAGATATATATAAAAATTAATAGAAATCTATGGCCATTCAGATTACAGGTTTATTCAAAAATCCAACCTCGCAATTAATCCACGAGTCTCCTCTTTTGAAGATCGTAGCCCATTTGTCTTTCCAAGGAAATTTGCACGTTGATCTTCATGTTGTCTCTGAAGATGGAATTCACAGAGATACTGTAGTTTTTTCAAACGTAGATCGCAGCAAGTTGAATTATGATATTTCAATTTCGGATTCTTATAACAGCCTCATTCAGGCAATAGAAACTTTTGTTATTCCAGAACTACAATCCGCAAATTCGATTAATTCACAAGCAACATTTTCTCGCACATGAATAATATAGAAGAAACAGGAAAAGAAGAATATTCAGATATGATACAGCCAGAAGAATTAAAGAAAATTCAGGAATTCAGGAAATCTGGTGATATGTTCTTGGTTGAATTCGGTTCTCTTAAGATGGAAGAAATTAATCTCCAAGAAAGGAAAAAAGAGACTGAAAGAAAATTTTTGAAATTTAAAGAGGAAGAAAAAAATTTTATGTCTCTCATGGAATATAAATATGGGAACGTCAGTTTAGACCTAGAAACTGGTATTTTAACTCCTATAAATTAACGAGATTTTAGAAGTTCATTGTAGACTTCTGTCATTTTTTCTCCAGCATTTTTCCATGTAAAGATCTCACAGGTTTTTCTACCTTCTATTTTTAATTTCAACTTTTCTTCTTCTTTCAATTTCAATAAATTTTCAAGGGATTTTTCAATTCCTTCTGGAGTTGGTTCTACCAACATTGAATTTCTTTCGTTTACAAAATCACCCAAACCATCTAAACGAGATGAAATCAATATGGCACCGGAAGCAAAAGCTTCTAAAGCTACAATGCCAAATGGTTCATGAACGCTGGGCATGATTACTGCTTCTACAGAGTGCATGAGTTCAATTTTTTTCTGTCCATATAAAGGACCACAGAAAAATAAATTCTTTTTTTTCGAATCTAATTTAGCTTGAAGCAGATTTACACATTCTAAATCTCCTCCCTCAGATGATCCAGCCACAATTAAATTAATCCCATCCGGAATATTTGCATTCATCAAATGATCAAACCCTTTCATTTTGGCAAATCTTCCGATGTATAGAACATTTATACCATTGTCCAAAGGTATTGAAACTTGGCTCTTAGGTATCCAAGAATCTAAATTGATTCCATTTGGAATAATTCTGATTTTCGAACGAAATTCTGGATATACGTCTTTGTAAAAACTTCCGACACCAACAATAATATCTGCACAATTTAACATCCCCGTTTCCAAACCCTCCAAAGTTTTTTGTGTGGTTAATCCATCGAAATTTTTGTCATCAAAAACAATTTTTAAATTTTTTTGGATTTGACCTCTTATACTTAAGCTCAAAGACATCACCAAAGGAACCCCATAATAAATGGCCAGATGGTTAGCTACCAAGTAGCATGGCCAATCGTAGGCGTGAATCAAATCAGGTCGTTGAAATTTTAAAGAAGCTGTGAAATAATTAATTTGGTGTGCCAGATTATAAATTAGAGGATTTCCTGGTTCTTTTGGGTCTGGTAAAAATGACGGGTAAATTTGTTTAGTATTAGGAAATGAAAATTGTGGGGTAAGGTGTGGATAACAAACAGTGAATACCTCAAAATTCTCTTGTAAATAAGGATGTATATGTGTGTATTGAATTCCTAGTCCTCCCATAGGTTTTTCAAGCCTATCTGGGACCAAACTTAAAATTTTAGGTTTCATTCTTGAATTTCAGATTGTACAGGAAAATTATAAAAAATTCCAAAGGATAGGATTGGAATATTTTGATGAAACAGGAGTACAAAAAAATAAAAATGGAAAATCAAATTAAACTTACCCCTGAAGAATTGGATAGGATTCAAAATTTAAGGGAGGCAGCTCGAAATAACATTCAGCAGATAGGTCAACTCAATGCCCAAAAATTCTTTCTTGAAAGAGAGGTAACCACGGTCGGTGAACAAATTCAAAACCTTTACCAAGAAACACTACAATTAAACGAAAACGAAAAACAGCTCGTGGATGAAATTGTCGCAAAATATGGTGAAGGAAAGTTAGATTTTAATTCTGGAGTTTATACAGTTTCTTAAATTGCAAATGACAATTAGATCTTGATTGGTGGATATATAAAATAATGTCAATTTCCAGACCGTTTGCATATAACACAGGATCTCCTATAGCAGGTACCGAACAGATTGGCAATCTGGCTATTGGATTTCCTACAGAAGGGTTCTCTTCTACTGGACTTGCTTGGTGGAATGGTCCTGACGAGCAGCTGGGTTATGTAGTTGCACAATCTGTTCCAGACAACAGTCAACCAACTCCGATAGAAGGAGTATTTGCCTCTGTTGGCTTTTTCAGATCCTCTGAATTAACAGAGTCTTCTTTCGTTGATTTGGCAAACACCTTAGCTGCAGGAGCGGATTCTTGGGCACCCAATCAAGGAGCACAGGCCAAAATTTGGTTGAACAATAATGGTTACTGGACATCATTTGAAGGGTCAATTGCACCCTCGAATACACCAACACCAAGCATGACTCCAACTTTAACCCCTACACCTACTGTTACGTCAACTTCAACCCCAACCCCAACACCAACAAATACACCAACAATTCCAAGCCAAGATATAAATCAAACAGGTTTGGTTCTTTATACCAATATGTCCAATAGTTCAAGTTATCCAGGAACAGGAACAAGTGTATTTGATTTATCACCAAATGGGTATACAGGAACAATAATTAACTCTGAAAATGTTTCTTATGTTGGTGGATCAACAAAATCATTACAATTTAATAACGCCATATCATCTTCGCCATACATCGATTGGGGTCTTGGAGCTTCTTTAGTACGTAGTGCGAGTGAAATAACAGTTTGTGTATTCTTAAGACAAATAAGTATTCCACACGGAAACACTGGTTTCAGATGGTCAGCACTTATTAATTTGGATTTTTGTTCGGGTGCGAACAGGAAGTTTAGTTTTTATATGTATAATACTTCAAATAATGTAAACGTTGCACCAAATATTGCTCTTGATTTTTTTGATGGTGTTGGTGGTGGTGTTGGTTTTACATTAACATCAGCAAACTGGATTAATCAAGACCTTTATATTGTTGCAAGTTGTAAATCGGGTACAAATAATGCCAAAGCATATATCAATGGTGTTCTACAATCACCAACAAAGAATGGTTTGGTTGTTAATCCGACACCAAGTGGTGCTAATAGTAATTTAATGACGGGTAGAGGCCCCGGTTCTTGTTTTGATGGTTATATTGGTGAAAGTAATTTGTATTCAATACACATTTACGATAGAACTCTGACTGACGCCGAAGTATTATCAAACTATAATATTCTGAAAACACAATTCAATATAGCATAAAACAATGATCACATACAAATTTGAAATAGGGGATAGAGTAAAAACATTAGGTGACGTTCCTTTGTATGGTACTATTGTTGAAATATATCCAAGAGACAATTTTACAATTTATAGAATTAATCTTGATAATTACAATTTGCATATAGCTGAAAATGAAAATAACATAGAATTGGAGTAAAAACTAAAAAGTTTGAAACAATAAAAATGTTTATTTATTAATTCATAATAACAGAATTCTAATTAAAAATTAAATGTTAGATCCTTCCTTTTCTCTTAGAAAATTAAAATACAATTTAACTCAAACTTTATACGACGTAGAACAATCTATTTCAGAAATTTCAGGTAACAAACCCAGGATCCTTTTCGTTGCTCCTCATCTCTCCACCGGAGGGATGCCTCAGTACCTTTATAAATGTATTGAGTGCCTGTTGCCTTTTTCCGAAATATTCTGTGTTGAATATAACAATCTTTCCGATCAATTCACAGTTCAGAGAGAAAGAATTCAAAACCTTTTGGGAGAAAATTACTTCAGATTGGACTCGGAAGACAAGAGTGAATTCCTAGAAATTATTCATCGGGTGTGTCCTGACGTTATTCATTTTCAAGATTTTGTGGAATTTTTCCTTGGTAACGAGATGTGTGAGAAAATTTATGTTCCAAATAGACCCTGGTTTATCTTTGAGACCTGCCATTCTTCAAACAACAAACCATCTGATAAATTTTGGTGTCCAGATAAAATCGTGATGGTCAACAAATGGATGTTAAAAGTTTTCGAAAATTCTGGTTTTAATTTGGACTTGTTGGAATATCCAATTGAAAATTTCGAAAGTATTGGGAAAGAAAAAGCTATAAATTTATTGGGTTTAGACCCTGACAAAAAACATGTTATCAACGTTGGTCTTTTCACACAAGGAAAAAACCAAGGAGAATTAATTGAATTCGCCAGAGAGATGACACATCTTCCGATAGAGTTTCATTTCGTGGGAAATCTCGCCTGTAACTTTCAGGAATACTGGGAGCCAATCCTTCAAAATGTGCCAGAAAATTGTAGAGTTTGGGGGGAAAGATCCGATACTGATTTATTTTTTCAAGCTGCTGATTTGTTTGTTTTCAATTCAGTCTGGGAGTTGAATCCCATTGTAATAAAAGAATCTTTATCATGGAAACTCCCTATCATGATGAGAAGATTGCCTTCGTATATGGATGATTATGATAACAATCCTCTAGTTCATTATTTTTCCTCAGATGTTGAAAAATCAGGAAAAGCTTACAACACTCGTCTCATTCAAGAAATTTTAGGTTTTAATTCATGAAAAATAAAGGTATAGATGTTTATAAAAATGTGGTAAAAGACCTTAGGTGTAGGGTCAAAGACACTTTTGATTTCAAATTTAGTTTTGATTATGGCCCCAAAGTTGATATGGTTGGAAATAATCCAAAAACTAAAAGAACCATAAAATACAAAGATCTAAACACCAATCATTATGTTTTCGAGACAGAAACCAGTCCTGGATTATTTACGTCGGTTTTCAGAAGATGGTTTACCCCATGGCGAGTAGAGGTTTACGAAGGAACCAAAGAAATCTGGAGTTTTGACTTTGAGTCTTCTCTTCACAAACAGAAAATTTTGGTTTCTATTGATTCCTCTTCATTAGGAGATACTTTGGCCTGGGTTCCGGTGGTAGAGGCTTTACGGAATAAATATCAGGCAGATGTTATTGTTACTACCTTTTGGAATTCTTTACTAACGCAATTTTTTCCACAACTTAAATTTTTCCCACCCGGATACAGGGATCATTCCGCTAAGGCAGTTTTTGGTGTTGGCTGGTACGAAGAGGAAGATAGAAATTGTCATCGCAGAGATCCTAGATCTATTTCTTTACAACAGGTGGCAGGAGATATCCTGGGGATAGATGTTAAAACTGATTTACTTCCTCCACAACTTCCTAATTGGTTGTATAGCTTGCCTCCAAGAGAATCCGGAAAATATGTTTGTTTGGCTACAGAGTCTACAGCCAATGCCAAACACTGGCACTACGAAAAGGGATGGCAGACAATAGTGGATTACCTTCGAATACTTGGTTATGAAGTTCGGGTCATTCACAAACAAAACAACACTTTAGAGAGTGTGGTAGATAAAACCGGGGACCGAGATATTTTACAAAGAATGGCCGATATCTATCAAGCAGATTTTTTTATCGGCATTGGTTCTGGACTTTCCTGGCTAGCGTGGTTTTTGCAAAAACCAGTGGTTATGATTTCTGGGTTTTCCGATCCATCCTGTGAATTTTCGAGAATGAATTATAGGGTTATCAATAGAAATGTGTGTCACGGGTGTTTCAACGACGTAAAATATAAGTTTGATCGTGGAGATTGGAACTGGTGTCCTAGATTGAAAAATACAGAAAGAATGTTTGAGTGTACCACAAAGCTGAGTCCACAACTTGTGATTGAACAAATTAATTTACTTATACAAGAGCAAGGTTTGTAGAATCTGTTGACTCTGCTTCCCGTGGTGGATATATACACAAAAGCAATTTTTTTGTTTATATCTCATCATGTCAGCCATTCCCCCCAATAAAGCAATTTTTACAGGACTTCCTGTGTATAACGGGAATGGTAATCAAAGGGATCTGACCGATCCCAGATATCAGTACCAGGACAATTTATCGAACACCGAAAAGGTACAAGAAACATCTACTGATAATTTATATGGAACAACTGGAGCTGCTTTAGCCCGAGGAATTCAGATAGGATGTAACGGATATCACACTGTTTTAGCTTCCAATGGAACTTATTATTACGCTCCTTGTGAATCACAGGAGTGGTTGATAGAAAGATTAACTCAGTTAGACTCTGCTCTAAATTTTACATACATTGGAAATTATAGAGTTCTAACTTACGATCAACCTTTTAGATATGCGAGTTCTTTCGATGGATGGACTATAGATGCAGCCTTTGCCCTGGAGGGTTATCCAGTAGATCTGAATACTGTTTCTAGTGCTTCGATTACAAACGGAATCGCTGTTGATTTTAGATATTCGGTGGATGGAGAAACCTGGTCTCTATGGACTAATGTTGGCTTCGCCACGACAGGAATTCAAAATTCTAATTCATCTGGAGAAAAAGCTCAAATTTTTTCAATACCTCTCGATCCGAATAAACCATTTTATCCAGAGTTCAGATTTACATCTGTTATTATCAACCAAGATGGCTCAATAGCATGGGAATCGGAAGAACCTATAAATCCAAATGTTGTCATAGTTTCATTTGATCTTTCTTTGACATATAATACCGACGTGGCTACAGGACCAGATAATTTAGTCATACGTAATCCAGTTCCACAATGTTCCCCTGAACAATCCAATCGGCCTGTAGTTTTCAACGAATGTGGACCATTTACTTTCAACCCTTACAATATAAACAAGGCAATTAACCTTTACAAAGATTTGAGTTTAATTGTTAATAAAATGTTTGGTTTTGAAACCAATTATTATTCTGTACAACCTCAATCCAGATCAAAGGACGTTGTTCTCAAAGAGTGGACTTTGTATGATGTGGTAGAGGAAAGATGCGTTAAGGTGATGGTACCTCAAAACCAATTTCCGGACAACAAACCCAACTATGATCCGTTTGGGATATCTTTCGAAGAGCCATTCGAGATTCACATCGACAAGGTGTACTTCGAAAGTTTATTTGGTCGAGGATCACAGCCACGTAAAAGAGATATTCTTTATTTTCCTTTAACCAACAGAATTTATGAAATAAATTCCACCTATCTTTTTCGTGATTTCATGTATTCACCAATTTATTTTAAAATAGAATTGAAAAAATACAATCCAAAATCTAACACTTACTTTAGGGATCCAGCCTACAAAGAAGAATTGGATGGGATTGCTTTGAATTCCCAGAAATTATTTGGAGCTGAAACAGAGGCACAAGAGGAACTTATTACCAAACCACAACAGTACGTCACGACCACGAACGATCGCGGTACCGATCCCACCCGATCGTACGTGTACGAAAAACTACCGATTGTAAATTATGATTTAAATAACAACTGGACAATTGTGTTCAACAATTACTACGATTTATATGATGCTTTCCAATCCAATCCAGAATTTGTATACGAGCCAAACAAATATCGGAACGGTGTTAGATATCTTACCACACCTAAGCTCGAGGTAGATGGAGAAATAGCTTTCACGTGTTGGTTTTCTATCAAAAATTATGTTAATGAAAATTCGCTGACCAAAAAACCTTATCCCCCCATCCCCATGGCACAGGAGACGGTAACTCCCACCAGAATTGTCTACAACACCACCCCCTATAAACATGGTCTTTCCCCGTGGCTTGGTTACGAAGGAAATCCAGATGGATATGTAGCAGTCAAATCTGATTTAAACCACTCTGGAGGATTTCAAGTGGCTTCTGTGATTGATGAATTTAAATTTTCTGTTGTTAATCCCAACAAGCCGTTTTCTTTAGATCCTCCGGCACTTAAAATGCAAAAAGCACAGGCTAGAAATCTAATTGCCGGGGATTATCTGGACCCTAACGAAGGACCACAAGGACTCAGAGTAGATCTTATCTATTCAGGATCTCAAGAGCCCAACAACACCAACTTTCTACAAGAAGGAAGCATACAAATCAATATTAATAATTTTGTCTTTAATTCCAAACTTCAGTTTGTTCCTGAGATTGGTGAATGGTATGCCCTGGTGGTAAATATTTCGAATAAATATCGTCAGCTGGGAGTCAATATGTGGAAGATGAGTTATGATGTTAATAACCCACAAGAACAATCCTCGAATCTTGTTCCGGTCCATCAAGATTTTAGAACTTTGTCACAGGAATATACTTTCGATTTGCCCAAAGATATTGTTACAGATCCAGCCAACCCCTTGTATGGAACAGACAACAATGCTTATAGGATATATACTTCGCCAGTTTTGCTTTCCAACATCAGAATTTTCAAATCGATGATAGACATTAACAAACAATCGATTGTCCTGAATCAGAACGTTGTAAGGGATGCTCAGCTCGCCCATATTATCGACAATGCCAAACCAACTTTGGCAATTCCTAAAATCCCTAGAAAGGGTTAAAAACCATTTTTATGCCAAGACGTAAACCAAAACCAGAGAAGGTTGTCCAGGAGAGAATCAAGGCAAATTTAGATTCCATCCTGATGGAAGAAAATTTGGAGATTGAATCTTTAACCACTGACAATCTTCCGAGAATGAAAACAACGGAGATCATGGATTTTCAGGCTCAAATTCAGTCTACCGGTACAGATTCCAGAGATCTTTTAGAATCTTTGGCCAAATTCTACGTGGACCAAAATTTAATCGATGAATCCGAATTTCTTGAATATAAGAAGAAAATAGATGCAATGAACGTTGGATCTATGATGCTCCAGATAAAAACTGCACAGCACGCCATAACCAAGCTCGTAGAAGAAATTGATTTGGGAAGTGCTTCTGCTCGAATGTTTGAGGTTCTTGCACAATTGCAAGCCCAGATTATGCAAATGTCAAAGGATCATCAGACATATCTAGAAAAAACTGAAGCCAGTTACAAAAACTTGAGAAAAGAATTGGAGATGAAGGCTTCTTCTGGATCTGTTCCCATGAAGCAAAATCAAGAATCTGATACCTCTTTTTCACCAAGCTCTTCGCCTTCTAGCCAAGGAACGAACTCCGCACTTAAGGTGAGAGGAACCAAAAGTTTAATGGAAGGACTGAGGGACATTTTGGGAGCTGAAATCCAAGACGTAAAAGTCGAGGAAGTGAATGAAAATGCGGTTGTTAATGCCAGACAAAAAGCAAGTCAAGATGCTTCCAAAAACATAAGTATCGAGAGCGAAGGTACTTTTGAAATAGACGACGATTTATTCCTATGAGCAAACAAGAAGATAATTATTTAGATTCCAATTATTGGTCCACAAAAAGGGTTGATGACCTTATGAGGAAGGTTGAGGAGGAAGGTTTGGATTACAAATCAGTCGAAAACCCTTTTCATGACGGGGATCCATCTCTAAAAAGGTCTAATTTGCTTTGGGAATATACACCAGAGGAATTGCAAGAAATGCAAAAATGTGCCTTGGACGTGGTACACTTTGCAAAGTACTGTCAGGTAATGACCGATGAGGGGCTTCAATACATTCAATTAAGAGATTATCAAGAATCTGTATTGAGGGAATATCAGAATAATAGATTCAATGTTTTTCTTGCACCGCGTCAAGTGGGTAAATCCATCACATCTTCTATCATTTTAGTGTGGTATCTACTTTTCAATCACGATAAAAATGCGATGATTTTGGCTAACGTTGGATCCACTGCGGAAGAATTGATGGATAAAATCAAAGCAATCGTGAAAGGTTTGCCCTGGTTCTTAAAGCCGGGGATGATTGTTAATAACGTTATGTCCATGAAATTCGATAATGGGTGTAGGGCGATAGCTAAGACCACCACGAAAACAACGGCAATTGGTTTTACAATTCACTTTTTGTACATGGATGAGTTTGCTCATATTCATCCCAATTTTATCGAGTCTTTCTTTCGTTCTTCCTATCCTACAGTTTCATCTTCAAAGGTGTCAAGAATTATTATCACTTCTACACCTAACGGCATGAATAAATTTTATGAGATTTATCAAGGCGCTCTCACTGGGGAAAATTCGTTCAATCCTGTTCGGGTGGACTGGTGGCAGGTTCCGGGCAGGGATGAAGAATGGAAAAGACAAGAAATTGCCAACCTAGGTAGTGAGGAACTTTTCAATCAGGAATACGGCAATCAATTTCTCAGTTCAACCTCTTTGTTGTTAGGATCAAATGAGCTAAAAAAAATCAAATCAAACGAATCTGAATATGTGTGGAGGGAGATAGATGTTTTGAGCGATTTGGGTGTTGTTTACGAGAATTTCAGATGGCACCCAAAATTTTCTTTAGATTCAGCATCTTTAGAGGATAAAAATTTTGTTTTTTCTGTGGATCTTGCTGGGGGTGGAAGAGGCGATTTTACGGTCATAAATATTTTTAGAGTTGTTCCTTTACCCAAAAAATTAATCGAAACTATCGATGACTATAAGGACGAAGCGGACTTTTTTGGTTTACTTCAGGTTGGAGTTTTTAGAGATAATGGAATTCAAATCGAGGACATCAAAAAAATGTTGGAGGCTTTAATTTTAAATATATTCAACAAAGAAAGATTAACTATCATTTTAGAGATGAATTTCAGGGGAGAACTTCTATTGGACAAATTGATTTCAAACGACGAGATTTCTTTGGATATGTTTTTACACACCAAACATACAGAGTCTGCAAGAACTGCAAAACCTGGCATCAAGTACAACGAGAAGAACAAAATGAAATATTGTGAAATGTTAAGATCTTTATTTAGACAAAACCGGGTTATTGTGAACGAAAAAGCATGGACTATTCCTGAACTTTTTTCTTTTGGCTTAAACAGCAGCGGAACCTATTCTTCACAATCTGGACACGACGATGTTGCCATGACATTAGTTAGTTTATCTTCTCTTTTTGAAACAACTGCTTTTTATGACCTAATAGGTGACCTGTACGATCGAATGGATGAAGGGTATAGAAAATTAATAGAATCTAAATTAGACGACAAAGAAAACGACGGGAAAACAAAGGAAGGAAGCTTTTATAATTCTTTTAGTAAGCTAATGTCATAACACGTTAGAGATATATAATTTAGAACTCTAGTAATATCCACATTTGTGGTAATCCATTTTGATATATACTAGGGAAAAAATATCTTCAAAACGATAATGGCTAAGAAAATCAAACTCGATTTATCACAATTCAAAGCTTCTGGCGTTTATACGTTGGAATTTAATGCTTCTGAAAACATCATCCTAACCTCACAAACAATTCGTTTGGTTGTTGGGTTTTCGAATAAAGGCCCCTTTAATGCTCCGGTTTATATACCAGATGTCACCACGGCAATTGCAATCTTCGGGGACATTGATAAAAACCTAGAATCACAAGGTTGCTTTTTTCAGAGATCGATTTTAACTTGTCTTTCTACGGGACCGGTTTTTGCTTTGAATTTGCTGAGATTAAATAACGATGAAACTTCATCAACTGCAGACAAAGTAGACTATTTCGGTTTTTCAGTTGCTACTGATGAGCCTAATGGGGTTTTAACTTCTCGTTTGTACTCCTCTTTTTACAACAAAGAAAGATTCTGGTTTGCAGACGTTGATTATTTTCTTGCTACTATGTCGGTTGTAGACCAAGGTAGAATTTTCAATTTAGTGAATCTTGGACAACAGTCTATGTCTGTTATTGTTAGAAAATCTACGGATGCTACTCCTCCCCTCCAAGGATATGACATTTTTGCCATCGATTGGTATGGAGCAAACAATGTACCTAGTTACGTACATCCTTATGATTATATTTCCGATTGGTTTATTGATGTTATAGCTGTCTCTGGGGATTGGACAAATTATCAGGCCTTGTCTGAAGATCCAGAATGGTCTGCCTTTTTTACACCCAATGGTTTTATAAAAAGTCAAATCAACAATTTTCTTAGTCAACAAAATGTCAACATTATTACCCAGGTAACAGGATGTCTGATTGTTGATTTTGTAGATCTTAATGGTAACAATCAATTCATCCAAACACTAGTTAATAACAACACCCCTTCTACTGGACTATTTTGTGCCGTTGATGCCGAGGGTTTGGAGTACCTTTGTCAAAATAGGTTCAAAGTAGATTTGGTTGGTAACTTCTTGATTGACGAACTCACTGGAGATAGAGACCTTCAGGATCCTACCTTGAATTTTTTGAGTTATGACCAACAGTTGATTCAAGATTATCTTTACACCCAAAATTCAATCGGAATAACTGGTGGAGGAGTTACTGGAGGAACAGCAGGTGTTGCCTACATTCCATTGAACGTTGGAACATTATTTAACCTAGGTGGACCAACTGGACCTACTGCTGGAGTACCAGCATCCTCTCTAGAACCTTACGACCCAAGTTTAACATTTGGTGGTCTTCATTATCTTCGTACCAATTCCGGTGTTACTGGTGGTGCAGTTGTAAATGTTTATATTACTAACGGCGGCACTGGTTACACAAGTGCACCAACGATCTCTTTCTCGGGAGTAGGAACGGGGGCTGCTGCCATTGCGATCATATCAGGGAACGAGGTATCTAGCATTACTTTAACAGCTAGTGGATCTGGCTATACATCCGCTCCGACTGTAACCTTCTCGGGGGGTGGGGGAACGGGAGCGGCAGCTTCTGCAGATATCTTAACTGAACCTTCTTTAACCTCAGCAGAAAAATTAAGATTGAAAGATTTTGTTACCCCCACTCCTTCATACACTCCGTTTATTCTTGGCACAGTTACAATTCCTGCAGGAGCTACCGGAAATGTTATTAATCAATTTACAACCGGGGACTTGGTCAAACTTAAAATAACAGGTGTCAGGGAAATTGCAGGTAATTTAACCATAACTTTCACACATCCACTGGATACTCCAGTTTATGCTTCTCAAGGAATTCAGGTGAGTCCTACTTCCTTTACAATGGGAACAACCTCTGGAATAGTTTCTGAATTTTATCAACAGTTTGGTGCATCTGATTATCTTGACATCGTAAATGTTGCTTCTATCACAGGAGGTACAGCTTCAAACGCTTTAACCGGACAAATCTCAACTAGATTGTATCAAAACATTTTGTACTCTGAAATAGGAGGCCCAACAGGTTCACAAGCAGATCAGATCGAAGATGGTGATACTGTTTGGCTAGACGCAGCAGGAACGAACATCCTTTATCTAGATACTCAAACAACAGTTGACAGAGATCAATTCAATGTCTCTTATGTTAGATCTTTCAATAATATTGCCAGACAGAGTCCAGACAATCTTGTTAATTACCCCAATTTTGGAACTGTATATGCTTCAGATAATATTGGATTTACTGTTGGTTCTTCTCAAACCGACATAGTATCAAGTGTAGCATCTATCAATCAATTCCTAGATGTATTAACCAAAATAGATACTACAAGCTTTACGTTCGTTCCGGATCAGATTAACAATAAAATAATTTCAGTTGGAGACTATTTGGTTTCTACTGACTTAGAATTGTGTGAAACGGTAGGAGCTAACAGACAATCGAGGTTGACTAAAGTAACCGCCGTAGCACAAACCACTACTTCAGGAGTTGTTAGAGTTGTCTGTGCTAGACCCATCTTATTTTATTCTGGATCTCCAGTACAGGTTCAGAAGTTCAAGTCAATACCCCAATTTACTAGATCTTTCGATTTCATTTATTTGAGTGGTTACACCATGAGGGATGCTCAAAGACCTAATGGAACTGATGCGAGAGTTGATGAGATTTTGAACGTTCTTTATGATACAAATCTGGCTGCAACTTTGGCAACCAAAGACGTTATTTCCTTCCGTTATATCGTAGATACTTTCAGTGGAACAATTCAACCGAATTCGAAGTACCAACTTTCTAAGTTGGCTATGATGAGGCAAAAGGCTTTGGCATTCATTAATGCTCCTTCTATGGCACAGTTTAGAGCTAGCACAGACCCAAGATTTACTAACGCTCCAACAGCAGTAGATCCATTTCCTCCACTAGAAGCTCAATATATTGCTGAAGGTGGAAACCTATCTCTGAACCCTTCTTATACATTTAGTCTTCCAACCCAAGATCTAGGGGCTTCATTTGCTGGTTATTTCACACCATATATAACCATCAGAGAAAATAATAGAAACACAAATGTTCCACCAGCTGCTTATGTCTCCAACAATTTTGTAAGAAAATTCGCAAATGGAGAACCTTACAACATTATCGCAGGTCAAAAAAGAGGTACGATCTCTGGAGGTAACATTGTAGGAGTAGAATATGACTTTACAGATGAAGATCGTGGATGGTTGGAACCTTTCGGATTGAATCCGATCATAAAGAAAAGAGGTTTCGGAGTCGTTATTTTCGGTAATCAAACAGCGTATCAAACTGTTAGTTCTGCCTTTGGTTTACTCCACGTCAGAGATTTGTTAATTAGTCTTGAGAACGACGTTGAAGAAATTCTATCCAACTATCTGTTCGATTTCAACGAGGATTCAATCCGTCTTGAAATTAAAACTTTGGTTGATACCTATTTGGACGGGGTTCGAGCCGGGGGTGGTATTTATGCTTACCAGGTAATCATGGATGCATCTAATAATCCTCCTTCTGTTATCGACATGAACATGGGTATTATTGATGTGATTATTGAGCCAGCTCGAGGAATCCAGAAATTCATCAACAGAATCACAGTAACTCGAACCGGTGGAATTGCATCCGGTGGTTTCATCAACTTTGTATAACATATTGTGTGAATTTCAAAAGATGAGATAAATAAAAAAAGAAAAACAATTAATGGCCGGTTTACCACACTACCAAAATTCATTGTATTCGATCAACAAATACGAGCCAGTTTATCTCAACCAATTTGAGGTAACTGTGATTCCCCCAGCAGCTGTTCTGGGTGGTCAAATTTTGTTACAACAGGTCGTAAACGTCAACGGCATGGACGTTGATAAAAATCCATCTTTTGTGTTTCAGAAATACAAGTTTTCCAAAAGAAACTATGCGGGTGGTAAGCCAGATAAAACAAGTTTGGATTTGAGCGTGAAATTTACTGTGAATTTAAATGACGACAATTCTATGTACACGTTTAAAACTCTTAGACAATGGACTGATTTAATTTACAATCCATTGACTGGAGCTATGGGAATTAAAACGGATTATACTGGCACGATCATTATTTCTATTTTCAATAAAAACGGAGACGTTTTCAGGAGAATTACGTGTCGCGACTGTTTTCCTATGAAAGCTATTGACCCGATGGAGTTAGATTATATCAACGGAACTACCCTGTATGAAATCACCATGACATGGGCGGTTGATTATTGGGATGATCTTTTCACCTAAAAATTAAAAAAACTAGATGGCAGGTTTACCTCATTTTAATAATTCTCTAGCAGCTCGAAATAATTTCGAGCCTGTTTTCCTTAATCAATTCGAAGTTCTGGTTACCCCTCCTGCAGGAGTGACTCTGGGTAATGTCAGGTTCAATGGAGAATCTATTATGACACAACAGGTCAAAAGCGTAACTGGATCTCTGGCAGTTGACATCCAACCTGCAGCTCCAGTAACTCAGTATTATAAATTTGCAGAAAGAAGATATGCAGGCGGCGAACCTTCCACTTCAGACGTTCAATTTTCAATTGCTTTCGAGGTGAATTTGAACGAAAACAATTCCATGACCATATTTAAAATTATGAGACAATGGTCAGATTTGATTTACAATCCTTTAACCGGTGCCATGGGATTAAAGAGAGACTATACTGGTCAAATTGTTGTTTCAATTTTCAACAAACAAGGAGATGTATTCAGAAGATTAACTTTGAACAATTGTTTTTTGGTTGAACCACTAACAACTATGGCATTGAGTTATGATTCAGGGGATGCCCTTTACATACTTGATACCACGTGGAAATCTGATTACTGGCAGGATCAATTCCTATAATTTTTACTTTTTTTTCTGTCATACATATATAAGGAACACATTTATATGTGACCTAATTTAATTTATATGGACCCAAAAAATTTATCACCCGAAAAAATTTTACAAGAAAAAGAAAAACTTGGTGGGATTTCTTTTGATGATGACATATCCGTACTAAACCCAATAAATCCTTTAGAGGTGAGGGCTGAGAAAGAAGCCAATGCTTTATTCCAACAGGCACAAGAAAAAACACCGGTTTTATCAGAGACAAGACTGGCTCAACAAATTAAATCCGAGCCTGCCCCTACAACAAGCTTTGAAAATTCTCAACCAAAAGATTTTGGCCCCTCTGACTTGGGGTGGAAAAATTTACCGCCTTCACTTCTTCCTTCCGGTGGCTTGTTTTACCCTGATGGTGTTCAAATTGCTATACGACCCGCAGAGGTAAAAGAAATTAGACACTTTTCCACCATCGACGAAACAGATATGTTGGACATAGATGCCAAATTAAATTTGATTTTAGAAAGATGTTGTGTGATAAAGTTTCCACAGCATGGAGTTGTATCCTACAAAGAAATCAAACAGGAGGATCGGTTTTTTATTATCATGACCATAAGGGATTTGACATTCGTCAGAGGTGAAAATATGATTATTCTCAAACCTAAAACTACATGCCAAACTGGGGATTGTCCATTCCAAAATGGTATTGAGTTAAGAACTGGGGTTTTGTCCAAATACGTCATTGATGAGAAATTAATGTCCTACTATTCTAAATCCGAGCGAAAATTCGTTTTAAATATCACAAAGTTATCTCGAACTGTAAAATTGACGGTTCCATCTATTGGAGTAATCGATGCAATTTCTACTTATGTTCGAAATAGAATTAGGCAAGGAAAGGATGTTGATGAAAGTTTTATTAAAATAGCTCCGCATCTATACGAAGATTGGAGGAGTTTGAATGAAAATAAATTGGCTGAGCTTGAAGAAACGTCAAACAACTGGTCCAAGGAGGAATTTTCTATTTTATTTCAGGTAACAGACTTGTTGAAGATAGGAACAAAATTGGAGGTTAATTTACCTTGTTCTAAATGCGGTGCTCAGGAGGTCACCGCACCAATTTCCTTTCCCGACGGGATCAGATCTCTTTTCCTTATTTCAGATATCTTTGGAGAACTACTTTGATTTGAAATTCCGTCTTTGGAACGAACACAAATTAGATCCTGAGTGGATAGAAAAAATTCCATATTACGAGTACCAAATTTGGCTAGATAAGCTCAACAAGGTGGTAGAAAAACAAAATAAAGAAAATCAGGAAGAGTCAGGCCAATCAGAAGTCTTTAATTTCTCGAAATAATTTCTGGCCAATTAAATTAGAATATATAAAGGATGTCTCAAGAATCTCAAGTACTTAAAGAACTTTCCATGTTGTCTACCAACATGGATTTACTTGTACGAGAGCTCAGAGAGCAAAACAAGAAAACTGCCGAAAATACAGAGCAACTTAAAAAGATAACAGGAGAGAAAGATAAAAAACCAACTCCAGCAGACACACCTCAAGAAACACAGTCAGTTCAAAATGAGAAATTTTTCAAAAATCTAACCCAATCTTTTGCCAAAGAGATATTAGAAAACACTAAAGGTCTAACCCAAAATCTTACAAAACAAATTACTGGAGACCTTAGCGGAATCGCTAAAAATTCGTTCAAAACGAAAGAAACTAAAGAAAATACCACGGAAAAACCAGCTGGCCAAACTTTAGAGTCAATTGCAAAGTCTATATTCTCAAAAATTCCAAAATTTGCAGAGGGCGGAGATGTGAAAAAAGAAGGGGTAGCGCTCGTCGGTGAAAAAGGACCGGAACTAGTTCAACTTAAGAAAAATCAAAAAGTCATTTCCAATGATGAAGGAATATTTCAAATGGAATTGGAAGGCATGAAAAAGAGCAAGGAACGTCAGGCAGCATTGGAAACCCGATCACTAAACCAAACCTCCGGAGCTTCTGAAATAGTTACAGGAACGCCAAAACTTGCAGAATCTGTAAAGAATTCATTTGGTGTCGAAGTCCCAAAATCCGCGATTGAGAAAAAAAGAAAAAGTCTTTTAGATGGAGACCCGGATTACTATGCGAAATACCCGGAAGATCTTCAGGAGGATCTCGATAATTTTATAAAAAATTATCGGAAAGAAATAACAAAAGAAGAAGTTGCAAAAAGGATTGCTTCTACTGAGGCACTCCAGGATAAAGTACAGCTTTTGTCCAAAACAGATCCGATTGAAGAACCCTCTAAGAAAGGGAAAAGAAAAAAAGAGGGAGAAAGCAAAAACGAAAAGGAAAAAAAAGAATCCTCTGTTATTTCTCCAACCAAGCCTAAACTTTTAGAATCTCTGAAGTCTAAAGGTAAAGACATTGGTTCTAAACTGAAGGAAGGAATAAGCTCAAAAGTGGATAATTTCAAACAGGGTGTCAAACAAACTTTAAGCGGAAAAGTATCACCAGATGAAATTCAAACAATGGGATCTTTATCGAATGAAATGCAAAAATTGGCTTCTGACATGAAAGCTTCACAGGTTAAAAAAGAAACACCTGTTCTAAATAAGCCTGGGTTTAAAAAAACAACATCTACATCCGACGAACCTATATCACAAATGCAAAGCCAATCAATTCCGGCTAAGGGGGAAATTGAATATAAATCGGCTGAAAAAAAACCAATGGAAAATTCTAAGGAATCCAAAAAAGACGAAACAATAAGTTCTAAAGACATTAAAGAAATCAAAGGACTTCTTGCAGGAATTTATAAATCTTTATCTGGACCACTTCGAATTGCCAATGATATGCCATTTAGGCCCGGTTCAAATGTTATTTAAAAAAAATTCCTTTTTAATTTTTTTCCAACATCATTAAAGGGTATATTTGAACTCTTCAAACCAGTTTCCTTATGAGCACACAGAAATTTAAATTCAAAGAAGTACCTACATCCGATTTCTTCAAAGATTTGACTATATATGAAGAATTTTCATGGGTGGCAAATCCTAAATCAGAAAATGTTTTTGTTTTCAGTGAAATTGAAAATTTAAAAGACGAAACCTTTTATAAGCCAAAAGATATTAAAACTGACCCAGTCTATTTGTCTATGGCTGAAATCTGGGCACAAAATTCATATTGCAGAAGAATGAAGGTAGGAAGCCTGATTGTCAAAGATAAATCCATAATAGCCGATGGATATAATGGTTCACCTACTGGATTTCCTAATGAATGTGAAGATGAGGATTTTGTCACTTTAAACTATGTTCTACATGCCGAAGCAAATGCAATCACCAAACTTGCCAAGAGTACACAAAGTTCCGAGGGATCAACTATGTATGTAACAGTTTCTCCTTGTTTTGAATGTTCTAAGTTGATTATTCAGTCAGGGATTAAAAGAATAGTTTTTGGCAAGGTCTATAGAAAACCAGAGCCTCTGTCTTTCTTATTAGAGGCAGGTATTGAAATTATAAAATTGGGAAAAAAAATCTAGAGAATTAAAAAATGGCAAAGGAGAAAAACATTCAAGTATTAGCAGAAAATTTTATACATGGTAAAGATGACACGTCTTTTAAATTTTTATTTGAAAGGCTTAAACCCGGAGTCTTAAACCACTGTTTCACTATCCTCAACGACATGGAATTAGCAGAGGATGCTTTTTTAAATTCCATGGCCAAGGTCTGGCAAAAAATAGACCAATATGATTCAGAAAAAGGAAATTTTTCCACCTGGTGCTACAACATAGCTAAAAATGAATCTTTGCTTTTACAAAAAAGTAGGAAAAGACTTATAACAAAAACCACAGAAGAAATCGAATTAGATTCAACTAAAATGGATTCAGACTCTGTGGTTTATTCGGTGGAAGAAGATCCCATTTGGAGTTTTTTAGCAGGTGGATCAGATATTGATGAAGTTTATGAGCAGGTTGTAGATGAAATTAGGGACCTTCCTGAACTTTATCGAGACATCATGATTGACCGAGAGATCTATGGTATGAAGTACAAAGACATAGCCGACAAGTATGGAATTAAGAAGAGATCTATTGCTACGAGAATCAGAAGGGCCAGAACAAAAATTCGAAAGAAAATTGAGACCTTGACAAAAAAAAATTCTAAGAAATGATTGACTTTCTAGGCAGAATAATAGTTACCCTTAGATTATGGGGTGTCCTAAAGGACTTGAAATTATATTCAGACTACCTTACAGTTATAAAAAAAGAATCACTAAGTTCTCCTCAATGGAGCAAATTAAGATTAAGAAAAGATTGGTTCGGTAGAATTTATACCGTCGTGAATCTTCCTCCTGAAGTTACACAATCTAGGGATTTTCCTGATGATGCAAGACCAGCTTTTGTCTTTGAAGAAATCAGGCCCATCAACGAATATCTAACCCGTTTGAATTTGCACGAATTGATCGCACCTTTTCTCAAACCACTAAAAGAAACTAGGGGTGATTCATTTTTAGTTGTTTATTATTTTGTCTATCGGGAATTAAGTTGGATTTGGTTGCTCAGATTCTGTTTAGAAATGGTAGCTCTTAGTTATGTTGTTAGGTATTGGGAACAGATTATGCAATTCATAAATTCGTTTATATCGTGGTAAATTGGGATGAAGTAATAGCTGATTACCAAAAAAAATTGGATTTTTTTAAAGATCCATATTTTATTTTCGAAGAAAATAGTCATTCTTATTCTTACCAGGGGATAACATACGATTCGGTTACAACCTTCCTTCGGAAATTTAAAATTCCTTTTGATCGAAATTATTGGATCAAAAGAAAAGCTGCAGAGGCGGGAGTAGACCCTTCTGTGATAGAAAACGATTGGACCCAGAAAGCTGTTACCGCTGCTTCATTAGGGACACGTGTTCATAAATGGATAGAGGACTTTTGGTCTGGAGAAAATCCAGAGATGCCAGAGAAAGAGGAAGACATCCAAAGGGTAAATTCTTTCTTGAATTTATACGAATCCCGTTTGAAAAAATTAAAGCCACTAAAATCAGAGTTAAAGATTTTTTCTAAAAAATGGAAATTAGCTGGAACTATTGACCAACCATTTTTGATGTGGGACGAAAAACAAAGTAAAATCCTTTTTCTTGTTGGTGACTGGAAAACCAATAAAGATTTTAAAGACGACGGCCATCCTAAAGGCAGATATAAGAAATTACTTCATCCTTTTGCCGATCTCTATGAAAACTCGCACAACGAATATTCAATTCAAATCAGTTTATATCGTTTGATTTTAGAGGAAGAACTGGGAATAGATACACATGGTGGTTTTTTGGTTCACCTAGGACCAGAAGGAACATCCAAAATTTACCCAGTAAAAGACCTAAGAGAAAGACTAAAAATTTATCTACAACAAAATCGCGAAGATTTTGATGTTTTTAAAGTCTAAATTTTTGAAACAAAAATTTTATTCTCTGTAAAAATATTAAAAAAATCATGGCAAAAACAACAACGGGAAAAAAAACCTCTTCTAAATCACCTCTTATTATCGAAGAAGTAAAAGGGGATGAAATAGATCAAATTGTAGATCATCTGGATCAAGACAGAATCCAAGCGTGTGAAAAAAGACTACAAGAAGCTAAAGAAAGCTTGGGTCAAAAAGTATATGCAGTCAAATTCGAAAAGAAAGAAGACGTTGAAAACTTCTTCAATTTCGTAGAAAACGAAGCTGAATGGAGAGAAAAAGAAGCTTTGGGAGTTATTGAAATCTGTAGAATTATTGATACAATCAAAAAAGATGGTATCAAACAAAATACCATTTTTATGCAGGCTCTTCCCCTGGAAGCTAGTCATTATTTTCTTTCTAAGACATCAGGTAAAGGATTGAAGGAAGCTAAAAAATTTATTTCTATCTTGAAGCCTTTTGGCTTAGCATTAGAAATGGCAAAACAAGACTCGGCTAAAATTGGGGAGCTAGAAAAAGAATTGGCAGCAGCCCAACAAGGTTTGGAGCTTGCCTAACATTTTCTAAGTTAAACACACTAAAAGATTTTGGGAAACCAAAATCTTTTTTTTTGTCATAATTTTTAGAAATTTGTCTTTATCACATCTCCGTTTCGAAATCGTACGAAGAACAAATTATGGTTGGAGATATATACTAAAATAAACTTAATCTCATGTTACAAAAAATCAAAACAAATTTCGAAGTTATTCTTCTGTGTTTATTTCTAGGACTTTTTATGAAACAGTGTGGAATGGGCAGAGATCTAGAAAGAATAAAAAAGGAAAATTCCAAAATTTCGGTGAAGATGGATTCTCTTGTCACTAAAAAAGACCTGATTATAGAGGGTTTAAAAGCAGAAAAAAGAATGATCCAATCGACAGATAGAAAAATGATTGATGTCACACGACAGTCTGTTCTTGATCAAGAAATTGAAAATTTAGAATCCAAATGAACAAGAATTTACATTGGTTTATAATTTCCACATTTGTCTCTTTGTATTTGGTAGTTAGTATCATTTCTACTATTCACGTAATTGATTTTTTTAAACTTTCAAATCCAGATTGGCTAGCCATTTTCCTCGCCATTTCGTTTGAGATAGGAGCAGCTGCTTCTTTGGCGTCTTTGATAGTTCTGAAAAAAATGAACAAGACTTTGGTGTGGCTTTTATTTTTTGTTTTAACTGCTATGCAAGGCATGGGAAATACATATTATGCCTTCATTAATCTTGAAAATTTCGAAGCTTGGAGCCAACTTTTTGGACTGGAAGAAGAAGAACTAATTTATCAAAAAAGAATACTTAGTATTATTTCTGGAGCAATTCTTCCTTTGGTATCATTAGGATTTATTAAATCTCTTGTGGATTATATTAAACCAGAAGAATCTGTGAAATCTGAAGAAATTAAACCAGAGATAGCAAAAGAAGAAAACAACGAACGTCCTGAAGATCAAATGAATGTTGAACCAGAAGAAAATAAAAAAACTACCGAGGACACAATTATTGACGGGGGTTTGCCAACTCCGGAAGTGCAGCCACAACAAGATCCTGAAGTTTTCCTGACATCTACTGAATTAATTTCAAATCAAGAAATTCCGGAGAATGTCGTTGAAGAATTTAAAGAATCGAGCGTAGAATTGGGAAAAGTTGAAACTGTCGAAATGCTAAATTCTAATGCAAACAAACAAAGAATCATAGACCGACCTTCACCACAGGTTGATCCAACTAGATTATAAAAATGTTTAACGAAAGCAATTCTATAACAGGCGGAGATTTAGATATCTATGGCGGTAGCTCTTCAGCAGTTACCGGGGGAACTTATTTTGGTGAAGGATCCTCCCAAGTAGGATTAGATCCTGGTCCTTCTGCCAATTTTGATACTAGGTACACTCTGATTGCTTTAAATCCAGGAGGTTTAGAAAGGGTCAATCTGACATTTTCGAACTTCAACGATCCAAAAAATATTAGGTTTTACAATACCTCAATGAATGTTGCTTGGCAGGATGTTACCGAACAAAAATTAGATTTGGTTGATTTTTTCTATCCTGTTCGAGATTTCTCTGGATACCAACAACAGACCTTTGTAATAGCTCCTTATACATCGGTTAATCTAGATCAAGGAGATTTCGACACTACTTTAGGAGAAATCGGTTTGTTTATGGCAAGAGCACAATTTTATGCAGATGCAACACCAGACCAAAGAATGCTTTATTGGGAATATAAAGGTTCTAGATACATCATGGCAGATTTTATGATGCTAACTGGACAGGTAAAAAATGGCCAAATTTGGAAGGGATGGCAAACCAGCAATGATGTTTCTTCTGAAGTTGGTTATACTGGAGCAGCTACTGGAGGTTTTGTTTTTTCAAATCCAACCGAGTATAATGTAAAATTAACGGTTTTAACCGCAAGCTAAAATGGCAACCAGACCTATCCTTTGTCCTCCTATTCCACCTAACGGTTGGGTTTTCTTTAAAAATCAATTTGTGTTGGAAGAAGATTTTAACTACACAACCTTTTTTAACTTTAAAGATTTAGCGTTTGTTGTTCAAGATTATTCTAGATTGATGATCACACTGAAAAGAACTAAATCTATTAAGCTAAGTCAAACCGACATTGGAACGGAGGGTTTTGTACGTTGGATAGCAGTTAAGGTTCAATACCCTGCTCCAAAAAATCCGATATTGTTTGCTTCGCAAACCCCAATTATTCCAGGAGTTCCTACACCTAAGAACGGAACTCCACAAATCCAAAAATACATTCACTGGAGTTATCAAGGTAAAACTTACAACCTAGGGGAACTTATGGTACTAAGTGGTAACCCTCTTGGATCTACTGATTCTGATGTAACTGGGTGGAATTTAAGCGAATATGATTTACTTTATTCGGGTGGCGGAATCACTTTTACCAACCCTCATCCCGACTTCGATGTGAAACTACAAGTTCTGGTAGCTAAATAAAAAAATTCAGAAAACGAAAGTTCTGAATGATATATAGTACGTAAAAAAATTCAAAAGAAAATGGATTTACTGAATAAACTCAAAACCCTAAGAAATACAACTACTTCTCCAGAAGTTAAAGCTATCTGTGAATCAAACATTCAAAAGATAGAAAAAGGAGACCCTAATATCAATTCCGATTCGATCATGGAGTCCATCCAAAATTTCGAACGTGTTGATACACCATCGCAAGATCCCTTTCAACTTATGAGAGAACAGGAATTGACTAGATCCAAAAACGCCGCAAATAGATTGATGGAATCATGGGGTGGTGTTGGGAATGGTCTATCCAAAAACTCAGGAAGCTATGTAGAGAGTGAAAAAGAACAAACATCAAAAGTGGACTATACTAGCTTGAATGAGAATTTGTCTGCTCTTGCTTCGCAGGACAAAGGTGTAGAAGCTTTTATGAAGTCAGAAGAAGTAAATAATCTGGGTGTTTTTGAAGGAATTAATACAATTCGGAATTCTGGTATTTTCGAACATCCTTCCATCAAAATTATTTGTGAAAAATATTATCATTTGCTGAAAAGCAAAAATATGCCAGAATTCCTGGTAGCAGAAGGATTTCTTCAAGAAATGAAAAATTTTGATTGGGATGAAAGAGTACAAGAAATAACAGAATCATTAAGCGAAAAGCTAACGGATCTCAGACCTGAAATCGAAGTTTCTAAAGCTTTGTATACCATTTCAAGTAATGCAGGTTCTGATTTTTATTCTCCTGTAACCGAATCCCTGAACAAGTGGCTGGTGTCTGAAAATAAATCAATATCTCTTCTAACAAAAGATATTTCAAGATGGCAATTTAATCCTATTGTTAGAAACTTGTTGAACAATCTTTCCCTGATGGAACAAGATTCTTCCAAGCTAAATATTCCGATCCATGCTGGTAATTCTTCAGTCCGTAGAGTTTTCTCTCCTGTTCTTGTAGAAGGAGGTAAAACCATTTTCACCATTGGGTCAAATGTTTTTGAAGGATCAAGCCAAGGATTGAAGAAACTAAATCGTGGGCAGGTAGCTGTTCTCCCAAAAAATTTCATTTCAGTTTTAGAATCTTTTTATGCTCCATATGTAAAGGTCGATGAGAATGGTTTAAATGTTTTTGTTGGTAAACACAAATTTTCTTTAATTGAAGAAGGAGAAAGCGTATCAATTCTATTCAACGGAAAATCAATGAAATTCCAAGATAAAGTGAACCTTTCAAAGGCAATTGGATTAGAAATTTCCGGATCTTTGGGTATGAACGAAAACAAAATTGTTTATGACATTTTGAATTTGTATGAGAACTTCCTTTCGATTGTTGAACTTGATTTTGCAAAAAGAATTGAATCCAAAGTTTATGAAGGTGCTTCAGTAAACCTCATTAAATGGGAAAATAAAATATTCCTTAACAGAATTAACGAATCTATGTCAGATAATTCTGTTTTTGAAGTTAATGGAACACAGGCAACAAACATGGTAAGAGAATTCTTGAAATATGATATTTCAGAGGGTTTAACTGAATTTTTGGATGGTGAATCTAGAATCAAATCTATCATGCTAAACGACAGAAAGAGGTTGATGGAAAATATTACAGTTCTAGAAGGACAGCTTCAAAAAGTTGAATCGCAAATGGGTTTAAATCCTTTGTTTGCAAATTCACCTGAACTTCAAAGGGCTCAGAATTTATTGGAAAGAGAACTTTCCTCTTTGCGCAAAAAGTGGTCAGCAGTGAACACAGAGCTTCAAAAAATTGAAAATGAACCTTTGTCTTTTGAGGAAGTGTACGAGGATGATAAATTTAACGTCGGAGAATATGTTAAGGTTTTGGAATCTGGAAACACAGGTAAAATTATTTCTATTGATTCTACATCCGGTTCTTATACGGTATTGATGGACAACGGTAGGACCGGAGATTTTAAAATCGATGAAATTATCAATCTGGACGATGCATTATCCACTGCAGGTGATGAAAATGAAGTCGAGGCAGAAACACAAGAGGAATTGAAAGAAGCTTCTCAGCAATTGGCTACAGCTCCCGGTAAATCTGCAAAGGAAAAGAAAGATGCAACTCCAGGCAACACGATGAGAAAAAATACAGAAGCTGCACCTAAAGGAAAAGACAATAACAAAGGTGGACAAAAAGATGTAGAGAATTTGAAAGATGCTAATTTAGAGGAGGCACCAGAAGGAAAAGAAACACACACCAAATACAAGGCAACTAAAGGTGCTGGGTATAATTTGTCGGAAGACACACGTTTCAGCAAATCTGATGTTAAACTTATGAAGCTTTCAGAAACTCCTGGTTCTGAAGAAGGCGATGCAGATTATGAAGTCAAGGGAATTCGATACAAATCTAAAAACCCTCAGGTCATGAAAACAGATCCTAATTTTGCTTCTGCTCCAGGAAGTGAAAAAGGGAAAGAGCTCCACTACAAAGTAGATGATGAGATGGGTTATAATGTGGATGAAAAAACAGAGCTCGAAAAAACAAATCAAAATTTGGCAGTTGCCCCAGGTAAATCCGAAGGAGATGCTGGATATGGGGTAAAAACTATCAAGGGTAAAGCACATAGTCCACAGGTAATGAAAACTGATCCAAATTTCGCGGTAGCTCCCTCTAAGGGCTCCGAGGGAAGGATAGGTTATAAGTCCAATCCTGAAATGGGTTACAATATCGACGAAAGCGAGGAGTCAAAAAAAAACTAAAAAAAATCCTCAGTAGGGTATGGGCTTTTGCACCATCTAGTCCAGATCAGGACAAAAAACCCGAACCTTTTGTAGATGATTATAAAAAGGGTATGAGTTTTGCACCATCTGGAAAATCTGAAGATAGTGAATTTACAGATGATTCGGCTGAGGAAAATAAGTTTTAAATGAAACTAACCTCGAGGATAAAACTAAGATTCTAAGTTAGCAATTTTTTTAACATTTAATGACAAAAGTTTACGTTACAAACTCCAGTTTAATGGCTGCTATTCTTGAATCTAAGAAAAAAGGCCAACTGACCAACGAGACAATCGAAATGTTCAATTTAATGATTGCTGGTATTTCCAAGAAAATGGCTTACAAAGATCCAGATGATAAAGCTGATTGTATGGCTTTTGCAATGGAAGATCTTTGTAAGTATTGGAATAGGTTCGATCCAACCAAATCAAATAATCCATTTGCTTATTACACACAAATAGCAAAAAATGGATTTGCAAAAGGGTGGAAAAAAATTCACCCCCCTAAATCCCCTAAAACCATTCCATTTTCTTATATTACAGGAGAAGACAATTCCTATAATATTTAGATGACTGATATTAAGAAAATAAAGCCCAACGGTAGCTACAAATCTGGTTTGTATGTACCGGTCAATCCAGACAAATACGTTGGAGATATACACAACATAATTTGTAGATCAAGCTGGGAATTCAGATTTTGCAAATATTGTGATAATAACGATAAAATTTTAAAGTGGAGTTCAGAACCAGCCGCTATACCATATTATAATCCTTTGGACAAAAAAGATCACAAGTACAATGTTGATTTTTATTTGAAAGCCCTTCAAGACGATGGTAATGAACAGGAATGGTTGGTAGAGGTGAAACCTGAAAAGCAACACGAAAAGCCAGTATATGAAGGAACTTACACCGTAGATAAACTGAAATCATACAATCACAAAATGCAAATTTGGATTACAAACCAAGCCAAATTCAAAGCTGCTAAACATTGGGCTGAAAGTAGAGGAATGAAATTTGGGGTTGTAAACGAGAAATTCTTATTTCAAAGTAAATGATCGACTTTCAGGATCAGGCCAGAAAATTAAGAAGTGAATTTCCTTCTTTAACTAAACTTAATTCATTGATAAACGAGGAATTTTTGGAAAAATATGGGCCAAGCTCGAATCACTCTGGAGAGAAATTCACTTCTTTTAAAAGCGGAAAAATTTATTTTGCGTTACACACAACAAAAACAAATCCAGGAGAAAAAAATCCCTTCGTAAATAGATATCCGTGCTTTCTTTTTTTATCAGAAGAAAGAATTGGTACAGGGATGATTTGCAAAGTAATGGATCTTACAATTATTCCAAATGATAAACGGGCAGAAATTTTAACTAGACTAACTTCTACTTTTTCAGAAATACTTCAAGAAAATATGAGAAATATTTTGGGATCTCAAATGCCTTTGAATCTTAAGGGAGAAAATTTACAAAAAATATTCAAAGGAACTGGATACGAGTTTGCAATTTTTGGGTTTCACAAGGAAAATTTACGTGACGTGAAAATTGTAGATTATGAAGACTGGGTAAAAATTCCTTATTTCAATAACGCCTCAATAGAGGGTCTCTCTTTGGATAAGATATATAGGGAATATAAATCGAAAATAAAAACTTGATTTTGTCTATAAAAATAAATTTCTGGCTTCATGGCAGGATTTAACGAGAATCCAAATACCAATCCCATATTCCAAAGAATAAGGGAATCCATCAAAAATCTGAGTAATTTCGGATTGCGGTATGGTGACATGGTGGTTAAAAATTCCCAAGCCATTGGTGCTACTGAAGCAGAATTTTTAAAGAAGGGACCTATAGAAGATGAAACAACTTTTTTCTCCTTAGGAAGACAAGATACGACAACCAGACAATACATTTCCTATTTTGATAAAGACTATGCAGGAAAAAGAGATTACTTGAGAAAATTTTCTTTAAACCCGGAAATTGAATATATTCTGGATACTGTTTGCGACGAGTCTATTTCTTATGATGGTTATAACTTTTTCGCTTATCCAGCATTCCTTAATATAACCGGGCTTAAACAAGATGTAATAGATAAAATTGATTCAACGTACAAAAAATTGTACGACATGTTTGGATTCAATGATGATATTTCTGCCTGGCAGTACTTCAGGCAGCTTTTGGTTGATGGTTTTGTAGCTTTCGAAATTGTGTATGATGACAAAGGAAAAAATATTATCGGATTTAAAGAATTGGATGCTACCACGTTAATGCCCTCTGTAGAAAAGCAGAAAGATGGAACATTCTTGAATGTTTGGTATCAATATCCTAAGGACGAAAGAAAAAGAAGAATGCTGTATGATTCTCAGATCATTTATCTTTCTTACGCAAAGGGTAATTCTGTTTCAAGGGTAAGTTATACTGAAAGGTTAATTCGTCCATATAATGTTCTGAGGATCATAGAATACACTCGTGTTATTTGGTCTGTGATGAATGCATCTTTCCGTCTTAAAATGACAGTTCCGGTAGGCTCCAGATCACAACAAAAGGCTATGCAAACACTCGGAGAGTTAATGTCTATCTATAAAGAAGATATTCAATTCAACGACGAAAGCGGTGAACTTTCAGTAAACGGACAACCAAAAATTCAGTTCTACAAAAATTATCTTATGCCCAAAGGTGCTTTGGGTACTCCTAATATTGAACCTTTAAATACTGCTGGACCAAATTTGAATGATCCAGCTCCTTTGGCTTACTTTTTTGACAAGTTGGTTCAAGAATCTAAAATACCATTTTCTAGATTTCAAGGGCCTGATGGCGGATCAACAGGTAAATATGCCAATGCAGCAGAAGGATTAGACAAAGAAGAAATTAGATTTTCGAAGTTCATTATGAGATTGAGATCTGTTTTTCAAGATATTCTCATAAAACCTCTATGGATTCAATTGTGTCGTGATTTTCCCCAATTGGAGAAGGATTATATGTTCAGAAGTCAGCTTGGTTTAACTTTTGTTTCAGATAATCCGTTTCGTGTTAACCAGGAGATAGAAACGATGAGCAAAAGAAAAGAATCCATCGACTCTATGTACCAATTAGTGGATGAAGAAGGTCAACCTTTCTTTTCTTTAGGATTTTTGATTGAAAATTTTCTTGGAATGACCGAGGATGATATCAAGGCTAATGAAGAAGCGAAAGAGAAGGCAAAAAAGAAAAAAGAAAAAAATTCACCTGAGGGAGAAGGGGGAGAAGAAGGCGGTGCTCCTCCTGAAGGGCCAGAACCAGGAGCAGCCCCGCCTGAAACAGAAACACCAACATAATTATGGCAGGATTTAACGACGATAACAGCCAACAGCGTTCTTTCTTAGGAAATTTGTATCGAAATCTGTCCAGAATTGGAAGGTTTGGAATGCAGTATGAGGATATGGTCATCAGAAATTCGCAGGCTATAGGAGCAACTGAATCTACTTTTTTCAATAATCAAGGAACAGGATTTACTGAGAATGATGCTTTCTTTTGGACATTGGGTTATCAAGACACCAGAGTAAGAAAATACATCGCTTATTTCGACAAGGACTATTTAGGCAAAAGAGAGTTTCTACGAAAATTTGCATTAAATGGAGAAATTGATTTTATCCTAGATACCCTTTCGGACGATGCCATAAATTATGACGATAAAAATTTCTTTGGATATCCTTCGTTATTGAATGTAGATCTAAAGCCCGAGGTGCGAGCTAAGGTGGAAGAAAATTTCAGAACTTTATACATGCTTTTTGGTTTTCAACAAAGCATTTTGGCCTGGCAATATTTCCGTCAATTTTTGATTGATGGGTTTTTGGCTTTTGAAATTGTTTACTCTACAGACGGCAAGAAAATTGTTGGATTTAAAGAATTAGATGCTACTTCTTTACAACCAGCCACAGAACAACAACCTAACAAAGAATTTCAACAAATTTGGATTCAATATCCAGGTGATCCTAGAATGACCCGAAAATTAAAGGCAGAGCAAGTAATTTATCTTTCCTATGCCAAGGGTAACTCAGTTTCTAGAGTAAGTTATACGGAAAGACTTATTAGATCGTATAACATTTTAAGGGTGATGGAGAACACAAGAGTTATTTGGAATGTGATGAACGCTTCATACCGTTTGAAATTTGTTATTCCAGTTGGAACACAATCAGGACAAAAAGCAATGCAAACACTGGGACAATTAATGTCTCAGTATAAAGAAGAAATTCAAATCAACGATACTTCCGGGGAATTAACCGTAAATGGAGCTCCCAAAGTTCAGTTTTACAAAAATTATTTATTCCCTGAAAAAGACGGAGAATCTCCGGACATCAACACATTAAATCCTGCTGGACCCGATTTCAACGTCATGGAAAACGTTGTGTACTTTTACAACAAGCTGAAGTTAGACTCCAAAATTCCATATGCTAGATTTGCTTCGAGGAGTGGTCCTGTGACTTACCAGATTTCTATCGATCAGTTAGAAAGAGATGAAATTAGATATGAAAAATTCGTTACCCGTTTGAGGTCTGTTTTTCAAGAACTTTTGGTAAAACCTTTATACATACAAACCTGTTTGGATTTTCCGGCTTTGTCTGAAGACCGGTCTTTCAAAGTTAATTTGGGGTTGGATTTTGTGAAAGAAAATGTTTTTGAGCAATTGATTGTACTTTCTAATTATACAAAAAGAACAGCTTTTATTACCGCCTTGGGTGATATGAAACAGAAGATTGGGGAAGAAGAAGTTCCTTATTTCGATAAGGAATGGCTTATCAAAAGATGGCTAGGTCTGAGCATGGACGAATATCGTTCCAATCAAAAGTACAAAGATGATGAAAAAAAACAGGCAGACAAGGATAAAAAGGACAAGGGAGAAGAAGGAGGAGGTGGAGAAGGGGGAGCACCGGATTTTACGCTTTAAATTTAACTGAATGAATTTTAGGGAATTATTTTTATCTAAAAAAATATTGGTTGTTGGTGATTCTATTTTGGACCACTATGTTTATGGAAAGGTTCATAGAATATCCCCGGAAGCACCAGTTCCAGTTGTTCTGAAAAGCAAAGAGCAATTTTTTCTAGGTGGAGCAGCAAATGTCGCTCAGAATATTACAGCCTTCGGAGCCAAGTGCACTTTATTGACTTTGGTAGGAGATGACGAAGATGGAAAAATGTTGTTGAAAAAATGTAACGAAAAAAATATAGATCCGATTTTCGTCCACGAGCAAGATAGACCAACAACGAAAAAAACCAGGATTATAGGAAATAAACATCAAATTGTCAGAATCGACGTTGAACAAACACATGATTTATCATATGATTCTAGTTTGAGAATCATTGAGGAATTTGAAAAACAAGTTCAATTGCATGACGGTGTGATTTTTCAAGATTACGGAAAGGGATTATTTACAGATTTCATATTAACTTCTTTGATTGAAATATCAAAGAAATACTCGAAAGAAATTTTGGTAGATCCTAAGGAACCTGATCTTGGTAGATATCAAGGAACAGATCTTATCAAGCCAAATTTGAATGAGTTCAAGGCTATGGTGAATATTAAACCTGAACAAGATTTAGAAATTAGTCAGATCGTAAATTATGCTCAACTGGTGATGGAAGAATTCGACTATAAATATTTCCTAATTACTTTATCAGAAAAAGGAATGTTGTTGGTGGGGAGACACTTTTCTCATCATGTGCCTGGTATAAATGTAGATGTTTCAGATGTTTCTGGAGCGGGGGACACGGTTAGTTCAGTTTTCAGCTTAGGGTTTTTTTCTTGCACATACGATTTTGTATCCAAGTCGAATTTGATCCGAATAGCAGAACTGGCTAATCTGGCAGGATCTTTAGTGTGTAGACATTCTGGAGCAGTCCCAGTTGACCCTGGAGAATTAGAAGAATTATTCGAAAAAAATCCAATTTTTTCCTGATTTAATTTTTTTTTTGCAGGGTTTAGTTCTACATTTACATCATGATAAACGAACTAAAAATCCTATCGACACTCGAATCTTTAACTGGAAACGGGTCACAAAAAGAGAAGCAAAGATTGCTCTCAGAGAACCTTACCGAGGTGATGTCATACCTTTTGGACGTGTGTTTCAATCCCTTTGTAACGACCAAGTTACACAAGCTTGATTTACACCCAACCCCTATCGGGGAATTCCCTGGTTTCGATGTTTTCAAGTCCCTAATGGAAAGTTTAAAATCAGCTCCGGCTGCCAACGACAACCTTAGAGGTCAAGCCACATCACTCATCAATTCCCGTATTTCGGAGGATCCAATCGAAGACAAACAACTTCGGGAAATTCTAATGAAAATCCTCACCAAAAGAATGAATATAGGTATAGGAGCCAAATTGGTCAACAAAGCAATTGGTAGAGAACTTATACCAGATCCCTCTGTGATGCTAGCTTGTGACGATCAGAAAGAAATTGCCAGCTGGGGAAAGATCTACTGTGAAGAAAAATACGACGGTGTTAGAGTAATTGCTGTAGGGGACAGAGAAAAAGGATTCCAATTTTACACCCGAGCCTTCAACGAGTTGGATAAAAGTAGACTTTATTACATAGAGCGAGATTTAATCAATATTCTCCACAATGCTAACATCGTAGGAGAAGTATTTTTTGATGGTGAACTAACCGACATCAACAGAAAGTCAGTGTCAGGAAAGGTAACTCAAATTCTGAAGGGCACAGCACCACAAGATATTGACAAGGAATTTATATTCAATGTGTTCGATTTAGAAAAGGCTTCAGTACTAAAAATTGGACACGGTACTACGCCTTTCATACAAAGAAGAAAAGAATTGGAATTCTTAACTGCCTTTTTGTCTCTGAATTCTCAGGTTAAACTTGCCAGACAGTGGGTGGTAGATTCCATGGAAGAAACCCAAAATATTTATGGACTAATTATTTCCTTGGGTGGAGAGGGTGTTATTCTTAAACCAGGTCACCACGTATATGAGTGTAAACGTAGTAAAAGTTGGGTCAAATTGAAGCAAGTTCAAGATTGTGATCTGGAAATCACCGGATGGTATCCCGGAGAAGGTAAAAGGGAAGGATTCATCGGGGGTTTCATTTGTACCGATGCCTCTAGAACTTTGGATGTGAAGATAGGATCTGGATTTACTGATGTCGATTTGAAAACTCTCAGTTCCAATCCAGATCAATGGATTGGCCGGGTGGCAGCTGTTCAATTCAACGAGCCTATTACAGACAAATTCGGCAATCGGAGCCTGTTTCTTCCCCGTTTTATCGAAGTTAGAACCGATAAAAATCAGGCTGACGACATGACTTCTTTTTTCAAGTAAGGGGAAACCTTTATTCGAATTTTCATAAAATTTAAAAGAGGAATTATGGTTAATCAATTACTGACTGAAAAGCTTAGGCCCCGGGAACTGAAACATATGATTTTGCCGGATCGAATCCGAAATTTATTTGACGGCAAACCATTGGCACAGAACGTTTTGTTGGCTGGATCACCTGGCTGTGGTAAAACAACTTTGGCTAAAATTTTAGCCGCCAATTCTCCACATCTTTTCATCAACGTTTCAGACGAAAGTTCGGTAGATGTGATTCGAACTAAAATCAACGATTTCTGTTCTACTCTAAGTATCATGGATGGAAAATCTGCTTTAAAGGTGGTTATTCTAGACGAGTTCGATGGAGCATCGGATCAATTCTACAAAGCCCTTCGTGGAACTATCGAAAAATTTGCTAAGAATGCCAGATTTGTAGCCACGTGTAATTGGATAGCCAAAGTACCAGAGGCTATCCAATCCCGATTTGAAGTGATCAATTTTGATCCAGTAAATTCCGAAGAAGAACAGGAATTGAAAGCAGAGTGGAGAAAAAGGATTGGATTGATTTTAGAAAAACTTTCTATCTCTATTGACTCTGATGCTTTAGATGCTTTCGAAAGAGATTTTTTTCCCGATTTAAGATCTGCTTTAAATAAAATTCAAGCTTGGTCGATAGAAGGACTACAAACCATCGATGCCAAAAAAGTAAAAGATTCTTCCTATTCACACGAAGAACTTTACCGTTTAATTTGTGATGGCAAAAACCCAATTGAAAATTATCAGTTCATTGTGTCACAATATTCTGGTAAAGTTGATTCTGTCATGTTAGCCTTGGGTGATGAATTTGTTGGTTGGGTCCAGCACCATCGTCCAGAACTGGCTAAAATAATTCCGGCGGTTATCGTTATGGTAGCCGAACACCAAGCACAACGAATGTTGGTTATTGATCCCATAGTTTCTTTGCTGGCCTTGGTGTTTAAAATACAAAAACAAATTCAAGCTTAATGGAACTTCTACCTGACGAAATCAAAAAGAATACCTTTATTTATCGACTTCTTAAAAGGGGTGAAAAGGCGATGCTGTACGAGCAATTCTGTTCAGATTCAGAAAAGGTAATTGCCTGGGAGGTATTTAAAAGAAAAATAGACCAACCAAAAGAGGTTTTTGGAGTACAGTTAGGAGAAAGAGAAATTTTTCCTGGTAACGAAGATTTCGGCAAGTGGGCTTGGGCACCTTCCACTTATACCAAAGCAGAATTCATTTTCAACCAGTTGGAACAAGGTTTAAATCACAGAGGTTACGAAGATGGAGAATAATAATTCGGGTCCTAAAATCCACTTAGATTTTAATCCAAACCGATCCGATGAGTGGTTGTATGCCTCGAGTTTATTTTACACCAAAAAAATAAAAAGGTTAATCCTGTGTGGAAAGGGCGGAGCAGGAAAAGACCACCTTCGACAACTTTTGGAAGAGAAAGGTTTCAAGTACTGTGTTTCTCACACCACCCGACCCCGACGGACAAACGAAAAAGAAGGAAAAGACTATTTCTTCGTTGAAAATTTGGAGCATTTTGAAATCCTTAAAGGAATGTTCGAAAGGAAAGAATTTTACGAGGTGAACCTTTTTGCTGGATGGATTTATGGAACTTCAATTCAAGAATTCAATTCCAGCAATTTAATGATTCTAACTCCTTCTGGTATTGCTAATCTTAAACCAGATGATAGAAAAGAGTCTTTCATTATTTTCTTAGATATAGATTCAAAAACTAGGAAATCTAGGTTGTCTGTAAGAAAGGATGCCGATTCTGTTGATAGAAGATTACGAACGGACGAAGAAGATTTTTCGAATTTTTCGGACTTTGATTTTAAAATAACCGATCCTAATTTTGTTGTAGGTTCAGAAATTTGGTTTGATTTAAAGTATTACAATGATTAACATTCTTATAGACGGAAATTACATTTTCCACAAGACTTTTGGAATCTTCGGAGGTTATGGATCAAAAGACCCAGGAGAGGTTCTAAAAACTAAAAACGATCAGGCTATGTTTATCCGAAAGATAGCCACGGATCTTTGTGCTGCTTTAAGAGAATTGCCCACGGGAGGAAGACTAGTTTTCACAGCAGATTCCAGAAGTTGGAGAAAAGACGTTGAAATTGAAGGTGGAGGTTACAAGTCTAAAAGGGTTAAAGACGAAACCGTAGATTGGTCTATCTTTTTCAATTTGCTTGATTCTTTTGGTAGACAACTGGAAAAAATGGGATTTATTTATTCTCGGGCGGACGGCGCCGAGGGAGATGATCTTTTGTATTTCTGGGCAGACTATTTTACAACTAAAGGTCAAAATTGTATTATTGTTTCCGGAGATAAAGATCTTCACCAACTTGCCCGTTGGAAGGGGGAGAATTGGACCATAGTGTGGTCCAATAATTCCAAAAATAATGTTGTTTCTTCCCCCGTAGACTGGAAGAAAAATTGGCTAGAACAACAGGAACAAGTTTCAATTTTTGAAATGTCTGAAGCGATTCAACCAGATAAAAGTAAACTTAAAAAATGGATTGAAAACCTTGTTCTGAATGAAATCACTCCTCGTGATTTTATTTTTGTTAAAATGCTAATTGGAGACGATGGAGACGATGTTCCTGGGGTGTGGAACTTCGAGGCCACACCTGGTAAGATCTCCAGAATGACACCCAAAAGGGCAGAGCAACTTTTGGAATCCCTTCAGCATTCAAAATGGGCTAAATCTTCTTTCCAGGATCTGCTAATTGATGATGAATTTTTAGATTGGTCAGCAGGTTACATTTTAAGATTGACTAAAGATGTTGACTCAAAAGAAAACAGACAGAAAGCTTCTCAAAATTTGCTTCGAAACTATAAACTCATGTGGTTGGATAAAATGGTTATGCCAGAATGGGTAATATCAAATGTCGTAGCCGAAATTAAGCGTGGTATAAATTTGGATCGAAGATCTATCACGTTAGATAGAATTAAAATTTTAGAAGGGACCGAATGGGTTACTGCTACATCCATTCCTAAAATGTACAACCCATTTCCTGATTAATTATGGAATTGTTCGATGTCGTTAAAGCTATTTTTGGACCTTCCAAAATCTGGGAATCTGTCGGAAAGGCAGATAAGGTCAGAAATTTCTTTATGATTAACCGTTTTATGGCCATTCAATTTCCTAACCAAGCCCACGAATTTAACAACACAAAGATTGTTCCTGAACAGGTTTTGAACTGGTGGCACTCTGTCCTTTCACTTAAGTTTGGTAAAGCACCAAAGTGGATATACACCACAACTTCTAAAAAGGACCAAAAAAAATCTGACCAAAAGTCACAAAATTTTCAGGAAGTAGAAGATTTCATAAGATACCGATATGAACTCAGTAAAAGAGAGCTTCAAGAATTGAAACAATTTTTTCCTACTGAATATCATGATTGGATGAAATCACTTTCCCAGCAGATGGGGAAGGAAAATCAGAAAAAGGATATATAAGATAGAAAATAATTTTTCAAGCCATGGAGAAAGGTATTCAAAAAATTGTCGACAAGCTAGTTCAAAGTTTGGACTGGGATTCTATCCTTTTGATTCACCAGGCATTTAAGCATGGAACAGGTCAGGGGAGCGAGGTTATCCCGGGTTTGAAAAGAAAAAATTACGACCAAAATTTAGGAATTAAAGACCTAAAACACGAGCTCAAAACTATTTTGAAGTATGTGGTAGAAAACGACTATCAGTCTTTCACCTATGGTAATTGGATTGTTACTTGGTACAATCAACAGTGGAACGATGAAACTGTTATTGAAACCTTAAGTCAGGAAGACGAAGAATTTGAATTGGAAATAGAAATGCCTAACACTAAGCTAGAGGTAATTTATGCTCCTCAAAGGATTTGTATAACAATGAATACTGGTGAAAGTTCAGGTCAATCAGCACCCTCTGATATAAACACACTCAAGATCATGTTGGAAAATGCTCTTTCAGAGGAAAACTACGAGATGGCACAAAAGATTCAAGACATTCTTAAAATGTCCCAAAAACCAGAGGAGATTTAAGATACATATAAAAAAAGTTGTCTCTTGAAGTACATTCTCACCCTAAATGAATTTTTTGACACTGGAGTTTTTGGCGACACCTATGGATACGGCGGAGCCAACGGTATTTTCAAGGTTCAATATAAGCCATACAAGGATCTTTCTGTTAGTGTAGGACCAGACCCAAGAGTTCCTAGAAACATTCCTGGTTCTAAATTTCAAGTGGGTGATATTGTCATAGGAGTACCCATAAATGGTGATAAGAAGGTGGCGGGCATGGTTGTTAAAAATGTATTGGCCCCAGATCACAAATCATATCGTTTTTTTGTTCAGATTCACACCAAAGGTAAAAAGGATCAAAAAGTTCTAGAACTAAAGCCTGACACGGTCGAGTTCGTAGACATGGGAGACAAAGGTCACCGTCAAGTTGTATCCCAGTATAAATTCAACGATATGCCAGGTGATGCCTACAACTCTAAAACTGTTTACACCAATCCTGGTTTAGGAATTGAAGCAGTCGGAAGTTGAGAAACTTTTATTTGTTCTTCCTGTAAAGCACAGGATGATTTTAAGCAAAACCCCACACAAATTAGGTTCTATTGCTGGGAGCTTGAATTTTCCAAAGTCTGGAGAAATATCGGCTGCTGAATTTTTAAAATCTATCTCAGAAACAGTTGAAAAACATGTAAAGAATGGTATAGATGTTACCTGTTTTCAATTATCGGAATCCAATTTAAATTTTCCAGATTTTTCCGATTTGGAAGAGGAACATCCAGATCTTATTTCACTCGACGAATTGAGCCAACGAATTAGGATTCAGGGTCATCGAATTTTATTTTTTCTATCTTCATATTTTTTCTTGGGATCAAAATTGCCAGATTCGGTTGAACAAACCCACACGATGATTGGCAAGCTGGCCTCTTTGGTAGAAGGTCTTGGCATATCTGAACCCTGTATTTTACTTCGTGTTGGTAGTGCCTATGGAAACCGAAAAGAAACTTCCCAAAGATTTTGCCAAGAGATTTCAAAATTTCCAATCACAATCAGGAATATGTTGGCAGTCACGAACGACGACAAGCCAAGTTTATTTTCTGTGACCGATTTGTTATCTGGGGTTTTTTATCCGGCAAAAATTCCAATATGTTTTAGATCTCTGGCTCATCAATTTAATTCAGGGGGTTTGAATTTCAGGGAGGCACTTTTTTTATCATGTTCCACTTGGGAAGCTCCACACAAACCAATTTATTTTCACGGGGAAAGTTCCATGATAGATGATAAGGGGATTTCCCTTTCGGCTTCCCCTGCACAACGTTTATCGCACAGAATTCCAACCTTTGGATTAGATGTAGATGTAGTTGTAGAATCACCCGATTCATTTAAATCATGTCTTTTATATTTGTCTCAGCATAAATCTTTAATCCCATTAGTAATACCGAAAATTTGATTCAAAATAAAAATTATGATTCCAATTAGTACCTTAAAAAATTGTTTGTTCTTTGATGTTGAAACTGCCGGATGGTGCCCAAATCTAGAATGTCTTCGGGAAGAAAATCCAAGATTGGCTAAACTTTGGGAAAGAAGAGTGAAGTACTACAAATCATATCCTGAATTCCAAAATGCCACAAGTGATGAAATTTATTTGCAGAAAGCGGGTCTTGAGCCAGAATATTCAAGAATCGTGTGTGTTTCTTTTGGTATGATCAATGAGGATGAGACATTTAAATTTGTTTCCTTTTATGGGGAGGACGAGGAAGACATTTTAATTAAAACCAAAAAAGTTTTTGTTAACTCCTCGACTAAAAACATGAAATTAGCTGGACACAATATCAAGGGATTCGATGTGCCATGTGTGGGTAAAAGAATGATGTACAATGGTATTCAACCACCTAGCAATTTGGTGGTCTGGGATAAGAAACCTTGGGAAATTCCCTATTTAGATACCTCAGAAATTTTTGCATTTGGAAGCTGGAGTCAACAAAAATACTTGAGTTTAGATTTACTTTCTTGTTCTCTGGGTGTTGAATCCCCAAAAGAAGATATAGATGGATCACAGGTTCATTTCACCTTCTGGGAAGAAAAAGACATTGAAAAAATTAAGATCTACTGTGAGAAGGACGTTGAAACGGTAATTAAGGTTTTACTCACAGCGAGTAAAATGTAAATCTTGTTCGGAATTTATTTGGATATATAGTCCAAATAAATGTCCGGATTTTGGGATTTTCTGTTTCAAACTTTGATGAATTTTTAGGTGAAAATGATTTGGGCCGTGCCCAATCATCTCCTGTACTTTCTCCAAAAATATGGGATAAATATAAACATCATTCTGGCCAAATTAAATGGGATTTAGATCCCATTGTAAGAAAAAAATTACTTCGAATATCCGAAACATTCGTCCAAAATGTTGAGGATTCAATTGGTCATAAATGTGAAGTTTCGGATGTTCGTTTAGTAGGTCCCATGTGTGGACCGAAATATACTGAGGATTCACCTTTAGAAATTGAGATTGTTTTTGATTTGGATTCGCACAGCGAATCCAAAGGATTGGTGGCAGAAAAAATAAACCACCAGGCTTTTTTGTGGCATTCAAATCCAGAAACTACTTTAAGGGGACATGAGGTTGAACTTGAGGTTTTAGGCGAAGGGGAATCCCTATCTAAATCTGGTGTTTATTCTTTGAAAGAATCTAAATGGAAAAAGTTACCCAATTTGGAAGAAAATGAAAATTTCGATCTAGACGAAAAAAGCGCCATCAATGTTTGTTATCTACTAGAAAAGTTAGAAAGAATCCAAAATTCTGAATTTACAGATCCTAAAGTCGAAAAACAGATTATTAAAAAAGTTCAGGCTAAACTTGGTAAACTAAGAAAAAAAGCTTTCGATGGAAATTCCAAAACTTTGTTAGAAAGTTCATCTTATCATAAGCTCCTTAAAGGTGGATACATAAAGAGGCTTGTTAAAATCCTAGATCTGAAACATAAATAATAATAAAATATGATTTTACTTTTTAAAAAAAATTCGACTTTCACTGCAAGTCAAGATCCGGATTCACCCGGATCAGTTTTCCCTATTATTTCCTTCCCTACTAGCGTAGAGGGAACGCCCACCGATCTTAATGATTTTCAGTGGTGGTCATACACAGATAAATGGCAACAATGGTTGAAAAAAAATCCTAGAAGTTGGACTGCAGAAGCAGAATCATATTTTGACGTTGGTCAATCTTTGTTAGAAGATTTTGAAGAGGTAGAAGATTTCTATCGTCAATTTTTTGATTTTCAAAAAAATTCAATAATTAATTCGGGCCGAATTTCTGGATTCGATGAATTTTTAAAAGTTTATGAAGCGGAGGAAAATACAGGAAACTCCAAAGAAAGAGCCACAAAATTCATGTATGCGGTCGAACAACTACAAAAAAACGGAGTACTAAAGGACACATTGCAACTCGATACATTAAAGGAAGAAGAAGATTATGCAATTGTTTTTGATCCGTTTGACGAGTCTGGAAGTCCAGTACCAGAAGGAAGACAGGCAATAAAATTCAAGAAAATTAAGGACACCCCAAAATTAGTAATAGGTGAGATGACCTATTCAATTCCACTGGGGACAGAACCAAAAACAGATGCTAAAGCTTATTTGTTGGACGTTGCTGAATTTACTTCTAAAGTATTAACTGCAGGTATTGGTTTAGCTGCAGTTGTCGTAGCATCAAAAGTAGCAGGTTCTGTAGCCGCATCTATGTTTTTATGGAAAAAAGCTAAAGGAATTTTTAAGGGGACAGAAAGGGTTAAATCTATTGCTCAGAAAGGAACTTGGGAATCAATCAAAAATTTTTTTGGTGGTGGTCCTTCGTTAGAAGGTAAAACAGTTAAACTACCAAATGGGGTATTTGTAAAAGATGGTGTTCCTTATGTTAAGAGGGGCGGAAAAACCATAAAGCTTGCTGGAGCGGTTGGAAAAAATGCCATGAACAGAGCTAAAATTAAATTGTCTGGTAAGGTAGCTGGGAAGGGAGCAGCCAAAGCAGGATCTAAACTTCTTGGCAGAGGAGTTACTAAATTTTTAGGACCGATTGGACTTGGACTTGCTGCAGTGGACATTATTCAATCTTCTTACAATTGGTTTTCAAGTAAACAAGCTCCCAGGTATGGAGAGGTAGATGATTTCGCATCCAAAGTATTTGAACCTGGAAAAATTCAAATTGGTAAACCAATCACAGTGTGTTGGACGAATGATGCTGGAGGAGGATGGGCTTCTTATATATTTTCAACTGACACCAGGACAACCATGGACTTGATTAAAATATTAGAAATCGACGGATTATCTTATTTTATGTTGATTGATGTTCATTCCAAAGAATTAAAAAAATTGGTAACTGAGAATGAGCTCGTTTTACTAGTTTTTAATGAGAATGATAAATTCGAACATGGGGTTTTAGATAATGATGATCTAGAATTTGAAATGGTTGCTTTACAGAATATGGATGATTACAAGATGGCAACTTCTTTTGTAGGATATTGTGATTGGGATGAGATGGAAAAAGCTTATCAAGAAGCTCCAGACAAAACTTATTATGTACCAGAAGGAGCTCCAGAATCTTATGAATTTAATTTCCAAAACCAAGGTGGGAACAAATTGAATGTTTCCGGAAAACTTTTATCCGAATCTGAGTTGGATAATTTGGGGGTCGAAAGATTTTTACCTGACTTTGCTGGGCAAGGTAATTCTGATATGAAAGAGAATAATAATTTCTTGGCGGAAACTTCGAAATTTTTAAATGAAAAAACATCTACACTCTCTTTTGATGAATTTAATTTCATCTTTGAAGCAACAAATTCTCGAGGTGATAGCGAATCTTCAGAAGATACAGAATCAACAGAAAAAGAGAAAAATAGTTCGAAAAAATCTAATATCCCTGATGTAGAAGATCTGGAAAAACAATGGATTGAGGATTATGAAAGGTCAGAAAAAATCCAAAATCAAAAAGAAAAATCCAATGAAAACCAAGAAAATTCAACTTATTCTAGATTGTCACTCCCAATTTATCAGATAAATACAATAGAATTTGTTGATCCCGAAGTTAAAGACAGAAAGCCGGAAATTAAATATTTTGTAGTTGGTGATGAAAGTTTAGAAGCTTCCCCTGGTGATCCTATCGTAGTTGAAGTTACATCAAACGATCCTGTTTATAATCCTCGTTTTGGACTTGCAACTTACGAAAAGCCTAAAGAAGTGGAAGAACCAGAAGAAGAGGAAGAAATAGCTCCGCTTCAGCCTGGTCCAGAAGACGGAGAAGATGAAAAAGTGAAGGCATCCCCGAAAGATGTAAGCATAGTTGATAGGAAAAGAAGATTAATCATTAAAGATGACCCGTCTGGGGAGGCAGGAGAAGACGTGAATGTAGCAGAAGAATTTTTAACTCCAGATCAACGAAAAGAATTAGGAATTGAAAATTGGAAAACCGTTACAAAAGTTACATTGGTTTATGATAGAGATAAAAAGCCAACCAAGGTGATTTTGAAAAACAAAGAGGCAGGAATTCTAGGAGATAGAGTCAGAAGAATAAAAAGGGGACAAGCAGGTTTTGACGCCGCTGTAAAATTTGCAGAAGAAATTAAAGATAGAATTTCTTACAAATAATTAACAAGTGTTAAAAACTCAAAATTTTGTAAAGTTATTTTGATATATAAGAGATAAAAAAAAGAATGATGATGGAAGATTTACCTTTTATGAATGAGAATCTGGTGTTTATCTTGGAGAAGCAAGGTCATCACGTTGAGGCTTCTAAAGACTCAGATGGCTACACTTTAAAAGGTATTGCAGCACAGTTCGGGAAAGAAAACAATAACAACAGAATTTACGAAGAAAGTGAATATCTCCCACATTTGGATTACCTGAATGATAAGATCAAACAAAAGAGATTGGTTGGAGAGTTGGATCATCCTGAAAAATTTGATGTCTCTTTGAAGAATATCTCTCATATCATCGAGGATCTCCAATACGACAAAAGCGGAAGAGTACTTAAAATCACGGTAAAATTGCTTGACACTCCTGCTGGCCAAATAGCCAAGAAATTGGTTGATGCAGGCATTCCACTTTCTATTTCTTCTCGTGCAGCTGGAAATGTTGGCCCAGATAAGAAAGTTCAAATTAAAAAAATCTTCACTTATGATCTTGTAGCAGATCCAGGTTTTCAGGATGCTCAATTAGAAAGAGTATACGAAAGCGCTGGTTTTACATTCTCTGATTTTTCGAATCGGAACAAAAATTCAGTTGTTCACGATCTAAAATGTCTCAACGAGTCTTTAGGTATCAAAAATGATTCGGGAGTGATGATATATAAGGTTGACGATAATGAAGAATTTAAAAAAATACTCAAATCAGACAAAAATAAAAATAACATCATGGAGTCCAGAAAAGAATATGTAACGAGTGAAGAACTCAACAATTATTCCATTTTCTTAAAGAAAAAAATGGATGAGCTCGAGTCTCAAATCCGCGAGGCTAAGACCACTCAGAATTTGGTAGAAAGCTCAGATTCTTATACAAAACAACTCGAGGAAAGAGTAGATCGTCTAGAAAAATACTGCGAGTATTTGGCAGAAAATCTGGAAGCATCTATCAAGTATGGCGAATACGTTGCAGAGAATTTGGACAACTCCATTACTTACAGCAAATATCTCGCAGAGAATCTTGACAAGAATATCTCCTATTCTAAATACCTCGCAGAGAACGTTGACAAGTCAATTTTGTATTCCGAGTATGTGGCAGAGAACGTGGATAAAGGTATTAACTACTCTAAATATCTCGCAGAAAAATTGGATGACACCATTCAATATTCCGAATATCTTGCAGAGAATGTGGATCACACTATTGCCTACTCAGAATATCTGGCAGAAAATGTAGACAGAAATATTTCTTATTCTGAATATCTCGCAGAGAAGTTAGATAGAAACATTTCTTATGCTGAATATCTCGCGGAGAATTTGGACAAAGGTATTGCCTACTCAGAATATCTTGGTGAAAACCTTGATAAAGGTATTGCCTACTCAGAATATATTGGCGAAAAATTAGAACAAGGAATTTCTTATTCCGAATATTTGGCAGAAAATGTAAACAGAACAATTTCTTATTCTGAATACATAGCCGAAAAATTAAATGGCACGATTTCGTACACCGAGTCTTTGTCTGAAAGCGTAGGATATCAACCAGTGGTTGAAAAAGACGCACGGAGACAGGCAGAAGTCGCCTCAAGAACTGAATTAGCGGAGTCTGGGTTTGCAGGAGATTATACAAATCTTGGCAAACAAATTGATTTCCTAATTGAGTCGGTCCAAACCCAAAAGACCGAAAATGATCAAAGAAAGGCTGAAAGCAAATGGCAGCCTACTGCTCAAACACAAAAAGCAGAACAAGTTCTCAACGAGAATGCAGACGCCAAACCAACATCTGGCCACAAGTTCATCGACGAGATGCCAACAGAGTATGCTCCGATTTGGGAGTCATTGAGCGAAGGACATAAGCAATCAATTATTGCCCAGTCTATTTTCCACAATCTCAATACACCTTATCAGATCAGAAATTTCTGGTCAACCCGTCAATTTGGACCTAAGCCTCTGGCTATGCAAAAATTGCAAGAGAACGAAAACATATCAGAGTCTTCAAACAGTCAGGCAACCGCTGCTTACAGCAACGATTATCTGAGCTGGGTGGCTAAGTCACTAGAAGGCAAATTCTAAAAAAACAAAAAAAATCTCTAAAAAAATGAAACTAATTAACGAAGCTGAGATCTTCGATACCTGGTCGCCTATCATCGAACAGAAAGCTGGTATCACTGATCCTTCTAAAAAAGCGTGGTTGTCTAAATACTGCCACTATCACTCCCTCAACGAATCTGCCGGTGCATACCAGTCGTTGAACGTTGTCAACGGCATGGGTCCCGTTGCACCTCCTGTCTTTCCTGGAGCAACACAAGCTACTTCGGTTGGTGGTTACGGTCCTAACCAAGGATTCTACAGCCAATCTTGGCAAGGTTCTGGCGATAAGTTTCCTTCACTTCTTCCTTTGGCTATTCAGGTAGCTGCGAAGACTGTAGGTTTCGATATCGTTCCAGTTATTCCTATGTCAGGTCCTTCTGGCGTTTTGTCTTACCTCGACTACGTGTATGCCGGTGGTAAACTCAGTCCTCAATCCGTAGGTACTACCGCAGCCGATGCTTTGGCCGCTGCTCCTGCAATGATCAAATTGCAAATCACCACCCAGACAGACATGTCTTTACTAGTAGTAGGACCAGGCACACCAGGTACTACGTATTACATTACTAACGCTACATCAGCAGGTGCTTATATCTCTGCTAGGTTTGTTGGTCTTTCTAGGATTGACGGCTTCCCGATCTTCGAAATTATCGGAATTACAGAAGGCGAATCTGTTGCTTCCGTTGTTAATGGGGGTGCAACTAAAGTTGGTACTTCAATCAACGGAGCTGAAGTTGGTACTACCACATCTACTGCTTCTTTGGTTAAAGCTTTGGAAGATCATATCCAAGGTTTCTCTGGAGCTGGTTTCTATGACGACCAGAACTGGCAGGGTCCTTTCGTAGATGGTACGAGGACTTACAATCCAATGCTTAGAGGCGTAGGTGAAGAAAACTACTACAACTTGATGGGTCTTTCGACCTTCACGAAGTTCGTAGAAGCTGACACCTTCCAGGTAGCTGCTTCCGTCACTACGGAGCAAATCCAGGACCTTAACAAGCAGTTCGGTATCGACGTCATTTCTATGATCGAGAACGCACTGGTTAATGAGGTTTCTCAGGCGATTAACAAGCACATTCTGGCCAGAGCTTTTGCTCTCGGTTGGTCTAACTGTTATGACTTCAACACAGTTGAAGGTCAAAACCTGAACCTGAATTTGGTTCTTGGTGGACTTGCTGGTTCTTACACCATTCCTTCCTATGTTGGAAAAACAGACCAGCCTTTGACTATGACTGGTACCGCAGGTCCTGCAAATGGTGGATATGAAAACTTGTCAACTCTACAGAGAAGACTTTTCTCCCGTATCCTTGCAGCCGCTAACGTGGTAGCAAACAGAGGTAGAAGGGGTCCTGCTAACTTCATCGTCACCAATGCAAACTTGGCTTCGGCGATGCAAGATATCAGCCAATTCACCTTTGCTCCTTTCACCAATACCTTGACTCAGAACAACGGTACTTTGTACCCAGTTGGATCTTTGGCCGGTATGACCGTGTATGTGGATCAAAACATGAGGTACAACGACACCAGAATCCTCGTTGGAAGAAAAGGTGGTGATGATGAGCCAGGTCTCAAATTCATGCCTTACATGATGGCAGAATCGATTCAGACAATCTCTGAAGGTACAATGTCACCTAAAATCGCAGTTAAGTCTCGTTACTCTCTAGTAGAAGCTGGTTTCCACCCAGAAACCATGTATCTCTGCTTCAATGTTAACCTGCCTACTGGCGGTCTGGTTTAATCCTAACCAGATAACAACAAGAACCCCAGGCTTCGGTCTGGGGTTTTTTGTTTGTGAAGAAAAGATATATAGATAAAAATAAAACCCAAGTCATGTCAAAAGTAAAGGATTTTAATTCCTATATAGATTTACAATTTGGCTCAAAATCCAACGATTCTCACCTCAAAGAAGGGTTTATGGATTCTTTAGCAAATGCAATAGATTCAATAATGCCTTATTCTAAGACCAAAACAATTAATTATATAGTAGATAATATTTTGGAATATGAAAAAGATTTGCTTCAAGCAAAATATGATTTGAAAAAAACTTTGCGTAATATGGATCTTAAGTTGAAAGGTATTCGTGATAGAACACCAATCAATCAAGATGCAGTCGAATCAATCAAAGAACAAATTGAAGCGAAGAAAAATGAATATAAAGCTATGGTTAAATCAAAATCTACAGCAATTGAAAAAGCGAAAGAATTATTAAGAAAAGAGGGAGCGAAATCTCCACGTTTAAAAGAAGTTATAAAAGCAAAAATGGCTGAGTTAGAAATTGATTTAGCTGAATTTGAATATGATTTGGCTAAAAAAATTTCTGCAGAAGCTTCAGAAATTGAAAATCTAAAAGATGCTTTAGATCAGGCAAAGAAAGAAGCACAGGAAATGATAAATAAATTGACTACCCCTTAAAATAAACACAAAATATGGTTTATAATTTTAAACAATGGGACCTTCACAATTCATTGAATGAAGGAAACTCAATGAAAGATATTTTAAATTGGTTTGGAAACTTTTTTGGTGGAAAAACAAGTAAGATTGATTCATATTTGGAAGACATTATCCAAATAGAAGAAGATTACACAAAAGAATGGGATAAAATTGCTACCGAGATAGATGCTCTTCAGGTACAAAAGGCCCAAATTACAAACGATCCAGCGGAATCTAGAAAGTTGGATCGTATGATTGATAGGAACGAAAAACTACTTCAGTCTATGTTAGTTAAGAAAAATTCATCTATTTCTGATATAGAGGAAAAGGTTAGAAAAATTGTGGAAAAAAATTCTAAATTAGTCTCTTATTGGAATTTGAAGAAAAGCAGGGCAGAAAAAGAAATTGCTGAACGCTTATATGATGTGGCAAAAAAACTTACCAACACAGATCTAGGAGAAGAACTATATGATAAGTACAAAAAGGCTGCTTTGATTGCCAAAGAAAAAGATGAGGATTTCAGAAAAAAATATGGCGAGATGAAATTGCCAACCGAAGAATTCGTTAAGTCTTCTTCTGTAAAAATGTCTAAAAATTACGGTCCTTCTAAAATTGCCAAATCTACTCTCAATAAAATTTTGGGTTATTCTGGAACTGAATTTGAAAAATACGCACAAGAATTAGGTAAAGAAAACACAAAAGATCTAATAAGAGAATTGACACGGGTTAAAAATGAAATGTGTGCTATTAGAGATCTAGATGTGGAAAGATTAGAAGCAGACGCGGCTAAAATTGGTATGAGCGATGCTCAGCTTAAAAGAGAAATTAGAGACTTGAAAACAAAGCATACCGACAAAATAGGTGACGTCAGAACGAAAATAACAATAGCCAGAAGATATGACTAAAATTATTTTAAATCTTGGGGATTTCCCTTTGAACGAGGATGTTAATTCAGATTTAGTAAATGCTAAGAAGGCGGTGAATGATCAATTGCAAGCCATTAGGGACGAAATCCAAAATGAAAAGAATCAATCAGAGGTAGCTCAAAAAACTGCCAGTTTAAAAAAACAAGCGACTCTATATGCTGCATTACCTGCTATGCTGAATAAACTGGCAACATCAATGGAAGCTAAAGAAAAATCTGGAGATAAAACAAACATATACTAAAGATGAGAAATTATTTCACTCACAACCCTGCTGCAAAATCTATTATTACAGATTTTATGAAGCTTAATGAAAATGCCTCGGTGGACAATCTTCTTAAAAGAGCAACAGAGATTTGCTTAGATACATTCAAAAAAATTGTTTTTGATCTTGCCTCTCAAGAAAATCGCAACCCTGATGTTTTAAGATCCATGTTGTTGGATATTGCATCCGCCAAAACTGTCAAAAGCTTAGTTGCCAAAATCAAAGATTATGCAGGGGAGTCTGAATTGGCAGATTCTAGATTTTCTAAGGTTAAAAATATGTATATGAATGCCTTAAATTCTATGGGTGATGCATTGAAAAGATTGGTTGAAATTGATTCTAAATTAGAGGATTCTATTATTGATTCTTACAAAACTTCAGCTAATCGATTAATTTCCTCTTTGGATTCTATTGCATTAAGTTTTTCAAAAAAGAAAGCGACTAATGAATCTTCAAGTTTTGATTTTAATTCAAATTCTTTGAACGAGTCTCTCGTAGGGTTTAGCGGTAGAATCGAAAAACTAAGAAAAAAACTTGTTAATTTGATTTCTGATTCCAAAGGAAAGGATGCAAAAAATGGATATGGGAGAGACTGGCAAAGACTGTTTTCTTCACTGGAACAAAAATTAGAAGCCATTGAAGACTCCAAAGATTTAACTGGCGAGAAAGACAGAAAAACTTTGTCTGAACTAGAAAAACAAACAGATTCTCTTTCCGAAGAATATTACAATTACAAGATTAGAACTGCAGAGATGAGTATGAAAAAGATCATTGATGACGATGAACTTGTGACAAAATATTCAGATGTGAATCAAATTATTACCGATGCTTTGGACATTATAGCAAAAGCAAATGGTCAAGAGTTATTGATAGATAAAACTATCAGGGAAGAAATGGATGAGATGGAGCAGAAGGTGATTCAAAAAATTTTCCCGATAAAAATTGGAGCAAAGGACACAGACCTGAAATTTAAAAAGTCTGGTATTATCACTGCTGTACAGAAATCTTTAATGTCATCTTTCCCCTCTTTTAAAACTTTCTTACAAAAACATGGAGGGGCGGATGGTAAATACGGTAAAGCAACATCAATTGCAATCAAGTCTATCCAATCTTTACTTGGAAATAAAAACGCAAATGGTGAATTGGATAAACCCCTTTTCGATTCTCTCCTGAAAATGGAGCAAATCTCCGGCGAAAACAAAAAAATGTTAACAAATGCTTTGGGTGTTTTGAAAAAAACATATGCTATGTCAGAATCCAAGGTTTTAGGAATAGAGAATTTCTCAAAATTATTTGAAGCCATTTTTATCGATGATGATGATCTAGAAAGAGAAATCCAAAAAAATTCAGCAGATTTGGCTAATATGCCCGAAAATAGTTCTGCAAAAGATAAAGAAGAGAAAACATCAGAAGATTCTAAATTAGCAAAAAAATTATCAAAGCTGTTAAGAAACGGTTACAACAAAAATGCAGAAGAGGAGGATTTTTTGAAAGAAGATGGAACACTTAAGAGTTCTTATCCGAATGAATTCGTGAGTGCGTGGATTAGTACACTAGAAGAAAACTCTAGCTCATCTGATAAACCTGGCTTCTTTTGGTTCCAAGAGCCTGATGAAAAAACGGGTGCTCTTTATTCAACTAAAAGATTGGCAGGTAATTACAAAAAACCATATAATTGGGAAAAATGGAAGGAATTTTCAGGAGGGGAAACTTCACAAGAAAAAGATTCTTTCGCAAGATGGTACACGAGCTACTACACAGGGTTTGGTGGTTTAGAAGACATTCAAAAAGAAAAGGTAATTAAAGAACTACTTGACTTCTATTCAAATCCAAAAAACTCCTCTATGGTTAATCCAAAATTGGCTGATTCTTTCAACGATTGTGCTAGTTTTTATGATGACATAAAAGATGCAATTAAGGCAGGTAAATCTTCACCGGATTCAGATTCATATGAATACTTTAAACAGGGATATTTGACTTCTGAAGCCATGGCAAAAATCTTAGAGGCTGCTTCAACTGCTGCACAAATAGATGATGAAGAGCCAGATTTAGGATTCTATGATTTTTTGATGCTTTCGATCTGTGTATTCCTTTGTGGATCTTCCATAGCTTGGAATTCTGAAAAGAAAAAATGGGATTCAGCTTTGAATATTTTGAAGAATAAGGTATTGACAGAGGGTGTTTTAAAGAAAATCTCGGATGTTAAAGTGGTAGAAAATGATCCCAAATCGCCAATCCCATCATTGAATAAACAAGGAATAGAGATATTGACTAAGGGATATGATGGTAACTCCAAAAAAATCTTCAAAGAAAATTTAGAAAGAGCCTCTAAAGTTCTTGTTCCTTTAGTCGAAAGACATGCAGATAGAATGAATTACAAGAAGAAGGAAGACATTAAAACATTCGACTCTAAGAATGTGTTTGTGGTTAATTTAGATTGATGTTAAAAATTTGATGTTTCATTCTTATTTTTAGCCCCAATCATGAATAAAATACTTTTTCTCATTCTACTTACTTTTGTTTCTTGCCGGAAAGAATTGGATATAAAACCAATTGATCCAAAATATTCGAAAGATTTAGTAAACCAAGAGATAATTCAACCAGCTTTAGATCAAGCAAAAATTCTAAGCAGAGATTCTCTTTTTTATCCCTTAAATTCAAGTTTGGCCGTTTTTCATAGTCAATTCCCAAATGAATTCAGAAAATTCGAAAGTTTACGAGGGGATAAAGAAAGAGCCAATTTTTTGAAAAGGAATCATAAGTTCAGAAAAATTTGGAAGAAACTAGGTAATAATGAAAAGAAATTGAATTCAATTAATTCTATAAAAACTTATCAATAAATTTATAGAAATAAGATTATATCAATTGAATACACCATCAGTTTTACAATCTATTCTAAAGTGTGAATTTTTTTCGAAACATTATCTTTGTGTTTTAATTAAATTCACATGATCACAATTTTTGAAGGAGCAAGAAATTCTGGTAAAACTTTTCTGGCGAACAAATACTCCCAGCAAACGGGAATGCAAATTTACAAATTTGAATTTGCTGGATGGTTTTCTGGATTGATGATTCCAGACGAAGATCCAAAGACACATTATTTTGCATTAGGAAAAGAGGCCATGCTACTTCAGCTCAATAGAGATGGACTCCTGCCTCATTTTATCTTGGATCGGGGATTTCTCACTGTTTTAACCTGGGGGATTATCAGCAAAAGAATCACTCAGCAGGAAGCTTCACAACAACTTAATCTTTTGAGGGATAAAGGACTTTTGGTAAACCTAAAGATAGTTCTAGTTGAAGGCACAAACCCAGAATCCAGAACTAAAGACCAATGGGATTTTCGAGAGGGGTCTGCAGAGGAAAAAGAAACTCTTTTAAATATAATTTCTGCTGTTCAATTTCTTCAGCCTGATTTAGAAGTTGTGAAACTTACTAATGACTTTACCCATATGACCACAAAGAATTTAATTCATTTGATTTAATATGTGTGGTATTTTTATTAATATAGACGGGGAAACCTCGAGATTAAATTCTATGTCACATAGAGGTATAGAATCAAATACGATTGAAAGAGATGGAGTTTTTTTATCCCACACTAGACTTCCAATCCAAACAGAAGAAGGGGATGGGTGGAAACAACCAATTGAAATTTCACCAGGGATTTTCTTGCTTTACAATGGTGAGATCTTTAACTATGACACCACAGTCTTTGGTTCAGACATAGAATATCTTTGTCAAACATTTGCCCCTTGGAAGGGAGGATCTTTCCAAATGTTTTGTTCTTTGTTCGTTCCTAGAATTCAAACCTGGGATGGATTTTGGGCGATAGCTATCTATGATTCCAAATCTAAAGACATTATTTGTTTTACCGATCCGCTTGGGAAAAAATGTTTATACACCAACGATGATGGCGAGCTAGCTTCCGAAATAAAGGCGGTTCAACATTGGTTTAGCCCTCAAGATTCACATTTCATTTCGACAGTTAGAAAATTTGGATATGTAACCGACGATTCAACCCCCTACAGAGACGTTAAAAGAATTTTACCCAACACGATTTATTATTACAATTTGGAAGTTCCCGGTTTTAAATCTACTTACTCTAATTATTATAGAGGATTTAACTTCCCAATTGAAAATCTAACACCCGGAGATTATGAAGCTCACATGGAGTGGCTGTGGGCAAAACTTTTTGAATCTGTTCAAAACAGATTAATTTCTAAAAATTATCCTATTTCACTACTTGTTTCTGGTGGTTTAGATTCATCTATCATTGCTGGGATCTTATCACAAATGTCTCCAGAGGTAAAATGGTTTTCTATAGAAAATGGAGAATCCAAGTTTGTTAAAATCCTGTCTGAATTTTACCAAAAGGATGTTAATTTTTTGGAGTACAACATGGATGAGTCTAAAATTAAAAAAATCTATCAAAAATGGAATGAAAGCCCTATTGATTTGGGTTCAGTAGTACCTCAATTTTTTCTCTTTGAATCGGTTAAAAATCAAGGAAATTCTAGAATTGTTTTAAGTGGAGACGGAGCAGATGAACTTTTCGGAGGTTATTCAAGAATTCACGAGTATGATTCCCAGTTTTCTGATATATTCGATGAATTGAGATTTTACCACCTTCCCAGATTGGACAAGCTTTCAATGGCACACACATTGGAACTTAGAAATCCTTTTTTACACCTTGACATAGTTCGATTTGCTTTACATCTACCAAGAGAATGGAGAACAGATAAAAAAATTCTGAAAGATACATTTGGGCCTCTACTTCCCTCTGAAATTGTGGATCGTCCTAAAGAGGCTTTGAAAAATCCAAAAATCAAAGAGAACAAATTGAAGTATCGTCAACAGGCAGTTGACCTTTTTCTTGAAGTTGAACAAACCGAATCATTTTCAAAAGTAGAAGTAGATATATAGAAAAAAAGTCTACCTAGTGAAAATTCAAAAAGTTCAAAATTTCGACGAATTTACTTCCAAAAAAATAAACGAAGCAAACGATTCATTTTTTTCCTTCGATTTTTTAGGAAATCTATTTACAAAAGGATTTGATGCTTTCACCGATGTACTGAAAGGAAAGGTTACTGCCCATATTTTTGAATATTTGGGGATTGGAGAGGGATCAATTCTTTCCAAATTGGTACAAAACTTTGTTGAAACTATCCCAGTAAAAGATTATTATGCCATTTTATTCAAAGGTAAAATTAGTGCTCCATATTTGGCTCCTAAAGCAGCACAAGCAACAATTGAATTTTTAATAGAAATGGGGCCAGATGGAATAGCAAAAAATTTAGGAATTACCGATACCAACGGATATTTATACCGAACAATTTCGGAGATGCTCACCAACGAAGTTACAAAAAAAGATTTCTCAAAAAAATTAGAAAATTTCTATCTTTCTATGTTTGGTGGATTACCAGAAACTTCTGCAGAAGATTTTAAGAAATCGCTTAATCCCCAGGAAAAAACGAAAATAGAAAATGAATTGGCTGCAAAAGCCAAAGAAAAAGGCATTCCCACAGAAAACCCTAAAGAAAAAAACACAATGTTGGACAACTTCTTTTCTAATTTAGGATCAATGAACCAGGCAAACCCAACCCAAATCGGTAACACATCAGGGGAGGATTTATTCACGACCCTTCTTCAACCAAAAAAATAAAATCAAATCATGAATATAAATGATGTATCAAAAAGAGAAATTTTAGATTTTAAAGATTTTCTGGGTAAGGTTATGGACAATACGTTCAAACCGTTAGCCGCAGAAAATCAAAAAGATTCTTACGATAGAACAGGATTTCACAAGATCAAAAGAGAACCTGCCTATGACTTTGTGGGTTATGCCGATGCCGTCTTTTCTCCAGATAAAGCTGGTATTGGATTGCCTGGTTACAACGCTGGTAAAGACAGGCAGTACATCAACGCCATTGGTGGTCCAGGTTTAACCCCAACAACAACCAACGAATCTGAGGCAATTGATTACACCAAAATCAAAAGACTAGAGGATTTCTAAAGATTTTGTTTTTAATAGAAGGACGGGTTTGAAACTCGTCCTTTTTTTTTGGTATAAGAATTAAATTTGTCGTATGTCCAAAATTCGTTTGGTTCACATTTTAACCGAAATAGATACACCTAGGGAAATAGCTTCCATTGCTTCTTTGTCTCCCCTTGGAAATATGGGATTAGAATATGCTCAACAAGTAAACCAAAGATATACTGGAGATGACTGGAAATTAACTAAAGCTTTGTGTCAGAATGAATTTACCAATCATGGCCCTGGACACTATGGAGCTTTCCAATCGTTCAAGAAGGCAATGTTGGAAAATTTTGATGATGATCTAGATGCCTTGATCCTGTGTGAGTGTGATTGTGTACTAGAAGTAACCCCGGAAGATTTCATGAAGACAGTATATAGGGCTATTGAATTTTGTAACAAACACGAGATACGTTATTTTTCCCTTGGCTCTAGATTTGTGAATGGATTTTTACAGTCCCCAGTCTCTGAAACAGACCCAGATTTTCCTGAATTTTATACAACACCAAAAATTATTTTGGCCCATTGTGTTATCTTACACCGTTCTGGTAGAGAATTTTATTTGAACCGTTTAGGAGAGAATAATTGGGATTCTCCGGATTTGTGGTTCAATGAAATAAATTGGCTACACGGTAACAATAAATTCGGTATCTCTTGGGAAAGATCTGCATTCCAACACGAGGGTCATTCTTTAATTGATGACTGCTGGAAAAATTCACAGTAAAGCCACTTGACTTTCTAAATCTTTAATGAAAAGTTCTTTGGCGATCTTTAAAATGTTAGATTCCTCATTGAAGTCTTCTTGAATTTCAATAACCGTGACTTTTGAATTTGGTGCTTGGACTCCAACAGTAACCAAAATTTCATTTACAAGATGATCATAGGATATTGAAAAAAAATTGTTAGAAATTCTAACTCTTTTCATCATAATTCCAAAGGAAGAAGCATTAGAATATCTGGACCACCAGTATGAATAAATTTCATCAGTGGCAAGATTTCTAACCAATAAAATACCTAAATCTGAATTTTTCTTGTCTGGAGTCAGATTGTAAACCGAAATTCTTTTTTCTAACTTTTTCCAAATGTTTGTTCCCAGCTCGGCGTACTTATACAAACAATCCAAAGATAAATCAACAATTTCCCGAAGTTCTTCTTTTTCTTCTTCTGTAAATTTTGAATCTATGAATTTTTCAAAAATCTGAATTTCTTCCTGATCCATTTTTTGAAGATCTAATTTTTCGTTTGCCAAAATTTTTTCAGACAATTTTAAACCTTTAATAGAAGAAAAAATTTGTTGAATGGGATGATAAATGTTGTCCCTTCGAATTTCTTCATTTACTTCTTGTAGAAAGTCTAACAAAATGTACTGTTTGTGTTCGGTATCTATTGGTAACTGTAGAAACCAGGTGGACTCGAGATTTTTCATGACCGTTGGTTTAAATTTTTGAAATTCATCATATATATTCTTGAGTCAGCCCTAAAAAGGAAAATGGAGTTGACGATATATAAACAAAGTAATTGTCATACATGAGAATTCAAGATTTTGGTTCATATTCAGTTCAAAAGAAAAAAAGGTTCACCTCGGAGCACACTTTCACAGCATCTTTGGATTATGTTGATGTCAAATTGACCAACCGCCCTCCTGAATTGTCGGATGTAGACGATTTAAAATGTGAGATTGAATATGAGATTTCGATTGAAAGACAAAAACAAGGAGTTCAGGATATATCATTCAAAATAAACCAAATTGAATTGGAGGTTAAAGTGGACGACCATCCGGATGATCCGAAAGAGTTTGAATTTGAAATTGTTCCTGGGGAAAATATTGATTCCAATCTGGTAGTTATACGCAAGGGAGAATCTTTAATTCCAACCGATCCCACCTTTTTACACATCGATATGAAAAAGTCAGCTAAAGTAGCGGATTTCAAAGTTACAGTCTTGTTTGGAAAAAATGAATAATTTGGTTCCCTATTTTGAAGAATTTTTTTCTCTAAATGAGTCAAAATCTTCTGGAAAAAAAAATTTAGGCATCATAGGACCTTTGGCAAACTGGTCACTTAAACTTCAAGTATATCCGGAACCTAATCAGGGTATGATTGGATATGCCATAGATGAAAATTGGGTCGAGCTGGAACACAATGACAAAAAAGTTAGATTTCCGAAATCCTGCTGTGAAATGAAGTCCAATACAAAATCGGCGGTCATCCACATAAAACCTTACACGAAGTGGTTTTCAAAATTGAAGAATCGAGAAGAAATGGAAGATTTTATCGATAATTTCGTCGAGTCCAACACGGTTAAAAAAGAAAGTGGTCTGGAGAGAATATCGGAAAACACCCAAATTATTTTGGATTTATTTGGAATACATTCACAAGTACAAAATAATCAGATGAGGTTTCCCGGACTTTATGAATTGAAATTGGACAATGGAATGGAGGTAGAGATGGAAAAAAATGAAGGATCTGAACTTTTTTCTGAACTGAAAGTTTACAAATCTGGAGATGCTAAATTTCCAGACATCAGGATTAAAAGAAAAAACAACCAATATCTGATGGAATTCAGAGGGCCTTCTGGAAAATTTATTGAGTCCGAAGAATCACTCGTAGATCTTTTCGAAAATAGAATTTGCACATACCTAACTAAATGTGTTTTGGGCATGGATTGCTCAGAAGAAGAATCACATTTAATCGGGAGGTTGAAAGAAACTTTGTCTGAAAAAGTGGATCTAAAAAATTCAGATAAGATAGAAAAGAGAAAAAAAATGATTGAAAATCTGAGAGATGTCTTAAGCAATTCGATAGAGAATTCTCTACTGGAAGACATTTTGCAAGGCGAAAATTAGTCTAATAAGAAACTTTACCTTTGTTCCTGATATAAACAGAAATCAAGTTGTAAGTTATTTTGTGTTGTTAATTTTAAAAAAATTCTTTCTAAATTAATGTACATGGGGTGGCTAAAACGTATATTCAATAAATCAAAAAAAATGAATTGGAAAGACAAAAGTCTAGAGGAAATACAAAATTTTTTTCAAACAAAAGATTTTCAATGGTTGAAGGGAGATCAGATGGGAAATATCGAGAAATTCAAATCCATAGAAAAAGACGAATCTACAGGTTTAATTTTCATTTCATTTCGCTCTGGTGGAAGAATGAACGTGGAATTGGTTCAAGAATATATGGATGTTTTCCCTTCACAAAATATAGATTTCAATGCTGTTGCTACCTCCAACCCGCATACTCCTACACAAACCAAGCCTGATATTTCATCTCAACCCAACAAGAAAACCAACTCTGTTTCATCTGTACAGCTTTCCGAATCTCCGATATATAGCTTATTGAAGAAACAAAAAACAAATTGGGTTAACGTGAACATCACCTTAAAATTGAATCTACCTTCCAAGAATTTGTATGGGGTTCTTACCACTTCTTTCGAGGAAGCTGACCGTGAAATTGTGAACTTCGTGACGGAAGGGATCGACATAGATGATATCAAATCCGCTTTGGGAGATTCTATTTTGGCGTATTACGACAAGAAAAAAAATCTAGTTTCTTCTGATAAATTTTTAGACCAAGTAGAAGATGGACAGTAATATTCTTTTTGAAAATAATCTTTTCCGTGTTGAAGAGAGAAACGGATCGACCGGTATGATCCCACTTTTCACCAATGTGGTGATTATGCCTTTTATCTCCGATGAACAGGGATTGCCTTTGTCCATAGGAGTTCTAAAAGAGCCAAATCCTTTTAGAGAAGGAGGTATGTCGGTTTCTTTAATATCGGGAACTACTGAAGAGGAAGATCCAGATTTACTTGCCACCGCCAAAAGAGAGCTGAAAGAAGAAAGTGGATATGACGTACAAGACAACAAAAAATGGTTTTATTTAGGGTCAGTTACATCTTCCAAATTTGTGGACCATGAGCAACCCTGTTTTGCAGTAGATGTTACCGATGTTCCTAAAGGCGATCCAGAACCAGATGAAACTGAAAAAGAAAATGGCATGGAATTTAAATTCATCTCTGCCAACGATGTCGTTAAACACAAAGATATTTTTATTCCGGGTCTTTTTTTAAAGCTGTTCAAGTTCGTGTTGGGATTCGACGTTCAGAACAAACAGAATGGACTCGAAAAAAGTAAAGGTTTTAAATTTTCAATTTAATTTTTATGAGTCAAGCTAGAAAAGCCAGAAAAGAACTTGCTAAATCTTTGGGTTATTTGAAGAAAGATGAATCTATGATGTCTTTTAGAGAAAGAGTAAGAAGAGCTAACCAAATGGGTAAACAATTTCATACAATTCATCTTCAAAATGTTATGAATCAAGAAATTCAATCTGGAAGGTTGCTAACCAACGCACAATTAGATAATTTAGGGAAAGAAAAAAATCAAACTGAAGGAAATTTTGGACTCAATTTGGATTCATTCGAATTTTTAGATGAATTAAAACCAGAGGAATCGTCACACAATGACATTCTAGACAACCCAAAATAGCATGATTGATTGTTTGGCAGAGATTAAGATTTTTCTAGCTAAATGTTCGGCCAAAGAAGCCAAAAAAAAATTTGATGGCGGGATTGACTTTTCCGTGATAGATATTGGTAAAATTATTCGGGATTTAGGTTACAATAACTTAGATTTAAGTAAAGAATCTGAATTTATCATCAATTATACTATTCAAAGAAAAATAGACCAGGGGATATATAATACAAAGAACAACACCATAATGATCGTACACAAAAATCTTTCAAATGATTTTATTTCTAATTTAAATTCTTTTTTAAAGGAATACGAAAATGAATTTGAATTTTCGATCGAGATGTTGTAAAAATTTGTATGAATTAGATGTCCAAAAATAGTTCTTTTCAGGGAACAAACACACCTACCACAGGAAATACTTTTTCAATAGCAGATCAAAAGCTAAATCCTATCTTAAAGGATTATTGGTTTGGTTCTAGAGAGGCATCTGCACAAGAAATTGCAAACGATCAAGTTTCAAGATGGTCGAATTTGGGATCCTCTAATCCAAATAAAGGTCCAACTGCTAGGTCTTTATTTTATAACGCTGCTAATCTATTTGGTCCAGATGCTAAATTTGGTCAATTTCTTTTTTATTCTTTTTCAAATAATTCAAACACTTTCCGGCAGGAATACTATCAATCAGAGCAAACCCAATTTAACTCTTCGATTTCTTCTATTTCATCAAAAAATCCTTCTGCTGGACAATTGGTTAGAGCCGCGAATGAGATAAGAGCTGCTATACTGCCTGGACAAATTGGGAGTACAACAAATACTGGAAACAATACTACAGGAAGCCCGGGAAAAATCATAGGAGGTGCATCTGCTCCATATTATTGGAGAGATTTTTTGTATTGTAAATACTATGGCACAATTCCTAATAATTACATGATTACCCTAAGGAGATTCCCAGCTCCAATGAGAGATAATTTGAGCATACCCAGTCAATTAATACAAACCGATCTATACAAACAAAAAGGAGCCGGTATGCCAGTAGCCCAAGCGGTTACCTGGTGGGGAGGGCAGACTGGTAACACTTTAAATGATATTATTTCCTTTTCAACGGGTCTTGTATTCCAATCCAAAACCCAGGAAGAAATATTAAAGGTTGAAGGGTTTGATCAAGGTTTTTTTAAGACTGTGTTGGGTAGAGCTTTGGGAACCACTGCTGATCTAGCCGGCGCTTCACAACTATTTGGTGCTTTAGGAGATTCTCTTTCCGTTTTAGTTTCTGCGTCTGACTCTGGAAGAGGAGCAGTAACTATTCCTAAAATAAATCAGGCTTTAAGGGATAAAATGCAAAACACTTCAAATGGTCCTCTGTCAGATTTTATTTTTAATCCAGTTGATACCGTAGATAAAACTTATTACCGAGGAAGAGGTTTAACTTTTAGTGGTGGACCCATTTATCTCAAATTCCACTACGAGTTAACTTCTGTTGGCCAGGTTAATACGAAAGCTGCTTTGGTTGATATAATTGGAAATTTGCTAGGTTTGGGAACCAACTATGGAAATTTTCTAACTCCTGATGTTAGATACGATAACGGATTTCCCGCTATAGGTTTTCCAGGTGGAGATCAAGGATTAAAAGCTTTTTACTCTGATCCCATTAAATGGGTTAAAACCACAATTAAATATCTAGCAGATCCAGATGGAACTACGATGGATGATCCTCAAGTTCGACAACTGAAAAAATTTACTTCGGATCTACAAACTGCTACAAATCAGGTTCAAAGTATGCTTCAACAAATCGATTCCTCCGGGGGTGGAATTGAAAAATTGGCCAAAGAGATTGAAGGCCCGCTCGGAAACATTTTGGCTTATGCCTTGGCAGATGATTTAATTGCAAAATTCGTACCCCCTCTATCACTTAAAACTGGAGCTCCTGTTGGTGAATGGCATTTGGTTGTAGGTAATCCGATGAATCCTATAGCAATGATTGGAAATTTAATTTGTTCTAATTTAGATATAGAATTTGGTGAAGTATTAGGTCCGGATGATTTTCCCACTGAAATCATAGCCACATTCACATTAGAACATGGTAGAGATCGGGAAAGAGGTGAAATTGAATCTATGTTTAACCGTGGTGATGGAAGATTGTACCAATCTACTTTACCCACCTATTCCAACACCCAATCTACTGCCAGCACTGCACTGGTTGACGGTACCACAGTTCCTTATGATATCAATGATTCAACGTTGGCTAATCCTTACTTGTTTTTTTCTGATAACAATTTCACACCGGGTGCTGTTCAAAATAATTTCATAGACCCAAATAATCCTATCCCATAATTTATGTTAAATATTGATACTTTATATCAGAACAAAAGTGTTTTTAATCCCAATAAGGATTTACAGAACAATGGTGTTGGGATTTGGGATTTAACCGCTGGGTCGATGGATTTTCGAAATATAAATCTGAAGATTAATCGTTACTTTTTGGTGAGAGAGGAATTTCAAATGAGACCAGATCAATTAGCTTTCCAGGCTTTTGGGGATCTTTCTTATACCGGATCTCTTATGAAAATCAACAACATTTCAAACCCATTTGCGTTGAAAGAAGGGAACTTGATTGTTATTCCTTTACAGGAAAGAATTGAAGCTTCTTTCGCTTTGAAACAAGCAACCTTGCTTCAGTCCAACACAACCAACAATCCAAATCAGCAATTTAGAGATGTTCAAGAACAGAAGAAATTTAAGATTTCTAATTCAAGACAGAAATTTTTAGAACAAAGGGGTAAAGCCAAAAATGCACCCGATCAAATTTTGCCACCGAATGTTACCCAGCCTGGAGAAAGACAAACAGTTAGAACTAATGTTGTTATTGGATTGGCCCCAGATGTTAGTAACGCTCCAGCTAATCCTGCAGGTAATTTTAACTCCATCCCCAACTAAATATGGCGGCCGATCAAATCATCATTAATAATGTTGCCAGAACCAGTATTCAGCTGGATCAGTTGGCTGTTCCGAATAGAACCGGAGGAGACAACCAAGGTTTAGATGACGCCTTAATGGACGCCGATGATAAATCTTTCGGCGGATATAAACCTGTTGTTTTTATTAATGGTTATTTTGTAGACAAATATTTATCTCATTTAGAATTGGACATGTCTGGTTTTTTGCCAGAAATAAGATTCCAATTTTCTATGGAAAATCCCATGTTCCTCAGTGTTAATTATCCTAAAGATGGTGATATTGTATCTGTTTATTTTCGAAGCTGGGTTTCAGTTTATCGACCTTTGAGAATGGACTTTAATATCTTAACCGTTAAATCCGGCGTTTCTGGTAATTCGGAAGGCAATGGAATTACATTTAATATTTTGGGTGAATGTCGAATCCCTGCTTTATATAATGAGGTATCTAAGGCTTTTAGAAATTCCACTTCTTATGATGTCTTATTTCAAGTTTCTCAAGATTTAGATTTAGGATTTTCTACGAATGAAACGGAAGTAATAGATAACATGACGTGGATTTGTCCTAATATGTCATACTATGATTTTATCCGGGAGGTTGTATCAAGGTCTTACAAAGATGATAGAAGTTTTTTTACGTCTTTCATAGATTGTTATTATAATCTCAATTTTGTAAATCTAAACAACCAAATTTCGACATCTGATGTTGTACAGGAATGTCGGGTTGTTAGGGGTTCTGCTACCGGAACATCAGACGATACTGCTTTCCCGAAAAGTGAATTATCAGAGCAACAGATTCCTTTGGTTCTTAGTAATGAAAAAGGAAATAGCGATTTGCCAACCTATATACAGGGTTATACTTTGATTTCGAATGCAGGAAACATCACCAACCATCAAGGATACATCCACGAAGTACAATTTTGGGATGAGGGCCTGGTCACGGAAAATGAAATTGAAAAGTACATAAGGTACACAGTTGAAACAATAACAACAGAGAGCGTAGGTGAGAACATGATCCTACAAAGGGGCAGGGCAAAAGAAAAATTATACCAAAGAGAATTCCGAAAAAATTGGTATGGGATTTTAAATAATTTCCAGGATGGTGGAGTACATGAAAATTTTATTCAGGCACTAGTTCAAAATGAAATTAACAATGATGATATAAGGAAATTCACATTGAGAGTTGAAACCGCTTCTTATTATGGTGGAATATACAGGGGAATGGCCATTCCTGTTTTTATCTACGTAAATGATCAAGGGAAAAGAAAAGAAAATACAGGATCAAACAACAACCAAAATCCAGAGCAGGACATTAATCCAGTCTTAGATCGATTTCTTTCTGGTATTTACATTGTTATGGGAATTAAGGTTAATTATGAATCTTATAGAGGAATTTACATGCAACTTGATTTATGTAAGAGAGAATGGATTTTAAATAGTGCAGGTCAATTCCCCAAAACATTCCCAATAAATCTTATTACTGGATAAATACAATCATGGGAATCCAGGCTACAGACAGAAACAGAAATTTGTTCCTGAAGGGATTTAGACTTTCAGATCAGGGCAAAAATGAAGATCCTACTTATTTGGGATTCAAGTTTGTCTTTGATTTTGGAGTATTGCCAATCAATCCAGATTACGGTTGGGCACCTAGTCCTTTACTGAGAATCCCTAATTATACTGCCGGAAATGGAGCTGGTATGGCTTCTGGACTTGAAAATCCATTTGGGCAAGATGCCTACAATCTAGGTGGTCCAATCTACTATTCCACCTTCAATTATTTGTTGGAAAGAGAAGGGGGTTTCTTGGTCGGTTCTAATCAAACCAAAAGAGCTAATGCTTTGCGTCAATTTCAAGTTTTATTGGCTAACATCAACAACAATTCGCCTTGGTTTTTTCAATCCATTGATGGTCTTGATAAGTTAGAGAAAATTGCCAGAACAGGGTTTCAAGACGAAGCAGGATTTGACAATTTCAATCCTCAAAAAACCGATGGAAAAACTTTAACGATCAACTGTTTGGAATCCCTAAATCTAAGAATTTCTGCATTGGCCGATTTGTATGAAACAGCCATGTTCGATGCTGACAATATGAGATGGTTAGTTCCTAGAAATCTAAGAAAATTCACGATGTACATTTTCGTGACGGAGATTCGCAATTTTTTTAAAACCTCAAGATTGACCGGATCATCAACAGTTCTAGCTTCTTTGGATAATTTGACGAATGTTCTCACAACTAATCGAAATCCTGGTTCTAATATTCAAAATTTAGGAATAGACGATCCCATCGAAAATTTATCAGGGAATCCAGGAAACTCTTTCACCTCTTTTGCATCAAACGTTTTTGGTCAATCTGGATTGCAAAATGATGTTCAGGCTTTTCGTAATCAGCAGGACCAAAGTGGCATAAAACCTGTTTTTATTTACGAGTGCCATCAGTGTGAATTTGATTTCAGTTCCAGTACACCTTTGGCTTCATCTATAGACATGGGAAGCTCTTCGGCAGATTCTTTAATGGCAAAACAAAGTTTCAAGATTCACGTGGGAAAGGTTAGAATGAAGAATCAATATCCCAATATTAGAAACGACAAAAAACCTTTGATCCTGGCTGATGGTGCCTATCAAGATCGAACCTCGGTCCAAACTGCTGCTTTAACGTTGGAAACAATTGCCAGCCAAGCTAATGAATTGATTACAAATTTCACTTCGGCAGCAATTAACGATCTGGTGAATGAAGGAATTAATCAATTTGTGAATCCCGCTTTAAGTGGATTAAACCAATCTTTACTTGGAAACATTTATTCTTTTAATCCTTCACAAATTGGCCGATTGGTTACACCCAATGGATTTAATTTCAACGATGCCCAGAATTTTCTCAATGGGGCGGCATCAACCGGAATTGATAATATCTTTAAGGGTAATTTACCTAACCCACAAAAGGTTGGCCTCGGTGGACCTCCGGAACGAGCATATCCACCGATTTCTCCCCCACAAGATGTTTATCCTAGAGTTCCTGGCACCGATTTAGGAACACCTTCTAGAGTTTATCCACCCCCGGGAGGAGACGTTTATAATTCTGTCCCTGGATCTGATTTAGGTGTACCAGACAGAGTATATCCGATCCCTACCGGAGATGCTTATAACAACGTTCCTGGTTCAGATTTGGGTGTACCCGATAGGGTTTATCCAAATCCAGTAGGGGATGTTTATACAGATGTTCCGGGCTCAGATTTGGGTGTACCAGATAGGGTTTATCCAAATCCAGTGGGTGATGTTTATGCCGATGTTCCTGGATCTGATTTAGGTGTCCCCGACAGGGTATATACACCTCCAGGTGGAGATGTGTATGACAACGTACCAGGTTCAGATCTGGGATCTCCCGATCGGGTGTACCCGCCACCGGGCGGGGACGTGTACACGGATGTGCCCGGGAGAGATCTGGGTGTACCAGATAGGGTTTATCCCACAGATCCTATTGGAGACATTTATTCTGGGGTACCTGGACCTGATTTGGACGTTCCAGATAGAGTGTATCCTATTACAAGTGATGATGTTTATACCGATACTATTTTTCCAAACACACTTCCTAGAGAACAAGTTTATACTCCTAGTACTTTGTCAAATGTGGCCGGAGAGCTAAGATCTGTAGAAAATTCTTTTACCCAACCTCCTGGATCTGTCTATCAGGCTTCCCCACCCCGGCCAATGCAAGGGGGACTGGGTGATGTATATCCGCCTACGGTTGGAGATTTTATTGTAGAACCCCCTCTGAACTTAGGCAACATGAAACCTTCTACTAAATTCAATCCTAGTTTAGGTAAGTTCAATCCTACTGAAGAGATAGAAGACGAACAGTAATGGCAAATCCTCGATTTTATTTAGGGCAGGTCGTAGACATTAACGATCCCAGAAAATCCGGTCGAGCACGGATTAGAGTTTTTGGACTTTTTGATGGACTAGACCACGAAGATATTCCATGGGCTAGTCAAATAAGTGGACTTTCTTTCGGAAAGGGCGGATCTGGAACAATCTCCATCCCTAAGTTGGGTGCCATAGTTGTGGTTCAGTTTGATGGACAGAATTACTATAAAATGAACTATTATGGTGAGAAGGACTATGCCCAAGACATGTTGGCAGAGATAGCCGATTCCTACGAGGGAGCACAGGTTATCGTGTATGACACAGAAGCTGAACCTGGACCGTTGACTTTATTTTACACGAAAAAGAAAGGAGCTGTATTCTCTTTAGGAGATGCAAAGATCCAGTTTGATACACAAGACGGAGGTCAGCTCAGAGTTATTATTGAGATGGGCCAGGATCAAATCCGGATGGAAAATAACAAAGTAATCATTAACTCTAATAACATCGAGTTGGGAGAAGCTGCTATTGAGGCAGTCATTAAAGGAAACACTTTCCAAACCTATTTTAATTCCCATACTCATGTTGGTAATTTGGGTGCACCCACTTCACCTCCTGTCGTTCCATCTACTCCCAATCATTTGTCTACTGTGAGTAAAACTAGATAAGCATGTCAATAATTCCTAAGTGTTTAACTGATGATCAGATTGATAATTTCGTAAATAATGTTAATAAAACATCTGACGAAATTTTAGGTGAAAGTAAATTTAAAATTCCCAACCCGGCATTACCTGGCCTTGGCTTATTGGTTAAGTTACAAATCAAAATTTTTGAAAAATCTATTTTGGTGAATTTTCTTCCAATTATAAAAGGGAAACAAATTTTAACAGAAGCTTTCACTAAATTGAGAGTTTTAAAATTCATCAGGGAAAGGACTGAAGAAGTTGCAGAATTGTTACGAAATCCAATACAAACACTTTTAAACCAAGCGGTAAATATTCCTTTAGCACAAGATTTTCCGTTTCCAGTTGCCTTGCTTTTTGGAATTAGAACTTCTAGTGGAGATATACAGAATCTAATAAGTGACATAAACACAGTAGGTAACGATGTTCAATCTGTTAATACATTGTTAAACTACAAAATAGAATTTGATTCTATTTTGGATCCACCCCCAGGATTGATCACCTCTCCTGATAGATCACCAGATAATCTTCAACAAATGAAAGTTAATTTCACGAGTGAATCTGGCGAAAGGGATTCTCCTTTGTTATTTCTAAAACCTGGTGATTATTTTTCACTTGATTTTGAAAACTTTACCAATACATATCAAGTTTCAGAAATTGAAATACAAACTAATTTCATCCAATTATTTTTTCAGCTTCAGGCAACTTCTTCTCCTTCTTTCGTATCACAACAAGAAAAAGTTTTCGTTCCTGGATTCTCCTCCGTTTCTCTCAGAATTTCTAGAAAAATTTCATTAAGACAATTCCTGAATGAACAGGGAAAATTAATAATTCCTCTTACGGCATTTGGTATTAGTTTACCTATATCCTTAGAATTGGGAAATTTCGATAGATTGAGCGAAACGAATCCAACTTACAAATTTGTTAAGAAATTAGAGGCGGAAACCAATTTGGATTTCTCAAAAGTTCTTAGTGATATGATCGATGGAATTTTCCCAGTTATCGATTGGGAAGAAATACAAAAGGATCCCAGATTTAGAAGTTCACAAGAGGACTCCAAGTTAGAAATGATAAACCTGGCTCGTTTAATCCAAATCGGAACGGATAATCCTTTGTTTATGATTCGAATGATTTTGAATTATCTGAAGTTACTGTTGCTACCAATAGAGGTCGTTGTTTCTGTATTTAAAACAATACTTTCTCAAATAAGTAACCCAATTTCTTTAATCAGAATTATTTTTCTAATTATTTCTAATCCTTTGAGATTTTTATGTGACATTATTTCAGATGCTTTTTTGAAATTCCTGAGGGTATATTTAGAACCTCCTTTAGCTCCTTTGATTCAGTGGAATGAGCTAGTTCAAGATCCTGTTGATAGAGGAAGAGGTTTAAAACCTTTGTTTTCTGATTTGATTTGTGGAAGATTTAAAAACAAGTTGGCAAATTACAATCCAGATTCTAATTTTTTCGTTCAAGAATCAGCCAAATTAAAAATCCCACCAGGAGAAAATCCAATTGTTCAATTAAGTTATAATTTGACACAGAATCCCATTCCAGATCTAGGAGAAGTAAGTTTGCAATCACCAATCTTAAGTCAAAATACATCGATGAGATTTAGCACAATTACTGACACTGTCGAAAACGGTCTTGCCTATTTGACTTCCCTAGGGATTGGTGACACCTTTTATCTTAGCTCTAATGGCCAATTTCAAAATTTTAGGGTTTCAGGAAAAAATCTAATTGAAAATAACAACCAAACTTATTTTGAATATTTAGTACAACCGGTGAATGTAACCGAAGTTTATGCCACCCAAGAAAATCAACAGCTCCAATCCGCCTTCAACGGTATTGTTTCGGATCAATTTAAAGCATCAATCAGTGTAAACAATCCAAATAAAACTTTTTTGTTTATTTTAGAGCGTTACTTGCCAATGAAGGCCATAGCCGCCTGGGAAAGCATAAAGGGAATTTTTTCTATTACAGTGGCTCTTGCCTCCGAAATACCTTCTCTTATTCCTTTATGTTTTAAATGTATATTTTCTGGAAATAGAAATACTCAACAAACCCCATCTTCTCTGACACAAGAGGGTTCTTCGGATTTTCTTCAAGGTTTTATTTCTTCTTTGGACATTGAATTAGACCCAGATAGAAGAAATTTTGGTGAGTATAAATCCGGGGAAGGAAGAGAAGCCTCAGAAGAATTCTTTCGGGAAATTCAATTAAAAGAAATTAATCCAGGAAGTCCAGGAGGGTCTGAAAAAACACCCAACACGGAAGGGGGAATTCAAGAAGTGTTTTTGGATTTACAAAAAGCAAGGCAAGCAGAGGGAAAATCAACTCGTGTTTACAGATCAAATCTTCCTGTCGAATTTCAATCTAATTTCAGATGGGATTCTTTAACACTGAACCAAATAGGAGAAAATCTGAAAGTTTTGTCTAGAGTTGCATATGAGCTTTCCTTTAGGGCTACAAGTAGTAGTCAAGAAAACTCAAATACTATCATAGATTTCTTAGCTAGTCTAAATCCTCTTACTTCTATTGCAAATGATATCAGAAATGAAAGTCAAAATGAATTGGTAAACAAATCTATTCCTATTACAGTTTGGGCTTTAACGGAGAACGGCGAAAGCGAATTCAAGATAATTAACAATGGACCACTGTACCAATCCTTTTTGGATTATTCTTTTTTTACAAAATACGATCCAGAAATTGAAACCACGGAATTTAGATTTAAAGCTAGTCAAGTGAGATACTATGTTAATTTTAATTTCAGATTTGCTAAAGATATTTTGCTTCCTGCTTTGAGAGACTAGCATACAATCGAAGTTTGAATCTTGGTTTTAAAAAGATATATAGATGGTCTTTTTAAACCAAAAAAAATGAAATCATCCAAAAAAATTTTAGTAGAAACTTCTAGTTTCAACTGGGACATTCCCAACAACTTCACGGTAAATCCAAAATTTAAAACCGCCGAGAAGACCAAAGTTTACTGTCATGAAAGTTATGCTTTGGAATTGTACAATCTGATGACCGGCAGCATGAGCGGGTTTAGAACTTCAAAGGATTTGTCCGCTGGGGGTTCATATTCGTGTGTTATTTCGGCTTCTGATTCCACCCACGCCTTAGCACAAACAGAGTCTGGGCAAACCATCTATATCGACCTTAAAAAAGAGTCCAAAGATGCTGCCAGATTGGGCCTGATGGATGCCATCAACTTTGAAGTGGGCTCGGAAATTCAAGCAGCCGTTCGTCAAATCGCCGGCACCTATTATGGTTCTGTCGTAGATTGTTACATTCAAAATTTAAAGGCAGAATTTTTCGACCAAATCAAAAAGCAAACCTTAGCATATGAGGCAAGGGTAAAATCCATCAACAAAGGGGGTTATCTGGTAGATGTCAATGGAGTTGAGTGTTTTCTTCCTGGATCTCTGGCAGCAGCCAACAAGATCACAGATTTCGACTCCTACATTGGCAAGAGATTTTATGTTATGATCGATGGTTATGTTGCTGCTAAAGACATCTTTGTTGTTTCTTACAAGAAGTATTTACACAAAATCATGGATCACAAGATCCAAGAATTGGATATGACCAAAAAATACAAGGGTCACGTCACCGGAACTTCCGCCTTTGGTGTATTTGTTGAATGGGAAGAGATTTTCACTGGATTGATTCATAAAACAGAATTTGAAAATCAGGTCATCGAAGGTTTCAATCCAGGCGATGAGATCGAATTTTACATTAAAGAAATTAAGGACGACAACCGTCTGACTTTGACCTTCGGGGAACCTCTAGAGAAAAATAAATGGATGTACGAATTGAAGAAAAATGTAGAAGACGGCACCTCAGAACCCATGGATGCCATCGTTAAACACAAAAGAAAAAATGGTGCCTTAATTGAAATTGGAGACTCTGGCCAGCTTGCTCTTGTTCCACAGGAAAAACTGGGCAAGAATTCCAAAAATCTCCAGGCAGGAGATACCATTCGGGTTCAGGTCTATCAGGTAGATCCATTGGCCGGAAAAATATACGCTAGTCAGGTCTAATGAATTCACACTTCGACAAATATCAGGCCCTTTCATCATCCGTTCTAGGATTCGAATTTGAATTCTTTTCCGAGATGGTGAGAGGCCGAATTGTCGAATCTCTTTCTAAGCTGCTTGGAAAAAAGGTTATTTTGTCCGACAAATATCATTCTAAAATTCCAGTCAGCGCCGATAGTTTCAAGCTAGAACCAGACTATTCCGGAGGAAGCAAAATGAACGAGCTAATCACTGGACCCATGTCATATGGAGAAGCCATTCCGGTTTTAATCAAAGTTTTAAAATGGATTGAAGCCAATGGTTGGACCACGGATCGGTGTGCTTTTCAATTTTCTATTTCTTTCGATCCTCACGACAGAAAATTAGAAAAAATGGAACGTTTGGATCGTATGAAATTTATTTTAGGAATTGATGAAGGTATAGTTTATTCGTCATTTGGAAACCGAACCAATAATGTGTATGCCAAATCTCTAAAGAAGATCGTACCAGTCAACAAATTTTCAATTTTAGAAAACATCACCACGATCGATCCAAAGTTGTTTAAGTTGCCTGGAGAGAAATATTATGGAGCAAATTTTACCAAATTACAAGATGGATATGTTGAGATACGCTATCTTGGAGGAAAGGACTACCAAAAGAAAATTAATCCTATTTTAGAAGTTACGGATTATGTTACTTTGTTGTTACATGATATCCTATCTGGCAAAAAGGTCTACGGAAAAGAGGACGTCCAAAAATTACAGGAGATGATGAGACAGCACACGAAGGTCGTGAGAAGTTTTTCAAATCCTGATTCATTCTTCATGAACTATCCAGATTTTCACGTGTTGGTTGATTTGAAAGGTTACGAAGAAAATATTAAAACTTATTGGTCACACATTAGGGAAAAAATATTTGATCTAATTGTTGAAGGTGGTATACAGGCTTGTTTTTTCAATTATGATACTTCCATTGGTAGATTCCAAATCAAAGATGCCAAAAGCAAAAATGGATTGATTTTAAGGGATGTTGACATTTTTGACAGCATAGTTAAAAACGGAAAATTAGAGAACTGTAATTTATATGGAACACAGGTAAAAAATTCTGAGATTTATGACTGTAAACTAGTTTTTGGCAACAAGCTCTACGACAGCAAATTTCAAAATTCCATAGCAGACTATGGAAATTTGCTTGAGAACTGTTACATCGATTGTCCACAGCAGATGGTAGATTGTGAAGTCAAAGGTGGAGTATTGAGAAAGGCGGATTTAGGAAGGAACTCACTTATTTCCGAACAAACCGAGAAGGTCAAAGATTTCAACGAAATCCGTACCACACGTTTTATTTCAGATTCAAGGTTGAAAAATTTGAACGACCCAATCGCCAAGATCAAATTTAAAAATATCAATTACTAACATGACACTAGAAGAATTGATTCAGGAAATAAAAGATGATTTATCTGCCAGTTGTGCTTTGCCTTACAATTTGAACGACCAGGAAATCATTAGGATTATCACAAGGGCGAAGGCATGGATGTACGACAACTACCAGTACGCTGTGGAAAAAAGATATTTTGTTTTAGGTGGAGCTTTTTTCCAAACCCCACAGTTTAGAAACACCCGACAAGTTCAACTCCCAGATAAAATTGTGACAGTCTTCGATGTCAGGGAAACCAACGGAAACGGGATTTCTGGCAACCCTGATAAGGACTTTGGAGATTCAAAATTGATTGGATCTGAACTTCTATTGTCTCCTTTTACTGGAGATAACCTTGTGTACAGAACCGTTATGTATTCTTATTTTGATTTGGCCAAGGCCTATCTTTTGCCTACTTATGCCTTTAGCTGGAACAAAAACACAAAGAAGCTTACAATTTTGGGTAGGGACCCAACTCCCCCCATTAGGTCATCTTCCCCTCAAAGTAATGCTAGCGGTTACAATCTGACCCAATCTGTTGTTGTAAGTTGTTTTGTAGCAATTGAAGATTATGAATTGTATAACGACGAATTATTCATCAGATATTGTTTTGCCAAGGCTAAACAATCTTTGGTTAAGGTTCTTAGCGCTTTCGATTACAACCTTCCAGGAGGAGTTAGAGTTAACACCTCAACTTTAAGTCAAGAGGCTTCTGCAGAGTTACAAGAGGTAATGAACATGATAAATGGCGAGAACACCCCATCTTATTTTCTCCAGTGGAATTGAAAAATATACACCAAATTGATATATATGTCAAATATTTTATCAATTTTTTTGTATGGAAATTCTTCAAAAAATCGAATCTTGGAGGGGCAAGCCTGGACAAGCTTTTGGCTCTTATCTTTTTTTAATAAAGACCAATCCCATTTATGTCTCCGATTTGGAATCGTTGACTAGTTTTTTAGATTCACATTATCACAAGGAATCCATTTCTATCCAACAGAGATTTTATCACGTTTGGTTCGATTTCTATGAAATCGAAACTTGTTTTCATTGTGGATCCCCTAGAAAATTTGCTAACATACCGAAGTTTTCTATAGATCGTTATGGAGAAAAACCAACTAACCCTGTGAATTACTACAAAACATGTATGTTAGAAAATTGTTTAAAGAAACACAACAAAATTTCGACCTCACAAAGTTTGTTAAAAAAATATGGGACTAGCAATCCTATGTTAGTACCTGGAGCGATGGATAAATTGAAAGAAAGCAACAGAAAAAAATATGGAACTGAATTTTTCACTTCTACGGAAGAATTCAAATCGAAAACTAAAAAAACTTTTCAAAAAAAATATGGGAGGCATCCAACAAGTTTGAAAGAAACACAAGACAAAAAAAGAAAAACAAATTTGGAAAAGTATGGATATGAGAATGCCTTGGATAATCCGGAAATTAAACAAAAATCGAAAGACACAAACAAACAAAAATATGGGGGGAATTCGAGTATGTGTTCAAACGAGATAAAAGAAAAATCGAAAGAAACTAACCGTAAAAAACATGGTGTTGATTGGTATGTTCAAAGTGATGAATTTAAAATTAAATTCAAAGAGACTATGATGGAAAAATATGGGGTTGAGCAGGTGATGCACTACACACCTTCTTTTGAAAAATCTCTGGATACATCTTACAAGAAAAAATTATTTGTATTTCCTTTTGGTAGAATCGAGAAAATTCAAGGATATGAATGTTTTGCCTTGAATGAATTGATTAGCTCAGATTATTTAGAGGAAGATATTATCGTCAACAACAAAGAAATTGAAAAATATACTGGAAAAATTTGGTACTTGGATTCTGAACAAAAAAAGAGAAAATACTACCCCGATATTTATTTGAAATCTGAAAATAAAATAATTGAAGTGAAATCTGATTATACGTACGATGCTGGATATACTATAAACATCAGAAAGAAAAAAGCCTGTATCAATCTTGGATTTTTATTCGAATTTTGGATTTATGACGAAAAGGGCAACAAAAAAATAAAGTAGCATATTTTTTTGCCTTCTTTTTTCCGCCAGATATATAAAGGGAAAGCAATTTCCCGATGATAGAAATTTACAACAGAGACCCAGGAGATCCTCAATACAAATCCGATGTTTTAGAAACTACGGACCCGATCGAAATTTGTATCGGTCAGCTCAAAATGTTGTTGCTGACAATTAAGGGAGAGGTTCTTGGAGATCCTTCATTTGGACTTAGTTTAGAGGAATTGGTTTTCAGCCAAGAGCTCTCTCAGAAATCCCTCACTGATGAAATTGGTCGTCAAATTAAAAATTATGTTCCAATTTTCTATCAGCTTAACGGTTATTTCAATGTTGAATTTTATGCCGGAACTCAGAGGGATATTGCGTATCTAAATTTTTTTATTCCGAGTTACGGAGGTAAAAGTCCTCTGGTCTCCCTGAAAGTAACTTAATTATATGGCCACTAATATTTTCCAGAAAAATAATATTCTGATCCGGGGTCTGTTAAATGACACCTACAATTTTCTTCAAAGAACCTACAATCAAACCAGAAATGTGTTTACTGTGGCTTCTGCCTGGGGACAAATTTTATTTGTCTTGGAAAATATTTCCCAGCTAATTTTGTATTTTATTGAAGACTCAATCACAGAATTAAACATCTATCAGGCCAGCAGGGATTATTCCATTAAAAGCTTGGCCAGAATAGCAGGTTATGATCCTGCCAGAGGTATGGCTGCTCAAGGAGAAATTGCTGTTACCTGGAATTTGAGAGAGTCTGATGTGGGCGGGGGAGCCATAATTTTGTCCGGTAGACCTAAAATTCAGTGTGAACAAAATGGGTTGATTTATACTTTGCTTCTGAATGGACCTTCAGTTAAAGTTCCTTTGAATCGAGGAGCAACATTCAATTTTAAAATGGTTCAAGGTGCTTTTCAAACATCCACCTTCACTGGAACAGGAGCTGCTTTACAAAGTTACAATGTTGTTTCAAAATCCGGTACTCTGATTGATCAATTTTATGTTGACATTTCCGTTAACGACGTTCCATGGAAAATGTATTTTTCTCTTTATGATATTCCATTAAACGGCAAAGGATATTTGGTTAAATCTGGAATTTCTGAGGGAATTGATATTTATTTCGGAAACGGAAATTTCGGTCAACCCCCTTTGAGAGGAACTATTATAAAAGCCGAATATCTCCAAACCAATGGGTTCAGCGGCAATATTGCTTCAAGAAAGGATCTTCAGTTGACCTATAGGTTTATGGATACTGGTACAGATTTATTTGGAAAAGAAGTTAATTTAAATAATTACCTTACAATTTTAGGAGTACTTGATCCTTCCTTCGGAAGTGATCCAGAACCAATTGAGCTAACCCGTCTGGTCGCTCCTAAAACTTCTCGTGCTTTCGTGTTTGCAAATTCCGAAAATTATGAAATCTATCTACAGAGATTTAATATTTTTTCACAAATTCAGGCATTTTCAACTTTTGGTGATGACGTTCTAGATGATGATAATGTTGTGTATCTTTTTCTGGTACCGGATGTAACAATCAACATTCTAAGTGGGCAAGATTACTTTGATGTTCCTGCAGAAAGTTTTGTTCTAACTACCGCTCAAAAGCTTTCAATTTTAAATTTAATAGAAGATTCTGGCCAGATGATTGCCACGACAGTTGTAAAGATTTTAGATCCTGAAATTCAAAACTTCGTTGGAAATTTGGTTTTGTCTATTTTTGAAGGTTATGATCCTGAAATAATTAAGGATAAGGCAAGAACTTCTATATCGGAATATTTTATTAATTTGAAGAGAAGAGATAAAATTCCCAAATCTGATATTATCGCCATTGTTGAGGCTATTGATGGTGTGGATTCCGTTTCTTTTTATTTCGTTGGACAAGCAAATGAAGAATATCACAAAACGGTAGACAATCTACCTAACGCCAGTGCTGAACAAAAGAATAGACAAATTGGTTTAAATTCTTTTGGAGATATTGTAATTAACTCCGATGAATTAGTTTTAATTCGAGGAGGATGGTCAGATCGTTATGGTACCTTTTATGAAGTAGGTATTGTTCCAGGCAAACCTTCGGCATTGAACATTGATATTTCTTCAATCGTTCCGAAAAATTTGTCAGCACAATTGAATTCTGAACAAAGAGCAAGAATTATAGCCCAAAATCAATAGATATGGCACAAGATTTTAATCCAAATTTTCCACAAAACACCGTTAACTCTTACACTATGAGCGGTGTTAAATTCAATTCAACAACACCTTCTTTCGAAACAAGTTCAGATTTGTATTTAACAGTTGAGCAAGCTCAAATCCGATCTTATAACTTAGGATGTTCTGGTTATAGAACTGCTATCACCAATTCTGTAGGTCAAATACAATACGCTCCGTGTTCTAATTTTTCAACATATCAAACTATCATGAGGCAGATGACACCTTCAAATACACAAAGGAGATGGTACGCTTTCGATCCAAAAGAAAACATCGACGATATAAGAGATTCTATTAATGACTTTGGGTATGAAGGATTTGAATATAAGAACCAAATTTTCGAAAGGACTATGTCCAATCTTTTATTTAGAGACCCAACAAAAAACTTCATTTTAGAACATTATCAAAGGGTTGTTTATGCTCTCATTGAAAGTGTAAAGCAAATTCGAAACTACTTTAATTACACAGTTCCTTTTAACAACAGAAGAGTTTTTTAATTTATGACAGGTCTAGATCTTAAATTTTTCAACAAAAGAGGAGATCCTCTCAATTTCGAATATGTCGGACCAACTGCTTCTGGTCCATTAACTGCAACGTTTAATTATTTATCTGATCCTACAACCACTACACCCACTAGTGGATTCATGTCTTTATTAGATTTAAGTTCGAATACAATTTATCTAAGTGACACTGATCAAAGCGGTTTTTCTATTGTTCCTTGGTTTAATTCTATTGTTACTGCTTTAACGGAAGGAACAAAGGTAATGTTGACCTTCACGTACTATCCTGCACAAACTTTAGTTTGTGTTATTTCTGCTGCTACTATATCTAGTGGAGTTGTTACTCTAACATCTGCACAAATTTTGGGGTCACCCTTTATATCTTCAGGAACACCAGTTACCTGTGATACAAAATATGAAAATCTATCTGGAGGTTACTACAGAGGTTCTATTTTCTTCGATGAAGTATCTGCTGGATTGTATGAGAATGAACAGTTGTTTATCGTTCAGCAGTTCAAGGATACTTCTACTTCTAATTTATTTTTGGGTTTCCCTCACACTGGAGCTACTGGTTCCGCCAATTCCCCTTTTTGGAGAACCAGATGGGAAAATTCAACCTATGGAGATGTTGATGTTTCTAATATTATTTTTACATACCAAATTGTTGAAAATGACCCAGATATAGATGGTTTGCCATCAATTTTGAATTTTCAAAATTTGGCCGTCCCCATTATACAAAATTCAGGTGATGTTTATTCTGGAGGTTACATTCAAACACCAGAGTCTGGGACTCCATCGAAAGCTTTACAAATTAATATTGGACTGAATTCCGGAGATGTTGCTTCAAACATCTACGAAAGAAAATTGGTGATAGAAGACATTACATACGGTATAGAATCTCCTTATAAAATTGCAGAAATTTTATTTTATGGAGAGATTATCGGGGAAGATTCTAGGTTAGATGTATTAACTCAAAATTTAGGTCGCGCTTTTTTTGGAACAGATTCTGTTATTTTAAAGAACCATGATCCAAATGAAATTCTACCAAACTACGTTGAAATCAACGAAAAAAGAAAAGAATTAATGGTTGCAGGGGAGGAGATTTTTCCCTACATTGGAAGTTATAAAGGACTTATTGGAGCCCTGAAATTCTTTGGGTATCAAGATCTTCGCATCAAAGAATATTGGCTGAATTTGAATTTTAACAAGGTGAAATTGCAGCCTTTGCAACAGAATCAGGAATTTTTGGATAATTACGGTAACACATTGTTTCCAAACCAACAATCCATGATAGCCGATGTTTTGGATAATCCTAATACCGGAAAATATCGTCTTATACAAACTTATGGACCCAACGATGATGGAGAATATGTATTAGATATTTCAGGGGAAGAAACTCTAGTTCCAAGCAGGACATACAAGAAAACTGCTTTATTTGGATTGTACTATGATATAGTTAGAGCAAACGATGAATTAGACCCTTATGGATATCCAATCACGCAGGAAACCTTTTCATTCACTCAAGAAGAAGTTTTGTTGAAATTGTTTGCTTTGATGCAAAGACTAAAACAATCTTATCTTCCTCTAAATGCTAGAATCGTAGATATTACCGGGGAAGGAGTTTATTTTAACATTTACAACACAAAAGAATGGACAGATTTTCTGGACAGAAGCGACATTGAATCCGGAAATAATGTAGACTTCATTGCAAATCCGGATTTTGGTTTTATTGAAGATCTCAGAGCCTTTGGCATAAGGCAGGATCCATATGGAATTCAAGCTCCAATGAACTACAACGATGTGATCGACATTAATGTTACGGTAGCAGGACCTTCTGGCAACGTATTTCGATTCTCTGATGCAACTGGAACATCAACCTCTTTGTTCCAAGCTTCTGGTAACAACCCCACTTTGAATTTGAATTTAGGAAAAACCTACAATTTCAACTTGATAACTCCTGGTTATGATTTTTATTTGACTACTCAATCTAATTTGTCACAGATAGATCCTTTAGGGGTTGAAAACAATGGAGCAAGCGGAGGAACGGTTTCGCTAGAAGTAAATCCACAGGAACAAACGAACCTATACTATTATTCGTCAGTCAATACTTCTTTACTGAATGGCCAAATTATACTAAGTCCTTCTCCTATCTCGGATTTTGGTAATACTGTTGCCCCTTTAACAAACAATCAAAATTACACCGGACAGCAAAACTCGGCGATGCAAACTGCAATTGCTAATTTTTACTACTTCAAAGAAAACGGACAGCTTCAATTTTTAGGTGATTCAAGTCAGGATCCTATTCAATTTGTAGATCCAAGTACTGGACAATTATATGTTAATCCAATCGGAATGCCTTTGATTTTGGAGTTGGCGGTGGACAGGTGGGTTTGGGATGAAATGGGTCAGTCTTGGAATTCTTTGAATTTGCCAACTTTCACAACTCAACCTACAGCCCTCACCTGGGACACAATTGATTTTTCTGCCTACAACGAAATTGAGTGGATCATCCAAAAATCCTCCACGCAACCAGGAACCGGATATTTTTATTCTTTCAGAGGTAACATTTTAGATTTTAATAAACTAGCCCATTTTTTACCATTTACTGGACAATATGATGTTACGTGTCTTCTTTATGACTCTTTCAATTTTGTTAACCGTAAAATTAAAAAAACAGCAGTAACGGTTTCACCAAAAGAAATAACTCTGGATGCATGGACACGTTACAGAGAAAATGAACTGTACATCTGGGAACAAACGATTAGAGATTGGGATTCTTATCAATCTATTTGGGAATACCCTGCAGAGGGTAAGACTGAAAATGAAGTTGCAAAAGAAATTCCCCCTGAAATTCTCAATTTTGCTGTTTATGGTAACAACGGTAATCAAGTACAAAATTTGCAAGTGTTTGCCTCAACCCCCGCGGTTGGTGCTTCTGGAAATTTTACAATAAGCCAAAATGTTCTAACCGTAACTAAAGCTTATTCTCTTTTAATTACCGGTTCTCAGTTTGGATTTTTGAACATTTTTACTTCAGTTCCACACAACTACGTTTCGGGTCAAGGTGTTTATCTAGGTGGTTTCATGCCCGAAATAAACTCCAATTGGAATATTATTATTCCATCAGGTTCAACTGGATATTCTTTTCAAATCCCTTATATTTTGGGACCAACTGCAGGAGTTGGTTTAACGGGTGGACCTGGTTCTATAGCCGGAGCAACCGCATACTTTGTTGATCCTTCTGTGTGGAACAGTCAGACGGTTACTGGAAGCGGGAATATATCGGTATCCATTAATAATCGTGTCGTGGGGGCTACATCTTCTGGATCCAATTTGCAAGCAACTGTGAATTCTATCGTTCAGCAAATAAATTCGGTTGTAACTCAGCCAGACTACTTTGCACAGACTTTTAACCCAACATCCATCCCAGCAGTTGTAAACCTAGTGTCTGACGTTGATTCTGGAAATATAGGAAATGGAGATTCTTTGAGTGTTTCTGTTACCGGATCACTTCAGGTCGTTTCCGTTGATCCTTTTCTTTCTGGTGGTATAACTGGTTCTTCTTCTTTTGTAGAATGGAGTCCATTATCAGGAGAATTCCCAGTTGAATCTTTGAAGTATTACGGAACGAAAAATTTGAACTGGAACACTTTCAACCAGTCAACTTGGGATGAGGCATACGCCCACGGATGGTACGATTTAGAATATCAAAATGGTTGGCTTGGCGGATTTGAGATTCATTCTATGCAACTTGGTGACAATGTTAAAATTAGTACCGGCAATGAGACTTTTCCGTTTCCTGTTGGTGTTACTTTTTCTGGTCCTAGTCCGCTTACTTTAAATGAAGTGGCAAACCAATTGAATTCATCAGAAGACACTCACATTACAAATTTCTACTATAGGGTAATTCCTTCTTCTTCCGGAAATGAATCTCCAACAACTGGACCCACACAAACACAATTTACCTCTTTCCCTGTGTTAGTGGTAACTTCTCCAACTCCGCCAACAGTACTTACTCCTTGCTCGTAGAATTAAGATAAATAAAGAAAAATTCCAAATAAAATAAAATGCCAGTTAGAATTACAGGAAATCAAACGAGTGTTTGCGATTTGTGGGCTGGGACCACCATAATTTGGGCTCAGGAACCAACTTTCAATGGAATTACTGGTGGAACACAAATATCGGAAGACGAGCAAGGACTCTCTGTATTTAATGGCGGAAATTCCGATTGGGCTTTTAAAGAATATCCAGGAGTAACTGGCGATAAAACAATCATAATTAATATCAGTACCGTTGGTATTGTAAATCAAGATCCGATAGATTGTTCTGCTCCAGAACCACCTACACCATCTCCATCATTAAGTCCAACACCAACTCCAACTCTAACTTCAACACCTACGCAAACCCCTACCCCCACAACTACTCAAACTTCAACTCCTACAACCACATCCACTAATACACCTACTCAAACTTCAACTCCTACAACCACATCCACTAATACACCTACTCAAACTTCAACTCCTACAACCACATCCACTAATACACCTACTCAAACTTCAACTCCTACAACCACACCCACTAATACACCTACGCAAACTCCAACTCCTACTTCTTCAGCAACACCTACGCAAACTCCAACTCCTACAACCACACCCACTAATACACCTACGCAAACTCCAACTCCTACTTCTTCAGCAACACCTACGCAAACTCCAACCCCTTCATCCACTCCATTTGCAGATCCAACTGTTTTATTTGCAGGAGTTTATACACCCAACGAATCTGTTTGGTGTGTTGGAAGGAATTTAACTGTTTTCAGTGATGGTGTTTGGTCAGTTTATGATTCATCAAATTCGGCTGTTCCATCCAATTCACCTTGGTACCTAGATACAAGGTCAATTTCGATTGATACCAACGACACCAAATGGGTTGGATGTGCAGTTTCATCTGCTACATCACAGGTATTAATATTTTCCGTAGAAGGACCCAATGCTGCTACCGGTTCTTCTTGGAATTTGAGTGAATTTAATTTAGGATCCCCGAATTGGGAGGTTCCTTTAATTTATGCAAGTCCATTTGGTCAAGAAATTTTAGCAGTAATTTCTCCCTTGAACGGAGGAGTTCCAACTGGAGCTACGTGCAATCCTGGTCCAACTGGAGGATATCTTTGGAAATATAACAAGATAACAGAAAAATGGCAAGAGGTTTCTCCTGGATATGTTTGGCCAACAATTCATGACATCAAGGCGAAGGGAGAGGGTGGTACAGATTGGTCTTATTATATTGCAACGGACGAGGGGCTTCAAATTATCAACTCTGGAACTTTAATACCTCAAAATTTGCAGGACGGGACTATCTACCTGCCTGAATTGAAAAAAATCAGTAAATTCAACTCCTCGTTAAATTCAGAAAGGGTCTATTCTGTAGATTTTGACGAGAATGGTAATTACTGGTTGGGAACAGAAGATGGATTAACATATTGGGATGGCCAAAAGTTTTACAATTGGGCAGTTCCAGTTGTCTTGCCTGTGACCAAGGTTGTTTCAGTACCCTATGGACACGTGTTTTTCCGATGTGGGAATCCACAATCGAATCCGCCAACTACCAATGGATTCTATCATTTCAATGGGGTTAATTTTACACACTATGATTCTTCAAATTCTGGATTACCATCGGATATTGTTGTAGATTTTGATGTGGCAACGACTAAATCAATTGAAAATTCAATTACCACTTATCCCTACAATCTTTGGATCATTTCAGGAAACAATATTGTTTTATTCGATTATGTATTACCTCACGTGTATGCTTCCAGTAATTTCGAAGGAACCACTGGATGGAATTTTTTAAGCTACACCCCTTCACCTACTGGGGCAACCTCAAGTCAAGTACTTCTGCCTAAAGTTCAGAAGTACAATTGGGTTTATCCTTCTTGGCAAGGATATGATAATGCAGACTTGGCCCTAAACCATCCTGGAATGGATCCTAGAAATTTATTTTTGACTACAAATTTTAAATCTATAGCCAATGGAGAAGCAGGAAACCAAAACTATTGGAACTGGGGTCAAACCACAACTTATGAGCAGCAAATCCAAGCACAAGAAATTCCAGATTATTCTTGGATGATTGGAATTACATCCTCTCCTTCTACATCACAAACAGTTGTGGTTACATCAACCACTAGATATGGAAATTTGAATGTTTTAGGTGGATATTCTAACGAACAATTTATAAACTTTGGTCCATCTAGCAACACTGAAGAATCATACATATTTGAAAATCCAAATTTTTCTGGAGCAACTGGGGAAGTTGGATTTTTAACTTTTTACACCGATAAAGGACAGGTTCAGGGAGTTATACCTTTCCGCGGAGGAAGAACTAGAATTTTGGATGTCAAACCTTCATTCGATGGAAACTCGTTGATCGTAGCTGGGAAATTCACTTCTTATTTGGAAGCAGGAGAATTTGTTTGGAATACAAGATTCCCAAATGCTGCTGATTTGACCATAACTGGTGTTACCGGACCTACTGGAGGTCCAATTGGATTCTCGAATTTGTCAACACCTGGAATAACTGGAAGTTTTGATTATCCATGGATTTTGAATGGACCTACCTCTGGAACCGGTGCGTACATTCCAGATCCAGGTTTGCTTTACGATGAACCAGCCTATTTTATAGCAGAAGTTGATTTCGATCTGGGGGATCAATGCAGTTATGGGGGAATTGATTTTGCCACCCAGTCTTTACAGTCTAGATTCAATTTGAAAAAATTTAGATATTTCCCTGCAATTGATTCTGCGAATAACCCCATATCCGGTCCTACTGGTTTTTACCCTATTGGTATAGGAGTAAGCGGAGGAACGGAATTATCCATCTCGCAAAATTCAATTCGTCTCATGAGCAATTTCATTGGAGGATATTCCACATTGAAAAATGATTATTCGAACGAAGGAGATTTGCCTGTTTCACCTGAATTTATTTTTAGTCCAATTCAAAATAACACATATTTACCAAGTGCATTTGTATTGGAAATGAATTCAGAATTTTCTTTGATTAATGCAAAAGTAATAGGAATGACGGGAGCTGGTTCTTTTGCTGATTCTCTTGTTAGTCTTCCCAACTCCCAAACTTTTCTAACCTCTGGAACATCCACCCATGATGTTAATTTTGGTGGAATTACCATTTCTCATCCATCCGGAGCAACTGGATTTTCTTATCCTTGGGTTTTGCTTTCTAATTCAAATTTTGAAGGAATAACTGGTGCATTTGTACGTAACTATCAAATAAATAATTCTAACTATCACACAGGTTGGCACAAAACAATTAGAGCTTTTAATAGCACATCGACCTACTACACCGCTTTCTTGTTTACAGGAGATGCTCTTATAGAAGGCGGAGGAACTAACGAAATTGTATCTGGGGTTTCTGGAGCACTTCAGGGTGGGATCTTATCCATTTCACCAGGAGGAAAAATTCAATCTGAATCAAATTTCGAAATTCTTCCTTCTTCTTACGAAGATGTTTATGTTACAAGAATTACAGAAGTTCAGGGATTAAGAGGAAATGGTGATTATTATCTTTCGGTGAATTATCCTTTACAACCTGGAGTAACAGGAAGCGGAAATTTAATTCAAAAAAGAAACATATCTGGAACATTTATCGATTCTTTTTCCACCTTTGAACCTGGGCAAACCGGAACACAAAATGAATTATTTTTCACAGTTTCTCCTGATTTGAATATTTTCATAACAGGAACAAATCAAGGTTTGACTGGCCCGACGGGTTTACCATATCCCTCTTCTAATTTTTCACCGTTCGTTTCTTTCCTTGAAAGCTATAAACCCCCATTGGGAGTAGACGAAGGAAATATCATATCCCGTGCGGGATCGGGAGCGTGGACTTGGGTAGATGTTCACAATTCGGACAACAGTCTTTATGTTCCAATGTTATCCACAGTTTTCTTTTCTAATTATGCCTCTGAAATTTTTGGAAAACAAAACAACCGATGGATTCTAAGCAATGCCAGAACTGGGGAGGTAATTTTAGATGTTAAATTTACACCATATTTTATTTACACATTTACAGAGTCAGATTATTATACCATACAAAATACTGTCGAGGATTCGGCTGGAAATGTTTACCAAGTTTCAAAACCTGCCTTTGTGTCTGTGGTTAATCAATCTATACCAAGAGCCAATGATCCCAACCCATTGCTCGTTAATTCTGCAGACTACGGATACGTTGCTCCTGGTAGAGACTTCGAATCCCAATATGCAGATTTAGACAGACAAATTTTAGAAGACCAAATTATAATTAGATCTCAGAATGTTTCAAATTATGGGTCTGGTCTTAAATTAACAGACGATCCAAATTCGACTTTTATAGGAAACTAATTATTTAGGTTTTGTGTTTCCCGTTACGCCCACAAGTTTGTATTTCCATTGTTCGTATCTCCTAACTATTTCTTTCAGAATTTTGCTCCGAACAATATCCTCTTCGGCAAAACGAAATTCCCCAACTCCTGAAATTCCTCTGACTAGTTCTACAAAGATGGGTAAAGCTACCTTTTCATATGCTATATCGTGCTGTGTTATGTCTCCAGCTACTAAAACTTTAGATCCTTCTCCAACTCTAGAAATATAAAGCATGAGTTGTTTCATGTCGCAATTTTGGGCCTCGTCTAAAATCATCATGGATCTATCGAAGGTAGCACCTCTCATATAAGCCAAAGGTCTGAATTCGATAGTACGTTCTGAAATTAATTGTCCTAATTTTTCCTTTGAGATTATTTTCTCCATGGTGATTAAAAAACTTTCCATGAAAGGACTAATTTTTTCGCTAACATCTCCTGGTAAACTACCTAGCTTTTCTCCTGATTCTTGAATTGGTTTTGTAAAAATTATTCTTTCAATTTCTCCCCTTTGAACCATCTTTAAAGCTGCGTAGCATGCTGAAAAAGTTTTGGAAGAACCTGCAGGACCCCAACAAAATGTGATTGTATTTTTGAAAATGGTATCGCAATAATTTTTTTGTTTTTCTGTGAAATTTACATCGTAAAAATCTTTAGCTGTTAGTTTGCTTTTTGCTGTGGGCATATTTTAGTGTTGTGAATTGTTTTGATATATATTCAAAATTAAAATTTGAAATAATGTCAACTGTTAGTACAACCTCAATTTTAGGTTCAGATTCCATTTCAGCATCAAGAACAACCATCAATTCCAATTTTCTTCTTTTGCAAAATTGGATTAACCAGTATGTTGATGTATTCGGAATAGATTCGGTGAATGGAATCCTGGATTTATCTGCCGCTTCTACTGGAAGAATTTCAGCTAAAACCGGTAAGTTCGATCAAATCATAGTCCCTGTAGGTGGAACAGCTTTAGCACAAATTAATTCCAACGGATCGAGTCAATTTGTGAGTGTTGCATCAACAACTTTAACTGCAAGCGGGGCCAGCATTTTCAATGGGACTCTAACTTCAAATGGTACAGTTACATTTGGTTCAACCACAAATTTATTGGGAAGTAACAACCTTAGTGGAGCTTTTAATATATTACTTGGAGGTCATTTTGTAGGACAGAATACCATTTATGATTCTGGTGCAACTGCCGGACAGCCTTTCGCACAGCCTTCTTCTGGAGGAGGTGGAAGATCTTCTTCTTTGTCTGTTCCATACCAAATTACTGGAATAGAAGACGTGATTTATGCCCAGTGTGGACCCGGTTGGTACATGTCTGTAGGTACTACCGGTGCGTCGGGATCTGCTTTAGTAGCTGGAACTAGAATTACAATCGTTAATACTAGTGCCACTGGTGGATTTTTAGCTACTGGAGTTCAAAATTCTGGAGCCTATTATACTGGATTCAATACGGATGCTTCTTACGCCAACTTTCCATCTGCTGGTATAACGTGTGACTCTGGAAAACCTTATCAATCTGTTATTACTTTACAATGGGAGCCTAGAATTTCCCAGGGAACTGGAACACAGCAAGGATCTTGGGTTGTACTTTCCTCTTCCAATATGACATTTTAACAAAAAATATGGCTAAAACTCCTTTTATACGTCCATTACAAGTTCAAGGTGGTACCTTCTACGCCTTTTCTTCGGCTGCTGAAGATCTATCATTTACATTCAACAACTCTATAAATCAATTCAAGTTTTCGAAATTTGCCTTGTTGAATATCCCCAATATTGATTCCACAAATCCTCTTGGTAATACTTTGAAACTCAACGCTCCGGACAGTGCTTTTTTGGATAAAGCAAGTGGGGCAAACCAAATTATTACATCCAATCAAAACGTTAATTTTTCCCAGAGTTTTCAAAGTTATTGTTTGAATTTAGAAACCACTATTCTAAGCGGTAACAATTATGATCAATCGTTAAAACAAAACGTTTCAGAAAGGGTTTTTTGGAAGTGGATAAAGGAATTAGGAGGAATAAGATTTCAGCCAGCTAATTCTTCACAGGTAGTTTCGACTTTAGACCAAAATACTGTTTTGACTGTAAATGGATTGCCAGTAACTCAGAAAAGATATGTTGAAGGAGATCCATCCGGAGGAACCGGTTCTTATGGATTGACCGGAGCAACATACAATAGGGTAGTGCAGTACATTGGTAATTTAGACATTGTAAATTCAGTTAAGAATAACAATAACACTTACTCAGAGGTGTATGTGATGGTTCCAACCAAAGACGGTAATACTCCTACAGTTCTATTTAAAAATGTTGTCGACCAAAATTATCCGATGGATTTTGGGTGGACCAATAACCCACAAGATCCTTTAAATGACGAGTATCTGACCGGAAGATCATACAACGAATTCAACCCCAGTGGTTTGACAAATTTGGCTATTTTTGACTGTGACGTTTTAGGATCACCTTCCGTAGAGTTCGAAAATACTTCCAATGGATCGACCGGTTCTGGAAATTGGTATTCCCCAAGAGCAATTGCTGATTCTTATTTTACTGATGCTACATTCACTAATCCTGCCGCTCAAATTTTAGAAAAATCATTTAACGGCGGAACCACTGGCAATGCATATCAAAAATACGTCAGAACAACTTTGGATTCTATCGGCATCGATTTTGATCCAAGTTCTTATCAACAGATCGTAAGTAATCCTGCTATTTCTACATTGGAGGAATTCAATGCTACTTCCGAATCTACCGATTTTTCTTTCAATGCTGTTTTGATTTACTATGATGTTTATGATCCGGCAATTCCTGCCGATTCTGCCACCAATTTATACGGAGTTCTTTTTCTAGATGATGTACAAGATACTGGGATTGGAACTTCCGAAATTCCTGGATTCAAAAAATTTAAACCAAATCCTGTTACCAAGTTGAATGGTAACTCATTTGGACTGAAGCTGAACATCAAATTTGACGTAGATATCGATCAAACTGGAGTAGAACAGGCAATAAACGATTATTCTCCTTTCTCACTGTCCATGTTTATGGATGCCATGAATGTTTTGCAAGATGCTTCAGGTACTTTGAATAACACTGCTGCCATTTATGCGAATTTGGAAGACCGGGTCAACGCTTTAGAAAATCTAGTTTTAACATCAGATACAACTTTCACATTCGATCAAAGGATTTCACAACTAGAAAATACATTGGCTGCAAATCAGGCTTTGTTCAATAATACTCAAGCCGTAATGGGATTAATCAACCAAAATTATGAGTTGATACGGGCAATTATTAACAATGAAACCTCAGTTGAAATTTCTTATAACTTAAATTTAATCAAACAGGGCCAGGGAATAATTGTTGATAGATCAGTTCCTAATCAACTAACGATTTCTAACAACAATCAAGATTATAACGTGGGGCCTAGGAAAGGAACGGTAACTTTACAGAATAATTCCCCAAATAGAATTCCTCTCCTAACATTCGGTAACTATTACAAGCATGTCAACAATGGGGTTCCGATTACTTTGACCTCTGATTTGGTTATAAGACTAGATGATTCTACTGTAAATTGGAAACTAGGTCAGATCATGAGATTTTGTTTTGGTGATCAAATTATACCTGGTAATTTCAATGTTAATTTCTTGACAAATTCACAAGGTAAATATCCACTCTCTAACCCAACCCAAGTACCATATTCTACTTTAATTCTTTCTTTAACCAACAATGAATTTGCCCCGTATGATTTCAAACCTGTTTTTGATATCATATGTGTAGATCCGGAAAATTTAATATTCCAGGTGGATCATGTTGGTAAAAGCATAACTAATAACTCGTAAAATTCAAAAAACATGTCAGGCACACAAAACAGTATTAGTTCTTTAGTAGCTCAATTCCTGAGATTGCAAAAGAACGCGTTGGAAATTATAAATGGCTTGAATGAGGTTGCGACCTCTACGAACCAGACAGTACAAATTGAAATGCTGGATGAAGCGGGATTACCAACAAATGTTAGCATTCCCGCTTATGGCTATTTAAGTTCTCAGATCCAAAGGCTTGATTCAAATATTCAGGCTTTAGCGGGGTTAGGTGACAACTTTTCTACAGTAAGAAACCCAGATGGTACTTATTCTCAAATTTATAAGTCAGAGCCACTTCGCGATCCTAAACCTTTTGTTAACTTGCAAGTTCCCAGCACATTTGCAACCAGAGATAATTGGTTTTTCGAAAGTTTTCTAACACCTTTATTGTACATTAGTATAGATGTAACGGGGCAGCTACCTGACGATGCGGATAGAATTCTGATTAAAAGAATTATAGCCAATACCGAGACTGATGAACAAAAAGCATATTTCGATGCCAATCTGAACGGTAGAAACAACATAGGAGAGCAAGAATTTATTAATTCTTTGACAGATAATGGAATTTTCTATTTTGTTGATGAAGAAGTTATTCCTTTACCTTTAAGAACCATTAGAAATACTGGGAATTTTAGTGTTTTATCATTTTACGATGACACGGTCAGCACAACAGATTCAAATGGACAAACTGTTCAAGAGACCAGGAGAAATTACAAGTTGAATTCTGTTCAATATACAGATACTAGTACTGGTGTAACAAACGGTAGGACTTTAGATGTTGGAAATTTTCTTTTAACTCCAGATGGAACTAGATATGAAATTATCTCCATTAATATTAACCAGACCTCAGTTCAACTAAAAAGAACATCTGGATTTCAACCCGTAAGCATAGGCCCAAATTCCCTCACTTTACTTTCTACCCAATTTAATCCAAGATTCGTAGATGTAAATGTTGGATATAACGAAAGACAAGGGGTTTTCTTTAAAAAAATCGACGACAACTACAACATTGTTGCTTCGTCTTGGTCACCTGGAGTTGTTTTCTGGAGCAACCAACTTAGAATTAATACAACAGGTGGGGTACAAACTTTAGAACAATTTTATCTTAATTCCGTAGCTGATTTGGGTCAACAGATGTTAGCTATGGCGAAAGAAAAAAAGATTTCTGCCATCTCTGGATTGACTCCGGATGCTCCTACTATTGTTCCAACAAACTTTAGAGTTGTTCCTATCAACACACAACTAACACAGTCTACTGATGTACAAACACTGAATAACCAAGTTGCTTTGAAGGCAACTCTTCAAAGTGAAATTTCTCAGTTAGACACTGCCATAAACACAACTAGAGCACAAATCAATTCTGCGAGTAATACTTCTGTGATTGCTCAAACTCAAGTCGGTATAGCATCACTAGGAGCTTCTACAGCTACAAATTTGACCAACACAACGCAAAATGTACAGGCTTTACAAGCTAATTTGAATTCTTTAACACAGCAAAGAGTTCAAAAACAGCAACTATTAGCTTCGACAATCAGTCAAATTTCTACAACTTCTTCTTCTACTCCACAACTTTTGGCAGAACCTAAATATCGTGTTAGAGGTTTTTGGCCTATCCCTCCTCCCAAAGTAAATCCTACTACAGGGCAACAGCAGGTAATTCAATTTATTATCGAATACAGATATTTAAGTGATTCAGGGGTAGCCCCTGCTATTCAGCAAATATCTTATCAAGATAATAACGGTCAGGAAAAAACAGGAGCTTTCAGTAACTGGAATAGAATTATAACTAATATAAGATCTAAAGTTTATGATGCGAGCTCTGGTACTTATGTTTGGGCTCCAGAAATTACTGCCGATGCCGATGCCAATAACATCAATCAATTGGATATTCCAATTACTAGCGGCGAACAGGTAGAAATTAGGATTAAGTCTGTTTCGGAAGCTGGGTGGCCAGAAAATCCGATTACTTCGGATTGGTCTGAATCTGTGACAGTTTCATTCCCAGCGGATGCAACAACAGAAAGTGCAGTTGTTTCATTAACTACAAATTTGAAAGATGAAGCTTTACTTGCTATACAGCAGGACCTTTCTTCTAGAGGAGTAGATGCTTTATTGAATAGACAATTCACAGCCGGATCTAAAACTTTTTTGATCGATGCTCCAGTAATTTCTAGTGGTTTTACAGATGCTTCTGGAAATCCAGTAGATCTTTTCCAAAAACTAACAGATCTTCAAAATGAAATTGCTTCTTTAAAAGCTATGATAGATAAGTCAGTTGGAATCTTGGAAGTTCAACTGGTTGATGAAGCTGGAAATACCCAAATTATTACAAGCGGTCAGACGTTGAGGGTGAATGCAGGTTATTACAACCAAATTTTCTTAAATGCCACTACAAGTGACGCAGGAAAAATTGCTGCTAAAATTTATCAGCTAAAATTAGTAAACACAGCTGCTGGTTTATTGGAATTGTCATCTTCTTTGCCGGGAGGCTTAGACGTAATTGCCGGGGTTTCAACTGCGTACACTTTACCTCCTGGATATTCCCAAAATTTACGATATGGAGAAATTGGTATTTCTGTAACTTCTTTAACTGCAGCAGACATTATTCCTCAAGGATCTACTGGATCGGCGAACAATCAATCTTTTGAACAGTTAAGACAAGCTACACCATATGCTTCAGGAAACGCTAACAGCCAATTTATTTATCCCAGATGGAAAAGTGTAGGTTTGGACCAGGAACTTTATTTTAATGCTGAAACACAACCTTACACTTCCGGTTATGATTATTCGGGTAACGGAAACGGCCAGCCCTTAAATGGACCATCACTTATTCCATTTGACCCTACAGATTCTTCTGTTCCCACGGCATCTGGATCAAATGGATCTGTTTGGAATGGTGGTTATACTGGTTCAACTGGTGCTTGGGTGGGTTTGGGAAATGGTACTCTAAGTGAATTTTGTGTTCACAAAAACCATCCTGCTTTAAATACTGGTTTGTCCTTCACTAATTTAGTTAAACCTAACTATGCTAATAATGGTACGGTTGTTTATCCTTATTTTAGACAATCTGATTATTTCTACACGGATTCTACCTTTAACAATTATTGGATGCAGCTAGGATATACCCCAGTGACTCAAGATTTTGTACAGGGAGCAACTGCCTCTAGAGAAGATTCCATGTACCCTCTCAAATTAGGTTTCGAAAGTAACGATGAATGGCTTATCGGAAAGTACTCATGTGGTTCTTATTTGTTTTTAGGACCAGCTACTTCTTCTTTGGTACAAGTACAAGGATCAACTTCTTTGGCCAATCAAACGGTTCAACAGGGAATAAATAATGCTATTATTATACCCATCATCTTCCAATTTAGAGCAACAGATAAGCTGGGATATATTGGCGGATTTAATGCCGCTGGAAATCCTACCAATATTACTTACACCAAAAAAATGGGATTAGACATTCAGGTAAGAAATCAAAGCACATTTTCGTTTGACTTAGAAGTAAGCGCAAAATACAAAAATGACACTCTATCTTCTAGAAATTTCTCTTCTCAAGGCGGAACAAATTTAGGATAGAATGAGCACACCAATCTCAACACCCATCCCTGGACCAATCTGTGGACCTGGCCCCAAACTATTTGACTCTAACTCATCTTTTGGTGTTCTAAGAACAAATCCAAAAATAACAGGAAATGTAAAAATTACTTTGGATTCCGAAGGAGAAGTTTGGTTAAATTCTATGGATGCAAATCCTACTTTGAGTGATCAGAAATACAAAAAATATCGGGTAAGCGGAGAACTTTCTTATGGAAAAGATATTCAAAAATTTTTCTCAGGAGGAAAAATCCAACGAATTTCTTTAAATCCTGATGTTATTTTCGAAGTTGGTAAATTTACCGACGGGGAAAATAAACCGGTAGAGAATTTTGCATCCCAATATGATTTTTTTTATGGATCTGGAGCTTCAACTTTAGTCGATAGAAATTATGCTGAAAATTTCAAATTTTTTCAGCCTTTATGGTTGAAAGATGAATTACCTGATTTTTTTGTCGTTTTTAAAGTTCCCGAACCTTTAAGCTACCCATATTCTACAAATCAAACACAAATTGTAGACGGTTCTCAATACAAGGTTATACAAGAAATTTCATCAACAGAAACCTTTTCGATTACTTATGGAGTTGACTTATTTGGGAATCCCATTGTTTATTCTGCCGGACAATTTTTTACCGGAAACACAGTTTATTCATCTTATAATATAATTTCTGGTACTGGTAAAGTAGTTCTAATGGATGAGTTGTTATTCCAGCCTCAAGTGGATGACGTTGATTCTTATTTCAATTCTAAAATACTTCCTTATGCTTCTGTTATTTCTACTTTTGATTTAAGGTCAAATACGAAGATCGGGAAATACATTCGATCAATTGTAAACAATCCCTCTTTTTCACAATCACCAATCGACTTTTCTTATCAACTAAATGCCTATACATACTTCAACGGAATAGATATTCAAACCGGTGCCTTCACGAAGAAAGGTGAGCTTTTGTATGATTTTTTAATTTCAAACGAATCAACACCTCAAATCGATTTCGAAAATTATGTGACTGAAGGTTTTTCTAGAAATGGAATCATAGCTCCGAATCTTCTTAATTTAGAATTTCTTTTCGATGATCCAGATTCAAACCTTTACACCATAAACAGATATTTCGGTGCTTACGTGTCGAAAAACTGTTTGGGTAGTTTTAAAATGAATGGAAATTTCTTTTATACCTATAGGGATTCAGCTGGTAACAATAACCTACCAAAGCCATCTTTGAACAATGTTGGATTTTATAATTCTACTCAAAATAATTTTCAAAGTAGCACTACCGGAGTTAGACTTTATTATGAAGGTGCCACTGGATGGATTCCAGGATCTTATGATGTTAATGTGGCAGATCCACAAAAATTATTTTATATCACTGATAAGTTTGATAGATTTTACAGTTTGAAAAGATTTGAAAATTACAATTCAAACACCAATTCCTGGATAGACAACACCCCGGTAGAGGCACAATTTGGACCCTTCACTAACGGAACATTTTCAACCGGTGCTACTTCTGGGTGGAAAACTGGTAATCTAGTAATTCCAAATCGTAGCGTTAATCTTTTAGATTTCACTGGTCCAGGGGAAAAAATAGGAGGATATAGCGGGATCTTACCAACTTCTGAAGGACATGCTAACATCGACATAGAATTTCTCAAGGTCTCTGATCCAAATAAACCTGTAACTTTTAAAGTGATTTGGCCTGGAGGTAGTCAGGGAAATCTGATAGAAAAATATGATCTAATTCAATCTGGAAAATTGGGAGGTACTGTTTTGGGATGGAAAGCTGGTTCTTCTTATAACTCCGGAAATATCAATTACTTCAATTTGTCACAGGGAACTACAACTGATGTTGCCTTTTCATTTTGCTCTTGTGTTAACAATATAAGTTCAATTGTTTGGAATTCTGCCAATTCGAAAAATTCTTCTATAATTAGGGCTAAAAATCCTGGACCTAATTCCAACACACAATTCAAAATTGGCGTTTTCTCCGATTATTCTTCTTTTGAAAATTCGTATGTAGGAATTTGGTCCAACACCTCTTCTTATAATATCGGAGACATTGTTTCTTTCTTCGATTCCTACTTTCAAGCTTTGAATCCAATTAGTACACCCGCTTTAGGAAATCTAAATCCTGAACCAATTTCGAATCTTGACTGGTTACCTTATCAAACTTTCACTGAAGAAGGTTTTTTGAAAATTGCTGGTTTAGATGCCTCAGATTTATCTGGAATTGTTAATTTTAGAGGTGGTTCTAAAGAAATTAAATCTAGAGTAATTTTCTCTTCTGAAGAAAAAGATAAGATTGTCCCTGGTACATGGATAGAGGTAGAAAGTGGGCGTGGTGTAACCGGTTCTGTTTCAATGATAACTGAAATAACACCATATGTTGAGGATCCTATCTATGCCAATGGATCGGATTTGATTTCTGGGTTCAGAGGTTATGGTGAACTTCTGATTGCTCACCTCCAAGACAAGAATGCTGTTATCAATTTGGGATCTGATGGTAATTTCAATTTATTTGAAATTGTAAGTTTAGAAAGCGGTGTTTTTTCATTTTTTGATTTGAAAGATTTTGATTTTGATTTTTTATCTTCAACATATGGGATGACCCCAACCCCAGAATTTCACAGATATTTTCAATTAATTCCAGGTCAATCTGGTCAAATTATAAATGGGGTGAAATATTTGGTGAGACAGGGACAGATTAGATACGAAACTACTAATTATGTGTCTGGAGAATCTTTCATAGGAACCACAACAGATTTTTTCACTGACGCTGGTTCTTCGACAACGGGATTTACTGCTGTTGTCCTTCCAGCTATTTTTACACAGGTTGGATGGGTGAATGATACTTATCCATACAACATGTCACAGATACAGGCAGAACAAAATTTGAATTCTTTTATTGGTTTCTATGGAATACAATCAATAACTAGTGTGAATCCAATTCCAAATCAAAACAACAAGGAAGAAATTTTCAATTATGGAAAATTAGAAACAGAATATCAATACCTCCAAGAAAACTTCACCGTTCCGAGAGCAAATGTTTCTAGAGTAGTACCATTTATTAATAAATGGGGATATCTTGGTGGAACCGATGTAAGAGGTAATCCTTATCGATTGAATTCTTCTCCTGCTTTTGCGCCAACTAATTTTTCCCCGAGCTTCGAAAACGATTCACAAAACCCTGGATATTTTACACACGAGTGGTTTCTTCTGGAAGGTGTTCCTAGACAATTTCCTGCTAACAAAATTTTAGAGCAAAACAGTTATTTACCAGGTAAGATTGATTTAGATTCAATTAGAGATGCCAATCCAAACCTGAGTCTGTATGCCTATTCATTTTTTACAGTTGAGCCTAGCGACTATCCAAGTCCTTATTATGACCCAAGTAATTTCACAAAAGAATTTTTCACACCATTCAATTACAACCCAGCTTCTGGATTTTATGATACAGTTTTCAGGGGGGTGAAAATTTCATTGAAAAGAAGGAGCACATTACCCAATCCACCATCAGATCTTGATAAATTTGTTTTGAATTATAGAGGGTTCGAAGGTTACAATTTTTCATCTATTTTGAGAGTTGTACCGGAAGATCCAAATATTATACAGGCTCCAGTTTCATATGAAGTAATCGAAAACGTTCAACAAAAATTTGTGATATTTGTCACAACTGTTGTTATACAGGATTACCGGGCATTTCCTCTTGGATACACGGGTGGAACTGGGGCAGATCCTTATTTAGATTATCTTTTGTTATACAGTTTAGGTGATAAGAAACAGGATTCCGGAATTGGTCCAACTGGAGATCCAGGTCCAACGGGTTCATTATTGTATGAGATTTCGGATATCAAACTTTCTTCTGCTTTGGATTTATCTATTACTTCTAACTCTTTTGTTGGTACAGCAGGAAATTTAAATCCAGTTTATTTAATTCCAAACCAAAACTTTGACACTGACCTCAGGGAAGAAATTAACCTTTTTTACCCTGCTGGATCTACCGGAAGTGTGGGGGTTACTGGACCAGGAAGTTTTGTGGTACCAAGTCAAAATTATACTTATCCTTGGCCTACTGGAAGATCTCAAAATTTGGTAAATTTCCAGGCCGTCCAATCTCCAGATTATGTTTTTAATATTCCATTTGCTTTTAGTAATCCAGTAACAATTCCTGTAGGACCAAGATCAGCATATGCCAATTATCCAGTTTTTCAAGTAGAGGGGGGAGAAAATTATTTCAAATTTATCATGAAGAGAATTTCCCTATCCCAGATTTTTGAAAGAGTAAACGGAGACAGCCCATACATTAAATACACAACCTATGAGTGGGACCAGCAAAGTTCAACAACCAAAGCAACTACAAATTATTTTCAGATTTCCTTAACTAAACCAACATCTATTTACAAACCAACTGGAGTTTATCCTCAGCCAAGTTATAGTGGTCCTCAAACTTTAGGTAGAAGCAAACCAAGCGGATTTGAAATTGTTAATGGAGGATCAAATTACTCCTCTGATATTTTAAGATATGGTGGGCCTTACCAACCTTTATTCAAAAAAATATTTAAATTCAAGGAGGATAAGACCGACACCTTGACAAACTATCCTTCTGTTGATTTGAGTTTTAGAAATTGCACTTTTGCTCCTGAACAGCTTGATTTTGGAAAGATAGTTAATTTGGGTTATTCTAAGGTTTCTTTAGGAGCTGATATTTTACAAGATTCTCAAAATTTACCGCAAGGTCCTAAATATCCATATGTAGGTCAAAGTCCAATTTTCTACAAAGATTTTTCTGTCTTTTTGTCTAGTTGGGATCCAGGTTATTATAATTTGTATACTTCATCTACACAACAAACCCCGGTTGCCGGAACTAGATCTATGAAAGAATTGAAGTCATTCTTAGGTTCTAAAATGATGCAAACACCCTACACCATAACAATTTACACATTCATCACTTTAGAAATATCTAGAACAAATGGAACCACAGATGTTCAAGAGATTAACTTGTTGGCCAACAACTCAATTTCATCTATACAGAATTTAAATTCGATCACATCTAATACTGGAGTAGGTCAGCTTGGAACATATCTGAGTAGCGTTGATCTATCAGTTTTGGATGAAAACATTTTTCCCCAGGTAGAAGTTTTATGGCAGAAAAATCCCATTACCAATACCGTTAGTGGTTCAATCCGATTAGATAGAATTTTAAGAAGATATCTTTTGAATTCTGGTATTTCTACAGTCTTTGTAAACAATATGGTTAGCGAATTTGGTGTTGGTAATCCCAATAACATAAATGATGATATAGACACTTACATACAAGAAAATATTAACCCAATTTATGAAGGTATCACTTTTGATTTGTTCGTGAAGAAAACCGGGCAAGCTTTGTCATCCACTGAAATTTTGGTCAGAGGGGATTTGATCAATCCTGATAGAATTAGATATGCCTACAATCCACAGCCAAATTTCAAGCTAACTAAAATCACAGATTTAATTTACACCTTTGAGTATTCCTTGACTGAATCACAAAATTATTCTTTGACCTTCTCTTTCAGAATCCAAAAAATTTGAGATTTTTGACTTGAGAATATATAAGCAAAGAATTTACAGTCATGCCAACACTAAACATTCTGACCCTAAATCAGGGTGATACACAAGAAGATATTCGCAATAAAGTAAATGCGAATTTTGACTCTTTGGTGTTAAATGGAGGTGGACCTCAAGGGGTTCAAGGCCCTCAAGGGGATCAAGGACCAGTTGGATCTGCTGGATCTCAAGGGGATCCTGGTGAACAAGGTACCAGAGGAACTAAGTGGTTTGTTGAACCCTCCCAGCCATCTGGTGGATCTGGAGACGAAATATTAGTGGGTGATTATTGGGTTGACACACTTAACGACAACTCAATTTATCAATTTGATAATTCAGGTTGGGTATCAACTGGTTACACCTTGCAAACTTCTGGGATTTTCTCCACTCTTTCTGGAATCACCGGTCCAACAGCTGGTGCAAATGCTATTGTGTTAAACACGCCATTTCCAAATTTATACACTACGGTTTTATCTGATGCTATTTCTACACAATCTACTGCCAATCCTTCTTATTCAAAGTTATTAATTGCAACTGATTCGGCGAATGATTTTCCATTATTGGAATTTGCTAAAACAAATGCTGTAGGGATTGGAACTCCATCGGATTACACAAGACATCCTCAATTCAGATGGATGAATCCAAACCAGCAGAATTATAATCTTTTATTTTCTGTTCCTCAAGATTCTATGCAATTTAATTCTGGGGGAAATATGTCAATACAAAGTACCGGCGGGGATATTCAAATTACTGCCCCACAAGATATCGAGATCGATTCACAATCTCAAATTTTGATGTACGCTGCGAATCAAATTTTGTTACAGAGCGAACAGATTGTTTTTTCGTCCAATAATTTCCAGATGAGTTCCAGTGCAATGTCAATTTTTACCCAGGTTTCGGTGAATGCAAACACAACTAATCCTGCTTTACAGATATCAAATTCTGGAACAGGAGGTGGACTTCAAGTATTTTCTAATTCAACCAGTTCCTCTACTAATATAGTTGATTTTCAGTCAGGCGGAGAAACTAAATTTTCTATTAATGGGCAGGGAAAGGTTTATATGAAACAAACTGCCAGTTCTGTTAAATCAATCAGTTCATCTTCTGACTTAACCATATCTTTTACCCAATATTGGTTGCTGAATACATCAACAGTTAACCACGGAAACACTGTTCTTTTTGTTCCTCCTGTTTCTGGTGGTTCCAAAGGGTTGATGATCTCAATGGGAAGTTTTTCGGGTAGCTGGTCAAATTATCTACAAAATTACGAGTCTATTCAGCTTTCGATTTCAGTAGTGGACCTCGGTAACGCTATCAGATATTTAGCATTAGGAGATTCTAGCAACGCAATAATTGGTAGCGCTGTTGATTTTGGGTCTGGGACGGAACAAAGATTTATCAACTTAACTATTATTAGAAACAACTCAGCTACTAATTATCTTGTTTTTTACAATACATGTGGGGGACTTTGTGGTAAATTTTAATTCCTATTTCTAATCATGTTTAACACTAAATTCATTTTACCTGGTGATGATAAGGATCAAATTATCTCCAAAATAAATTTCAATTTTCAACAAATTTTATTCAATGGGGTTGGATATGATGGACCAATTGGAAATGTAGGACCTACAGGAATTAGCGGAGAAGTTGGAGCAGATGGAATATTTGGAGCCAACGGAAACCCCGCTACCCAATGGTTTTTTTCTGGCATAGAGCCTTCTCCTTCAGATTCAAGAAACGGTGATATCTGGGTAAATGAAGGACCTACTGGAGGGAGGGATATATTTGTTTTCGGACCTACCTCGTGGATTTATTCAGGAGAAACTCTTTTAGACGATTCAATTTTTTCTTTGGTTTTAGGAATAAGCGGTCCAGGACAATCTTCAGACAAAAATGCAATAGAAATATCAAATTATCCGGAAACCACAACTTTGGTTCTTTCTGACTCTCAATCTACTTTGAATGACGCCAATCCAAATTTGGCTAAATTATTAATTGCAACAGACGCAAGTCAGCAAAAATACCCATCTTTAACTTTTGATAAAACTTTTTATTCCGGATCGAATCCTCCTTCTTTTTTGTGGGCAGGTACCGGTCCATCTTATGATTTCGTTTTTTCTTCCCCGCAAGAATTAAAAATCACTAGCGGGGCTACTGCCTCTTTCGGGCCAACAGGATCTTTATCCAGCATTTATTTTTTTCCTAATCAGTCTCTCAGATTAAACTCTGCACAAAACCCTGGACAAAATATAAATTTAAATGCTCCAATTTCTGGTGGATATCTTTTGGCTTCAACCGCTAGCACGATCCAACTAACATCAAATAACATAAATTTAACCCCACAGTCTTTATCTTTTCAATTTTCGGCGGGAACCGGTAGTTCTGTTAGTGGAACGGTAAACACTAACCCAATTCTTCGAATTACTAATTCATCCAGTGCTGGGTCTGGAGTGAAAGTAAATCTAATAGGTTCATCTACCGATCCAATTGTAAGATTCACAAACAATCTTTCTTATAGGGTTTTCGAATCCAGGCCTGATGGATTAAATGTGGTAGGAGTTTCTGGACCATCTGGTTCAGCTTTTGGAAATTTTGTTAAAATGGTATCTTTTGCCAACAAAGTAAATACAAGTTCAACTTTCATTAGAAATAGTTTTACAAACAATCTAATGTCGTTACCACTAACAGAACAATCTTCTGATTTAATATCGATTCAACCAGATCTAACAGGTCCAATATCATCTGATAATAGAATAGACAGAATTTATTTACAGATCGAAAATTTTTCAGGTATTTGGAGAGGACCAATTGCAGGAGGAAGAACCTTCGATATTTTTTTGAACAACAATACTTTGTGTTTTGGTGGTATTCGAAGTGTTTATCCGGGGCCTAGTGGTTTTACTTCAACATCCGTCCAAATTTTGGATACTGGAACTGGGATTAATGAAGGGTGTAGACACATAAGACTCCAATTTTTATCCGAAGTTCAAATTGGCTACACTGCCTTTACAACATACGCAACCACTTCCGCTCCCCGTTGTGGATTTATCCCATATTCTATAACTAGAACACCATCATCTCCAACTTCTCCAATTTAAATTATGTTAACACAATCTGAAAAAAAAATTGCACAATCTTTAAAAGAAGGATTCGTTCAAGTCAAGGATCGAATTCATGTAGTCGAAGAACAAATGAAATCTTTGAATTCTCAAACAGAGTCTCTGATCAACCATCTGGAAGATTTGAGACTTCAAGAAAAAAATTTTATGGGTCAATTAAAAGAAAAATATGGCCCAGGTAAATTAAATCCTCTCACTCTTTCCTATGAAAAACTTTGATTCAAAACTCAAAATTATTGTTTCTCTATCTCTTTTAACTTGTCTTCTTTTTCTAGGTTCAATTTGGCAGAATCAGGAATTGCAGCAAGCCAAAGTAGATTCTCAAAGACATTTAAATAATTATCTGGCGTCACATGATTCTATTGATGTTATTTCTTCGGAAAATGAAACTTTGTTGGCACAAAAATCATCAATGGATCTTTTTTATTCTGAATTGAGTGAAGAAAACATTGATCTTTTAAGAAGGTTAGATCTTGAAAAGAAAAAAAAGGCGAAGGTAATCATTCAAACTGAAATTGAATATCGCGACACTTCAATCTATATTCCAATTACATCTTCTTTTGAAAACAATAAGCCAGCTTTTAATTTCAAATACAACCCGACTTTGAAGGGGAAAAATAGGATGTCTATCTCTGGAGTTTTACCTTATTCAATTTCCTATGATACTTGCGAGTCAAAATCTGATTCCAATGGGGTGAATTGGAAAATACAACCTTCAATTACCCCGGGTATGGTTCATCTTGAAATCGAACAAAAAATCGATTTGGTAACTGGGTTATTCAGAGATCCACAAACCAAACGTTTGTATGTCAGAGCTTCTACGGATTTTCCTGGTATAACATTTAATGAATTAAATTCAATTAACTTATTGGATGATGAAGAATCTAGAAAGGCTTTGCGTAATTCCAGAAAATCTTTTGGTATTGGAATGTCAGTAGGTTTTGGATTTACAGCAGGATCAAACGGATATATTGTAAGAGGACCTAATTTGGGTGTGGGGCTAACTTACACCCCAAAATTTCTTCAATTTGGAAAATAAAAAACAAAAAAATGGCATACACCACAACATCTAAATATGTACAATTAACTCCTTATTTGGTTATGGAGTACATGTATGCTGCTCAGCCAAATCCAGAAACTTATTTTGTAAACAACGGGGGAGGAAGCCCAACCGTAGGATTTAACAAATTAATCAACGGAATTATAGAATATAAAGGATCTCCAACCAACGAGGTCCAAATTTTCAATTTGGATGAAAATTATTCTATCACTCAGAACACCGCTTTAAACAATGTGGTTAAAACTTCTGAAAACTCTTTCATTCCATTGAACCCAAATTTGATTGTACCTTACAATGATTTTAACCCAAAGCTAACCCCCACTGCAGATCTTGAAATTACATTCCCTTCGAATATTTCGGTGATTTATGACACCGTGAGATATCACATTTTACAGGGATATAATTTGGAAAATATCGACGGACTGGTTTTATCTATTGCATTCTTAGATCAAGACGGATCCTACGTTACTTTTTCACAAATTGAATTGAGTTCAGGAACGGCTCAAAATTATACTTTGGATCCCAATCCTCTAACAATTGGGTCGAACATTTACGACAAGTATTTTCAGATCAACGTCCCTTCATTAGTGGACATGAACAACCAATATGCAGCGGCTAGTTTTTCGAACAAACCAGATACTTTGGCTGGAAAAACATCTCGTAGTGGAAGAGGATATGTAACTGGTTCTCCAATGCGGATTTCTGTATGGCAAATAAATGATATAACCCAAGTTAACGGATATAACCAATATGGGGTTACTTTGTATGCAGCTCTTTCTTTAGAATCTGAAGATCCTTTTTCTAATGTTGGAGCCTATGTAGGTCCAGCCGAAAATGGAGATTATTTCGAATATTTTGCTACTGACAATGGAGGATTTATTGAAAATTTCATCCTATTTCAAAATTCTATTGGAAACCAATATTACGTAGACCACAAGGTTGAAACGGCGGAGCAAATCGGAGCGGCTTTCATTATTACCAACAATTTTTCAACAATACAAACAACGGCATTTGATATTCCGTTGCTTTACAGACCTATTATTAGATATCCATCGGTGGCTGCTTCGTTTACGTTGCGTTATACTATGACACTAGTAAATTCTGTGGATCAATCTCGTTTGGTAAGAAATGCTTCTTTTACTTCCATCAATCCTGGTAGATATGGAGCTTTTATCGCTCCATTGCAGCTTTCCGTTTTTCCGCAGACTCAGAAGATTTACAACAAATTGGCAAATCAATCCAATATCACTGTTCCATCTTCATCAATTGCTCCTATGGAAATTGTGAAATATCAAAATGTGTTTGTTGAAAATAGCACGGTTAATTTAACAATGTCAAATCTAACTGTTACTGGAACAACAATAAGCCAAGCTGATGGTGGAGTAGCTCAAACTATTTCTTATGGATTGGGCCAAGCATACATAAGAATTTTACCATTCGATAATTATTACAAGTTCACTTTCTTTAAAAAGAATCCCAATGGAGTAACAGAGAAAATAGATTTAACTTCATCCGGGACTTTTAAACTTGTCTTCATAGACAATAAAAATAACAAATTGTTTGCCCCATCTATATCAGATAAAAACCTAGCCAATGCTTCTCAAGGTGAACTTGCTTTTAAAGTTGACCAAAGTTTGTCAGCCCAAATTTTAACATTTACAAATCGTAAATTTTATATTTCCAATCAGCCAGTGATAACCGAATCTTCACCAGTATCTGGGCAAAACTTATTCTCAAGATTTTCCAGTATTGGATCCAGATTGGCTAGAAGATCTTTATCTTCATCTGATTCTATTAGTGACATTCAGCTTTTAGCACGAAATTTTACATCACCAAATAACAATTCAGGAACGGCTAGAATCTCGAGTTCTTCTTCCTCAGTTTTATATTATGGAAATTGGTTGAAAGACAATGAGCCAACCCCCCCTGCAATTCCAGTTGAAACCGGTCCAACAGGTGGTGTAGAAGCCAGATCAGACCTTGCTTTAATTACGGGTCAAATTCCTCGTGAATCAACAATATTTTCCCCCTATTTAACATCAGTTCAAAGTTACTGGCAAAGAGCTCCAGTGGCAAGTGGTAGCACTTCTGGTACTTCTGGAACAACGACAACTGAAAATTCTTCGGTACAAACCCAAACTCTTAATGTTTTGGGAATTACTGCATTCAAGGCGGCAATAGCTTCTGACGTACAAGGTAAAATAGATTCCGGTTGGTCAAATCAACAAATTATTGATTATTTCCTTAATCCATCCGCTCTTGGGTACAAAATATATTCTGGAATAACAAAGCAAATTTTCACCGACGCAGTTTCTGGTCTTTTTGCAAATTATGGAATATCTGGACAACTATTTATGGACCAGCTTGCAGCCTATGGTAACACTGAAGGTGGATTGGACACAGGAGGTACTGCTGCTCAAGGTGGAAGTACCGGAAATCAAAGTGGATCTGATTCTGGAGGTCCAAATCGCCCAACTTTTCCAAGAGGAGGGGGAAGCTCAAATACCAGGCCTCCCTTGGGAGGTTTTAGACCAAGGGCTGGATTCTAGAAAATTAACAATTTAAGATGGCAATTTTAAACGCAAGATCCAATTCATTTTACTTCAACTTTCCCAAAGGGTTTTTTCCACCTAGTGTAGAAAATCGATGGATTGATTATTTAAAAAAACAGCCAACCCCTTACGACACGATCACCTCCTTCATGAATTCCAGTATTCAGTCGGTGGGGTTCCCTACTATGAGTACAAATCTGGTATCACAGACGAAGAACTTGGGAAAACAAATTAACTATCAAAGCGCAACCCCAGTCCAAGATTTATTTACCAGAGATTTCGATGTTTCGTTTAGAATAGGTGAGGGATTTGTAAATTATTTTATCATGTTGGAAACTGTTTTAGATAAACTAGCTTTCCAGAATGATGACCTATTTACTCCCGTTTTACCTCTTAGAATTTTGAACAACGAAGGAGGAGTAATTGTCTCGGTTGTATTTAAAGAAGTCAACCTAACGGGGATAAACGGAATCACCTTGAATTACACCCAAAATGCACCTAGTGTGAACACATTCACTGTTTCTTTTAAATGTAACTTCATGGAGTTAGACATGGAAGTACAGAAAAGAAACTAGATATATAAGAAAGAAAAAACACAATATTATGAGAAAATTTTCTGAACTGACGAAGATGAATGAAATGAAATATGGTCAACCCATGTACGGAGAAAATGACATGAAACAGCACATGAAGAATTTGCTGGTTGCCGCTTCTGGAAACGACCAAAGAGTTTTGAACGACGTGGTAGACTGTCTCTCCGACGAGCAGATGAAAAAGTGCTACGATAATCTTGTCAAAGTTTACAACTACACGGGGAAAGTAGGACAAGCCGTTGAACCCAACCTTTAAGGCGGTGAACATAAATGTTAGGCCTCATCGAAATAAAATACGGCAAGGATAGTGCAGGTAAAATTCTTTCCTTAGCTATCAATCCGTCTTCTGTAGGATCTATTTCCACGGGAGCTACCGGCTTTTTCATTTTTCTAGACTCTGTTAACACAACAGTTGTCCAACCTAATATCAACAATTTTTCAACTAAGCTGTCCTTCTTTGGGACATCTTTTGCTGATGCCCAAGCCATGGAGCAAGCCTGGCTGGCAGCCACCGACAATCTTTTAATAGAGGCCCAAATTGTGACTTTGGATTTTCAATCACAGGGTTATATTTTTTCACAAACAATAGTTCAGGCGTAGGTGAAAAAGATTGTAATACAATATATTTCTGGTTCACAAACACTGGCCACTTCTTTCGAGTTAGACACACTCTCGGAAATTATTGCGGTCGAAAACGGGGTTTACCTTTACTTCACTACTGTTTACAATTCTGGACCTCTTACAGCTTCTAGATTTTATTATGGAACTGTAGTTTATATTACTAAAACCGGTCAAGGATATGACCTATATCAACAATGTATTCAGGCTATAGGTGATGTAGTTACTGATCCAATCTCTAACGAAGGAATTTTAGATTTTACCTGGGACCCAGGTGTAACCGTGATTTTCTCTAACATGAGTGGGGATTCTAGCGGTGGTGGAACCGGAGGATCTAGCTCGGGAAGTTCTGGTACTTCAGGCAGCTCTGGTACTTCTGGATCTACCGGAACCAGTGGATCTTCTGGAACAACAGGAAGTTCTGGTACTTCTGGAACCAGTGGATCATCAGGAACTTCTGGATCTGATGGTACAAGAGGAACCTCTGGAACTTCTGGCTCATCGGGATCCTCTGGAACTACTGGATCTTCTGGAACATCTGGTTCATCTGGAACTTCTGGATCAGATGGAACATCCGGAACTTCTGGCTCATCGGGATCCTCTGGAACTACTGGATCTTCTGGAACATCTGGTTCATCTGGAACTTCTGGATCAGATGGAACATCCGGAACTTCTGGCTCATCTGGATCATCCGGAACTACTGGTTCTTCAGGAACATCTGGTTCATCTGGAACTTCTGGATCAGATGGAACATCCGGAACTTCTGGCTCATCTGGATCATCCGGAACTACTGGTTCTTCAGGAACATCAGGTTCATCTGGAACTTCTGGATCAGATGGAACCTCTGGAACTTCTGGCTCATCTGGATCATCCGGAACTACTGGTTCTTCAGGTACATCAGGTTCTTCTGGAACTTCTGGATCAGATGGAACCTCTGGAACTTCTGGCTCATCGGGATCCTCTGGAACTACTGGTTCTTCAGGTACATCAGGTTCATCGGGTACTTCTGGTTCTGATGGGACTGCTGGAACATCGGGATCCTCCGGAACTACTGGATCTTCTGGAACATCTGGTTCATCTGGAACTTCTGGATCAGATGGGACTGCTGGAACATCGGGATCCTCTGGAACTACTGGATCCTCTGGATCATCTGGATCATCTGGAACTTCTGGATCAGATGGAACATCCGGAACTTCTGGCTCTTCCGGATCCTCTGGAACTACTGGTTCTTCAGGTACATCAGGTTCATCGGGAACTTCTGGATCAGATGGGACTTCAGGAACTTCTGGTTCATCGGGATCCTCTGGAACTACTGGTTCTTCAGGTACATCAGGAACTTCTGGATCAGATGGAACCTCTGGAACTTCTGGCTCATCGGGATCCTCTGGAACTACTGGTTCTTCAGGTACATCAGGAACTTCTGGATCAGATGGAACCTCTGGAACTTCTGGCTCATCGGGATCCTCTGGAACTACTGGTTCTTCAGGTACATCAGGTTCATCGGGTACTTCTGGTTCTGATGGGACTGCTGGAACATCGGGATCCTCCGGAACTACTGGATCTTCTGGAACATCTGGTTCATCTGGAACTTCTGGATCAGATGGGACTGCTGGAACATCGGGATCCTCTGGAACTACCGGATCTTCGGGTACATCAGGATCATCAGGGACTTCTGGATCAGATGGAACATCCGGAACTTCTGGCTCATCGGGATCATCTGGAACTAGTGGATCTTCTGGAACATCTGGTTCATCTGGAACTTCTGGATCAGATGGAACTTCCGGAACTTCTGGTTCTTCCGGATCCTCCGGTACTACCGGATCTTCTGGTTCATCTGGTTCATCTGGAACTTCTGGATCAGATGGGACTGCTGGAACATCGGGATCCTCTGGAACTAGTGGATCTTCTGGAACATCTGGTTCATCTGGAACTTCTGGATCAGATGGGACTGCTGGAACATCGGGATCCTCTGGAACTACTGGATCCTCTGGAACATCTGGTTCATCTGGAACTTCTGGATCAGATGGGACTGCTGGAACATCGGGATCTTCTGGAACTACTGGTTCTTCTGGAACATCTGGTTCATCTGGAACTTCTGGATCAGATGGAACATCCGGAACTTCTGGCTCATCGGGATCATCTGGAACTAGTGGATCTTCTGGAACATCTGGTTCATCTGGAACTTCTGGATCAGATGGGACTGCTGGAACATCGGGATCCTCTGGAACTACTGGATCCTCTGGAACATCTGGTTCATCTGGAACTTCTGGATCAGATGGGACTGCTGGAACATCGGGATCTTCTGGAACTACCGGTTCTTCTGGAACATCTGGTTCATCTGGAACTTCTGGATCAGATGGGACTGCTGGAACATCGGGATCCTCTGGAACTTCTGGTTTAGATGGAACTTTTGGAACTTCTGGAACTTCTGGTTTCGACGGAACTTCTGGAACTTCTGGTTCTGACGGTACTTCTGGAACATCGGGTTCTTCTGGAACTTCTGGTTTAGATGGAACTTCTGGAACTTCTGGTTCTGACGGTACCTCCGGGACATCGGGTTCTTCTGGAACTACTGGTTCTTCTGGAACTTCTGGATTCAATGGAACCTCTGGAACTTCTGGTCTAGATGGGACTTTTGGAACTTCAGGAACCTCTGGATCCGATGGAACAGCAGGGACTTCTGGAACCGATGGAACATCAGGAACATCGGGTTCTTCTGGAACAACTGGATCATCTGGTACTTCTGGTTTGAATGGAACCTTTGGAACCTCCGGATCTTCAGGTACCACCGGAACTTCTGGAACTTCGGGTTCGTCCGGTACTACCGGAACATCGGGTTCCTCTGGAACATCTGGTATAAATGGTTCTTTTGGAACCAGCGGAACTTCTGGGTCAAGTGGGACCAGCGGGGCCGGAATCATGAATTATTATGCTTCTTATAGTGATTCTACTACTCAAACAGTAACAGCGGAAGATACTCCAACCATAATAACTTACAATACGGTTGAAATAGAAAATGGATTTTCTTTGGTCAGTAATTCAAGGGTTACTCCAACTTATTCTGGGATTTATGAATTTTCTTTTTCTCCACAAGTTCAAAAATCACAAGGAACAAATTGCCTGATGAATTTTTGGCTGAGAAAAAATGGAACAGACATTATTAGAACAGATTCATACATTGACCTAGTTTCAAATTCTGTCATCCAACTTCCTTTTGTAAGCATAATAGTTGAGCTTTTACAGGGAGATTATTTGGAATTAATATTTGCGGCATCCACTGAATTTGGCGAGATTGTTGCCTTTCCTGCTATTACTACTCCCTATGTTGCTCCAGCAGCTCCTTCTGTAATTGTTAATATTAAAAATATAGGAGTAGCAGCAGCTGCCTATACATCAACCTCAGGAACAAGCGGTACTTCAGGTTTAAATGGTACTTCTGGAACTTCTGGATCTTCTGGGACTTCTGGATCATCTGGTACCTCTGGTGGAACAGGAACATCCGGAACTTCAGGTTCTTCTGGATCATCTGGAACATCCGGGTTTTCTGGTTCATCTGGGACTTCTGGATCTTCCGGAACTTCTGGAGGAACAGGTTCATCTGGTACTTCTGGATCTTCCGGAACCTCCGGTGGAGCAGGTTCTTCTGGAACTTCTGGTTCTTCAGGAACCTCGGGCTCATCCGGATCAAGTGGATCCTCCGGATCATCGGGATCTTCCGGAACCTCCGGTGGAGCAGGTTCTTCCGGAACTTCTGGTTCTTCTGGAACTTCTGGTTCTTCTGGATCAAGTGGATCATCTGGATCGTCGGGTTCTTCTGGAACTTCCGGAGGAACAGGTTCTTCCGGAACCTCAGGTTCTTCTGGATCAAGTGGATCCTCTGGATCATCAGGTTCTTCCGGAACATCCGGAGGATCAGGTTCTTCTGGAACCTCAGGTTCATCCGGATCGAGTGGATCCTCTGGATCATCAGGTTCTTCCGGAACATCCGGAGGTGCAGGTTCTTCCGGGACTTCTGGCTCTTCAGGAACTTCTGGATCAAGTGGATCTTCTGGATCATCAGGTTCTTCGGGTACTTCCGGGGGAGCAGGTTCTTCCGGGACTTCTGGCTCTTCAGGAACTTCAGGTTCTTCTGGATCAAGTGGATCATCTGGATCATCGGGTTCTTCGGGTACTTCCGGGGGAGCAGGTTCTTCCGGGACTTCTGGCTCTTCAGGAACTTCAGGTTCTTCTGGATCAAGTGGATCATCTGGATCATCGGGTTCTTCTGGAACATCTGGTGGAACAGGTTCTTCCGGAACCTCAGGTTCTTCTGGATCAAGTGGATCCTCTGGATCATCGGGTTCTTCTGGAACCTCTGGAGGAGCAGGTTCTTCTGGAACCTCGGGTTCATCCGGATCGAGTGGATCATCTGGATCATCAGGTTCTTCCGGAACATCCGGAGGTGCAGGTTCTTCCGGAACTTCAGGTTCATCCGGATCAAGTGGATCTTCTGGATCAAGTGGATCCTCTGGATCATCAGGTTCTTCCGGA